TGTTTGATATATCAAACACATCAGCTGCTGGTGTTTTGGGGAAATCTTTTATTGCATTAGCGTATGCCTTTACTGCTAGACTATTTGATTCAATTGCAGCTTTATCTAGTTCAAGTAATTGAAAACTCTTTAACCCTGCCCAAGGACTTGTATCAACACCTATCAGTTTGGCCAGTCCCTGTTTGAATATATCAAATAAACTAGCTTCAGGTGTTGTGGGGAAATCTTTTATTGCATTAGCATATGCTTTTACTGCTAGACCATTTGATTCAATTGCAGCTTTATCTAGTTCAAGTAATTGAAAACTCTTTAACCCTGCCCAAGGATCGGCATCAACACCCATCATCTTGGCCAGTCCCTGTTTGAATATATCAAACACATCAGGACCTGGCGTTTGAGGGAAATCTTTTATTGCATCAGCATAAGCTTTAATTGCTTCGGCATTTTGTTTTACTGCTGCTGTGTCGAATTTTTCGTTTGAAATTGCTCTTACTCTTTCAAGTATTGTAGGACCTGGTAGCATTTCAAATAAATTTGCTATTGCATTACTAATTGCGCCGGCGGCTGCGCCTGCACCCATTTTAGCTATAGCACCAGCAACTCCTGCCATTCCTTCTGCGGCTTGACGTAACTTTGCTCCGTCTACATTTTCAAAGCTCTTCATGCCTTCTGAAAACTTAGGCAGAGCGGCACCCATTAACCAGGTAGCACCGGCGATTGCAGCACCAATTCCTATAATAGCACCGGCAAGAACAACAGCGCCGATTGCTACTTGAGGCGACGCAAATGCACTTAATCCGGCTGCTGCACCACGCATCACGCCTGCGCCCATTTGACCTATAAAGTTGCCAATGCCTGAGCCTGCTGCTCCTCCAACTGCTCCAACTCCTCTACCACTACCGCCAATTCTGCCTCTTCTGCCGCCGCCAGCGCTGCCGCTCCCTAAAACACTACTAAACAGGGTTGCTATGCCTCCGGTAAATGCTTTAATAATAAGAGGTCCTGCAAATACTGCTGCTAATGTTCCTAAAACAGCTGGACTAGTTAATGCACTCTTAATTGCGTCTGCTAACCATGTTCCCATTTTATCAAGTGCGCCGTGTATAGCTTTACCAAGAACACCGTCCTCTGCAAACAGTTTCTTCATTACACCTTCAAAGCCAAGCTCTCTAAAATCTTTAATAATGCCATTTAGAGTTGTTTTTAAACTTTCAAGTTGTCGTTTAAACTCAGGACTGCCTATCCACTCTTGTAAATTGTTAGCTACATCTTCAAACGCAGCAGTTATAGCACCAAGTGGACTGTTTTCGCCACCTGCTGTAAAAACATCCATTAAATTTCCACGAACTCGATTTAAAGTTTCTGAAAAGTTTTTAAGAGCTGGTTGTCTTGCTTGTTCCCTACGTTGTCTCTCTTGAAGTGCTGCATAGGCTTCCTCATCCAGGAATCGTTTGTCTGTAAGTTTACTGTATGCCATTAATGCGTCAGCCATTGGACCGCCAGCTCTAATTATAGCAGCAACACTAGTATTGTTCTTTTTAGCATATGCTTGTATATCTTGACCAACTTGAAATAGCATATTGTTTGCCATTCTAGGATCCATGTTTTTAAAGTCTTTAGCTTTTTCTCTAAAAGTAGCAGACATAGTCATTAGACCCTGTGTTATAGGTGATATTGCTTGACCTAGTGCTTGTTCGTTAAATGCTGCCTTCATTTCTTCTGGTACTGTTGCCATATTAGCTTGGAAACGTTTTTGTTGTTCCGCAGACATTCCTACCATTGCAGCCTGCATGGTAATATTCCCAGCGTTTTGTTTTAGTTCGGCAGCTAACTGATCTCTATGCTTGCCTGTAATTGCAGAAAGCTCAGTTAATGTAGTTAGGTATTCTTTTGCTCCTTTTTCTGTAACTCGTCCTCTTCTTTGATCAAAGCTAAATTGCATTTGCATTAGCTCTGCGTAATCTATTAGCCCTTGATTTAATTCTTGTGATGTAAAGCCTAAAGCCATTAAATCTTTATTGTTTTTTCTCAAGTTCATTGACAATCTTGCAAAATTTTCTGCACCAGATGTTACATCTGATCCAAAATATCTTATTTGTTTAGAATTAGTTGCAATTAACTCAGTAAATTCGCCCAATGGCATTGCTGCTTGTGCAGATAAGTTTCTTAACCCGGTTAAACCTTCGCCAAAAATAGCACCCGATGCACTTAGTTTTCTAAACGATGATATATTTTCATCAATGAGTCCAGTAAGAACTGATAAAGGGCCGCCTACAATTGGTATTACTTTAGCAAAACTAGTTAAGTCGTTTTTTCCGTCAAGAAATTGTTTTGCTAGTTCGCCTGCTGTTCCTAATAAAGCACCTAATCCTTTTGCAGTTGCGTTGCCAACTAAATTTCCAAATCTAGATACTGCTTCTGTAGACTTGCTTACTGCTGAAGTGTTATCATTAACACCTTTTGTATGTTTAATTTCTGCAGATGTGCCTTGTTCAACTGCTTTATTATGTAATTCTTGTACTTTTGCAGCAGAGCCACTTCCGCTGCGGCCGCCCATTTTTTCTACAGCTCGTAAGAGAGCCTGAAGTGTTATTTCACTAGCAACACCGTCATTACCGCCTACATTACCAATAATTACTTCATCAGCCACTTTGTTCAACCTAAATTATATGCGCATATAAATAGAATAGATACATACTTATACAATGTATTTATTCGGAGATAGAAATGGCAGAATTTAACCCTTTAACTAGTGGTCTTAACAAACCTCAAAGCAATCCTTTACAAAAATATTTTAGACAACCAAAAGTTTATATTACGTTACCTAGTAAAGGTGAGTTTTATAAGTCGGGGTCGCTCGAATTGCCCGAAAATGGTGAACTGCCAGTTTTTCCAATGACTGCTAGAGACGAATTAACAATGAAAACTCCAGATGCGTTGTTAAATGGACAGGCTACTGTTGATGTTATACAAAGTTGTATTCCGGCAATTAAAGATGCATGGCAAATGCCTAGTATTGATTTAGATGCTGTACTAATAGCAATTAGAATTGCAACTTATGGCGAAAAAATGGATATATCTGCTATTGTCCCTGTAACTGACGAAGAACGTTCTTATAGTGTTGATTGCAGGAACATTCTTAACAAATTAGTAACTGCTGAATTTGATAGTGAGCTTGCTTATAACAATATGCTTGTTAAAATACGTCCGTTAACTTATAAAGAGTTTACACAAAGCAGTATTAAAACTTTTGAAGAGCAACGTATATTTGCATTAGTTAATGATGACACTATGCCTGAAGAAGAAAAAATTAGTCGCTTTAGTCAAAGTTTTAAAAAACTAACACAACTAACTGTTGAAACAATGTCAAAAACTGTTGTTAGCATCACTGTTGACGATAATGAAGTCACAAATACTGATCATATTCAAGAATTTGTTATGAATGCTCCAAAAGATTTCTTTGCTGCTATTATTGAACATATTGAAGCACAAAAAGATAAATTTGCTCTAGAGCCAATAAAAGTAAGCAGCACTGATGAAGATATAGAAAAAGGTGCTCCAGAAACCTTTGAAGTTCCAATAACGTTTGATCAATCAAATTTTTTCGCATAAGGATCTTGACCTGGACCCTTGACGAGATCCTAGATGAGGTCCGCAATTTTGAAAACCAACAAAAAGAAATAAAACTAGAACTTCTTAAGGTATGTTGGTACATGCGTGGTGGTGTATCCTACGAAGAAGCCATGTTCATGTCTTATGAAGATAGAGAAATTGTAGGAAGAATAATAAAAGAAAACCTAACTACAACAAAAGAGTCAGGTCTTCCTTTCTTTTAAATTTTGCTTATACCAAAGTAAGCGTTTGTACCTTCAACTAAGTGAATTCTTAGTCCTAGATCGCTCCAGCGAAGTCCATGCTCGCGCAACATCTTAGAAATTTCAAAATATTGGCTCTGTGTTAGGAATCTTTCACCTGCTTTAGAGTTTGCAAGCCACTTAGCTTGAATGTCTTTAACATCCATACCAAGTTTTGCAAGTTTCATAATCTTGTCTGCTGCAAACACACCGCTTTCTTTATCCCCCTTGGCCATCTTAGCTAAATCAGCTTGAATGCCTTGGGCAATGTTAGCCGGTAATGGCTTTTCGCCCCCTTGCACACTACGAATGTTTGCTTTTGATTTTTCGTAGGTGTCATTAGCAGCAGCATTCTTACCTGTTGCAGGTGCAGTTTTTGCTCCGGGTGCTGCTGGCGCTGTTCTACTTTGTGCAGGTGCTGTGCTAGCAGCTGGTTTAGCAGTAGGTTGTCCAGGAACAGCAGGTTGACTAGCTGCTGTTTGTGGGTTAGTTCTAGCAGCTGGTTTAGCAGTAGGTTGTCCAGCTGTTGTTTGTGGGTTAGTTTGAGTGTTCTGAGATGTCTGCGGTGTTGCAGTAGCAGCTGATTTAGCCAAAGTGTCAATGTGTTTGCGTAAATCAGCTAACTGTTCAGCATTAAGTTTACTAATTGCTGCTTTAATATCTTTTAGTGGATCTTTTGTTGAGACTCCGGCTTGTTTTCCCATAAGTCCTTGACCAAAACCTTTAGCAAAATTAGCAATGCCAGACCCAACAGATTTAACTCCCTTACCTAGACCAGTTACTACTTCACCAGGAGAAAGCTCATCTAGTTTATTTTCAGAGACCATATCATTAAATTTCATCGCGATTATTCCTTAGAATGTTCTATTGTAGTATTTATTAAAGAAATGAGCTAAAGCTCATTTAGTTTTCGCTATCGCTCAAACTACTCACTTCGTTTTTTAATAGATGTGATGTAAAATGATATTAATTAAAAAGCAATTTTACGAATGTAAAATTGTAATAATTTCATGTAGATCGTTTCAGTCAGATGGAACCTACTACGGTTCCATCTAATCTCAAAACTTCATGTGAGTCTTATCCAGCCGAGACTTGGAAGTAGGTGTTTTCTGCTGTACAATGGGCTCTGACCTTTCCCAACCTACGTCGACATCAAACTATAGTGCATAAACTATAAAACGCATTTATAGCTTGTACACTATACTCTTATCCCTCGCTTCGTTCCTAGTGCTAAAGGGTTTTTATGTACAATGTGCAGTGTTTCGACAGCCAACATTCCATCTATATCAACCAGTAGCCCAATTTGTCTGATGGCTTCCGCACTCTGGTGCGTCGATCAATATGTTACGTGTCCGGCTCTCACCCCGGTTTTTCCACAGCGGTATTACAATCTGGCCCGCCAACCTTATGTGTTGGATTGTTTTGCCTGTTCTAGTAGTGCCTGTCGCAATTTATCTGAGCCGCCAACTCTACAATTAATAATTCCGTTATAATATTCGTCGCTCTCTAATACACGGCGGTCAAATTGCTCTCTTGCCTCTATGTAGGACATTTCTGCCTTTGATGTACAATAATAAAGTATTTGTCTTGTGAAGTTTTCTGGACCTAAGGCTGCAACATCTGCTTGTAGGCGTTCTGAAGAACCCCAATACTCGCGCCAGTCGCTTTCTACAGTGGATCGTCTTTTGAGTTTTTTGCCTTTTAATGGTGGTTTAGTACGTTTGAACTGTGCTAGTTTCTTGCCTATGTACTTTTGTCCAGTAGTTAGATTTGTTATAAGGTAAACAAAGCCTATTTTGCCTTCAGGTATTTCATCTACTATAACATTACGGTAAGTCCACTGCATGAACTTACTTATGGATTAGCTTTTTTTGCTGCCTCTCTTTTGAGTTGTTTTTCTTTTTGATGTGCCTGATGTATTTCATCCATACGAATCTTAGCTAGTTCTCGTATTTTTCGCAAACAGCGTCTTGTGTACACATGATTTCGAACAGAATTACTAGTTTCAAACCGTTCGCTAGATTTGAAATATTCTAAATATGCCTGTACAAGTTTATCGTGTGTATCTGAATCCATTTTACTCTACATAGTCGATATCATTCGCGTAGCTAGTAAAACCATTTTCTTTGATTACTTTTAGAACATTGTTTACACGACCAATTAATTCGTCTTTGTGACTAATCAAATAAATGTTTTTGTTTCTTTCTCTACCCATCTTTTTAAGAATACTTAGAGAGTTTTCAACACCTGCGGTGTCCATGCCGCTATCAAAAAGCTCGTCAATAAACAATAGGTTAACATTTTGATATAGACTTTCCCAAACATCACGGAATGCAAAAGAAAGACCAAGGATAAGCCTGTTGCGTTCTCCTCGAGATAGATTGTCAAAATCTAGATCTTGACCTAACTGTGTAATTTCTACATTCAAGTCGTTTAAAAATACAACTTGGTGAGGTAAGCCTAGTTTATCGAGATAATAAGTAAGCCTGTTGTTTAGATATGCTAAGTTTTGATCAATAATCTTCTTTCTAATGAAACTATCTTTGTTGGTTAACAATTTAAGTAAGAATTCTTGATGTTCTTTAACTGAATTTAAATTGTTAATTTTAGACCAGTCAATTTCTTGAATAGCAGACTTATGCAATTCGTCAATCTGTGCTTGATAAGGATCAGATTCTGCCTGTTTATCAGCTAGGCTTTTCTTTAAACTTTCAACATTATTTCGATGTTCGTATGCTTCTTTTGCAGTATCATAAAATGTTATCGGTTTACCGTTAATGTCGCCTATTTCGGTAATACCTTTAAGCACTTCTTCTAATTTATTTGACACTTCAAACTGATAAGTGTCAGCATCTTTTAACTCTAACAGTTTAGCTGACATTATTTCTTGTTTTTTATCAGCATGTAACGGTTGTCCGCAAGTATAACACAATGCTTCTTCTAAGTTTGTTATATCTGACTGTATTTTCTTAACACGTTTATCAGCTTGCAACAAGGCACTTTCTAGTGTGCTCTTTTCTTTATTGAATCCGTTAATTTTGTTGTTTAACTCAGTCCAAACAGCAAGTTTCTCGTGTAATTCTAACTCCTTGTCAATGTCTAGGTGCTCTAATTCAGTAATACCACGCTGTAATTTAGCACAGTCTTGCTCTTTTTTAGCATACCATGCTTTTTGAGTAGTTCCAAGACTATTGATAGTAGTTTCAATTTTAGAATTAGCAGATTGAATTGCATTAATTTTTAATGTTTCTTCTGTTATGGTATCTTTTGTTATTTTTACCTGTTCTTTTAGCATTTCTGCCTTTTCACTAAGGATAGTAATGCCTAATAGTTGTTCAATAATTTCTCGTTGATCATTTGTACGCATACTAAGAAACGGTTCTGTGTACGTGTTTAATGCCACAACATGTTTAAACATGTTGTGACTCATTCCTAGCAGCTCAATAATAGTTTTCTGAGTTTCTCTACTATCACCTTGAGACTCATCAGTTAACTCTTGCTCTTCCTCGTTAATATAGAACTTCAACACGTTAGGACTTCGACCTCGTTCAATTCGGTAGCCAACACCGTCTCGCTCAAAGTGCAATGTTACTAACATTCCCTTATTATTTGTCTTGTTAATAAGGTTGTTCTTTTTGATATTGGTTAGTGCTTGGCCGTACAGTGCATAACTTAATGCATTGATTATAGTAGTTTTGCCTGTACCGTTACGAGATCCGGTGTCGTCACCTCCTTGGTCTAAGTTTTCGCCAAGCACTAGTGTTAGCTGCTCCTTATTAAAGTTAACAGCTTGGGTCTGGTTACCCACACTCATAAAGTTTTTTACAGTTAGATCTTTAATTTTTATAGTCATTACAATCCGTGATATATGTCTAGTAGTAACTTTTTGTCAAAGTTATCAGTGTCTAGTTGCGAAATTTCATTTGCAACAATTTCGTCTACGCTTTCAAATGCAGAAATGTCTAGGTCTGTGCTTATTTCTTCGATTTGTTTTTGTGGTATTAGTGTAATTTCTCTACAATCATACTGACTTATAAAAGTTTCTTTGATAAAACTTGCTTCTTCGTAACTGATTGGAATGTCAATTGTTACTCGAAGATACATTTTTGATTTTAACAAAGACTCTGTTTCGTTTAATAATCTAGATAACGGTAATGAACGATATTTAGGACAGTTATCCCAATTAATGTATTCTGGCTCTTTGTTATCTTCTTTGTTAATAACCATCATGCCACGTTCGTCGTCCCACACATCGGCATAGTTATGTGGGAAAGCATTGCCGATGTAATGTATTTTACCTTGTTTTTGTCTTTTATGAAAGTGCCCACTAAACACATAGTCTTGGTTTTCAAAATGAGATGCTTGTAAATCACCATGATCTGGCATTTGTACCATTGCATTCATGTAAAAATGCGGAAGTTCAAAATGACCAAACATATATTTGGCTTTGATATTTTTTATATTTTTCCATTCGTCACCAACTAACCACGGAACGAGTGCAACATTGTCTTGTTCATAGATTCTGTCAACTAAAGTAATTCCTGGAATGTGTTTTCCAAAAATAGTTGAAGACACATCACGTTTATCTTTGTAGTAAAGATCGTGATTTCCAACAAACATATAAAACTTATCAAATGCTTTACCAAGTTTTTCTAAGCTACGTATTGTTGCATCCATTGTGGTAAGGTTAAGACTGTTGCGATTATGATGCCAGTCACCACAAAAAATGCCAGTTTCGCAACCATGAGATTTTGCAGTTTCGATAAACCAATCTACAAATTCTTCACAGTCATCATTATGAACCTTGCTGTTGCCTTTTAGTCCAAAGTGGATATCTGTAAATACCGCCGCCTTTTTAAACAAGATAGTTTACTCCAATGATCTTTTTAATATACACTATTTTTATTATTATGTCAAGTGTTATTCTGATTCTGAATGCCGTCTTTGTGCAGCTTCCCATTCGCCTTGATATTGTCTAGTAAAGCTAGGGTTTAAATCGTTCATTTCGAGAATGTCGTCGCGGATGTTTTGATTGCGTTTTTCAATGTTAATAACACGTACAAATGAGTTTGTAACTGCTGCTGTGTAGTAAGCAAAGGGGTTTTGACTTTTAGACTCATCAAACTGTAAACCAATTTGAGTAAGTTGTAGTATCGCTTGTCCTCGCATTTCGTCATTGTAGGTATATCCTCTTACATTTCCTCTAGTAGCATACCTGTCACATAATTTCATCCACATAAGTGCAAGTGTGTTTGTTGCTTTACCGTGGTCTTTGCTAAAATGTCCGTTCTCCATACCTCCGATCCAGTGACTTTTTCCAACACAAATTAATTCGTCTGCATCATTAAATCTAAAATGTTGATAAGGAGGAAAATTTAGTTTAATTTTTTTATCTGCCTCAGTTTTTGGATTCTTTTTTCTTGTTAAATCTTCTGGTATATGATCAAATGTCATAATCCTAAAAACTAAATCAGATTTTTGAATTTTTTTATAATCAATTTCGCAGTCAGCTTGCTTTATACGCTCTCCGTTTTTTCGTCGTGCTTCATAATCTTGCTGTGATAGCATTTTAGCACGATTTCGTTTTGCTTCTGCAATAGTTCTAACATTTATCTTGTCAATGCTAGATAAAATTATATCGTAATTGCTGTCTTCATCTTGTACATAACTACTAAATGTTTTTTTAGATTTATGTATTTCTGATAATATGTCCTTGTTGTTTAAATAGTTCTTCTTCTTCATAGTTTCTCCAACTCCAAGTTAATTATAATATATGTAGATAATTTTGTCAACTAAATACATAGAGGAGATTAACATCTATGGGATTATTTGACGGTTTCAATATTGGTGGCGCAATTAGCAGTGCAATATCTAATTTCTCAAGCGTTACAAGTTCTATAAGTAGCGTAACAGGAGGTTTAAACACTGCACTAAGCACGTTTAATAACACGTTCGGCGGAGCTCTTGCTGGCACAAGTATTGGAAACACAATTAACAAGGTTACTAGAGTTGCTGGCATTGTTGACAGTTTACTAGGTAATGGCGGTAAATTAACTGAAATTGGGTCAGCATTTAGATCTTTAGGTAATGCATCACAAAATGTTTTTGTAGGAGCTAACCCACCTGATCGAGGCAGTATACCAGCTATAGCACGAGAAGACATAGCATCTAATCGAACAGATTCGCAAACCGCAGGCGACTGGCGTGTTAGTTTAAGTGTTCCAATGGAAATAGCATCAAGTCCTGTATTTGCTTCATTTACAGCAGAAGGCGGAACAAAAGGAAGAATGGTATTTCCGTTTAATCCGGTTATTTTGTTAGGCCATTCAGCAGCCTATTCTAATATTACTCCTACTCATACTAATTATCATTATCATGCCTATCAAAGTAGCAGTATTGACAATATAACAATTACTGGAGAGTTTTTTAATGAAAATGAAGCTGATGCGCTGTATTGGGTAGCGTGTGTACATTTCTTAAGAACTATGACTAAGATGTTTTATGGAAACGGAGCAAATGTTGGACTGCCGCCATTAGTGTCACACCTTAATGGTTACGGAAAATTTGTTCTAAACGATATTCCAGTTGTAATTACAAACTTTACAGTTGATCTACCTGCAGATGTCGATTATATTCCAGTACTTGTGCCTGGAGATAAAGATGTCAACATGGTACCAACACAGTCACAGATAGCAGTAACTTGTGTTCCAAACTATGCAAGAAGATCAGCAGCTAGATTTAATCTTACAGAATTTGCCAATGGCAACTTTGTTGGAAGACCGGAGGGCTTTGTATAATGAGCGATAGTAAAGCAGCAGGACCATACGGTTCAACACCAATTGCTGCCGGAGGGTACCTTGACATTATGAGGATTCGTCCAGTACCAGAAGCAAGCAACGATATTTTATACGAAATAACACCGTCGTATACTCATAGACCTGATCTGTTAGCATTTGATTTATATGGCGACAAAAATCTATGGTGGATTTTTGCTCAGAGAAATTTAAATGTATTGAAAGATCCAATATATGATTTTGTGGCTGGAACTAAAATATATCTTCCACAAGGACAAAAAATTTCTCAGATATTAGGACAATAACATGGCATTTTCAATAGGAGGACTAACATCAGCTGTTCCATCAATTGGTAGTACAGTTCAAACTATTTCTAATAGTATTAATACTGCTAATCCTGCAGGCATATCGTCAGCCTTGTCAGCAGCTAACTCCGCATTGTCTGGAAATACCAGCAGTTTGTCAACTGCAAACTTAACTGCTGGGGTAAACAATTTAGGTAGTCTTGCCAACAACTTATTAGGACCAGCAAACTCCATTACAAAATCTTTAGGACAAGTTTCTGGAACACTTGGAGTAATTAGTAAATTAACAGGAGCATTAGGAGGGACAACTAACCCCCTTCAAAGTCTACTTAGTAACGCATTAACAGGAACAGGACTTGAAGGACTATCAAAATCTATAGAGCAATTAACCTCAGTTGGTGCAGCAGTAGCCGGCGCTGTGTCTGTTCTTAATCCAGATACTTCAACAACAAGAACACTACAAGAATTAGCAACATCTAGCGATAGATCTTATCTAGAATCATTTAAACCTTTACTAACTTCTATTGGAAGTTCTACATCATTTAAAGCAACTGACTTTACTACAAACAATGGCAGAGTAGTAAATCCGTTAAGAAACGCAAACAGTTTTAACTATGTTATTACATTAGGAATTGTTGATGCTGCAACAGTTGCTAATCCTACCGGAATTTATAACGGACAAGAATTCAAACAGGTACTCCTAAAAAGCGGTGGCGGCTCTGTTGATTCAGGATATTCTAACAGAATACGAACAAGTCACGAAGGCCAAGAAAATGCAGAATATTACCTTGAAGATTTTGAATTATCAGCAGTAGTAGCACCTAACCCAAGTACAGGAACAACATTAGGAACAACTATTACTTTTAAAATTATTGAACCTTTTAGTCTCGGCAAAGTTATAGAAGCTATGATGGTTGGAGCAAAAGCAGCTGGTTTTAACTCTTATACCAACGCTCCGTTTTGTTGGAAAATTGAGTTTTTAGGATGGGATGAAAGAGGTGAAAGACGAATAGTACTTGATAAGCCAAAATATGTGTTAACGCTAATATCTGAAATGAATATGAGCTACTCTGAAAAAGGCACAGTATATGATTGTAAAGGAGTTGCATGGTCTGACGGAGCATTATCTAACACGGCCAATAAAATTAAAGTACCAGTTACTGCCTTTGGTAAAAAGGTTCATGAAGTACTCGAAAACAGTGCAAAGTCTGTAACAAACGTAGTTAATGGACATATCGAAAAACTTGAAGAAAAGAAATTTATAGTTGGGTATGACAGATATATAATTTGTTTTCCAAAAACTAAAACAGCAATACATAAAGCAGTACAAGGACAAGGTGTTGATGTTTCTCAACTAAGAGCAACTACTGATGCGGCGGAACAGGAAAGAATACGACTGGGCTTGTATCAAAAACCAAAAATAGATGATCCAGATACTAACAATCAAGCAATTAGAATTATCCCTTCAACATCGCCTAATCAATATTTGTTTTTAAAAGCTTGGGCTACTGACACTGCAAACATAAATGAATGGGGAATGAGCGACATTATTGATGACACTAGAGACGGCGGAAACGTACAAAACCCACCTGCAGGAGCATCTCAAGATAGCGGTACACGAGTTATAAGACGACAAATGAATGCATCTCGAACACCTGAAAAGGCTAGAAAAGCTGATTGGAACGAAGGAACTACAATAACGGCTATCATTGATCAAGTTCTTAAAACATCAGTACTGGCTAAAGAACAAGCAACAGCCGAATCTAGAAATGGATTTAAAAAAGCATGGCGAATTGAAACACTGGTTTTTATTGAAAATGGTGGTACAGGAGTTGAAGGTCAACTTGGTCGTCCAAGAAAAACTTATGTTTATGCAGTGCATACTTTTTGGACCCACGAAGCAAGACACCTTGGTCCTGGACAAAAACCTAAAGGAATAGAACAGTTAAAAAAACTAGCTAAAAAAGAATACAATTATTATTATACTGGTAAAAACGAAGATATTATTAAATTAGACCTAAAATTTAATAACTCTTTTTTCCAAAACATGAGAGCAGACATTGGCCAAAACTCATCCACTACAACCGGACAGGAAGTTACATCTACAGGAAAAACACAAGGTTCTCAGCTATCTAATGCCGGATCAGATGGATTGGAGGACTTCGAAGAGCCAAAACAGGCAATGGAACTAAGTGCTGACGACAAACAAGCATCTAAAGGTGGCTTTCAAGTTTCAACTGTAAATGATAAGACAAAGGTTGCTATTTTTGAACAATTCTACAATAGATTAATAAACAGTCCTGCAGACATGGTTCAGGTAGAGTTTGACATATGGGGTGATCCGTATTTTATACCTGGGGAGACAGCACAACGAGGGCAAGAACCAGCAGCCCCAGGAGTATATGCTGATGGCTCAATGGCGTATGTAACAGATGAAGTTTATTGTGTAATAAATTTTAAAACTCCGTTAGATTATTTTGTTCTTGGATCTAGAATGGATATTCCAAAAAATATTCCAGCATTTACTGGACTATATCAGATAATTGGTGTTGTTAACAAATTTAGTCAAGGAAAATTTATTCAAAGTATAAAAGCAGTCAGACTGGCCAACCAGGGGGGTGAAAATAAGTTTGAATCATCTTCGGGTTCAGTTACAGGATCAGGAGCAATACAAGCAGGTTATTCTGTAGCAAATGCTGGACCAGCAGCAAATGCTAATCCTAACCCACAAAGTTCTCCTGCGCTGCCAGCATCTATTGGACAGAATGTAGTAAGTACAATCACTAATAAAATTAATACAAATAATCTAACAGGTCTTGCTTCTAGTTTCTCACAAGAACGAATAATGACAGGTACTGCTGGTGTAGGCACACAAGCAGTTATTAATAGTACAATTTCAACTATTACTGGAGCATTAACTAGCAAAGACGCACAAGCTGCACTTGCGTCATTAAGTAGTATTACGCGATTAGGCGTTGCAGCAAATGCGTCAAAAACTATATTCCCAATGCAGTTACCTAATCCAATTATGGGAACGGCTGGCGCACAAGGTGTTATTAGTTCTGTTGGTATAGCAGCAAATCTTCTTTCAAAAGGTTTGAATGGCCCTGCAGGCTCGTCTCTTGCAGGTTTGGGTAATATTGTATCAGGCCTAGCATCAGGAAATTTACCTGCAACACTTAATCAAGTAGCTAGCAAACTCGGTAGTACAGTTAATCCAGCAGCATCAGGGGTAAGTAGTCAAGCAAGGCCTGAATCTGCAAGGCCGCCGGTAGGAGCAGATGCATTTGGTTCAAATTTCTCAGCGTTTTAATGTAGGATAAAAGATGTCATTTACACTAACAGAACAAGATAAATCACTTATTCACTTGGCAACAAGTAAAGAAGCCAAAACCTATGACACTGTATATGGCGGACAAAGAATAGCAAATTTAACAACAATGACCATTGCTGAAGTTATGCGTTGGCAACAAAATAGAAGAGGTAATTCGGCTGTTGGGAAATATCAAATGATTCCTCCTGTTCTAGAAGAAGAAACAAGGAAAGCCGGCCTTAATCCCCTCACAACTAGATTTACCAAAGACACACAAGATTTTTTGATGATGGGTCGTCTAAAAAGTAAACGAGGGTATGAACAATTTAAAAGTATGAGTTTAGGTAGCAGTGAGCTAGCAAACGCACAAGCGTTTGCATTAAAGTTGGCACAGGAATTTGCCAGTTTGCCTGTTCCTTATGCAGTTAGAGGAGCCAGAGCCCAAGTTCAAAAAGGAATGAGCTACTATTCAGGAGTTGCTGGAAATAAATCGCATCATGATCCGGATACTGTTGTTAACACTCTAATAGAAATTAGAAAAAAAGGACCCGGTGCAGTAGTTCGCAACGTTACAGTTTCAAACGGCACACCAGCCGGCAGTGCCGCAGCACGGCCAACCGGAGAAAGTGCAAGAACCCAAGCTCGAAACATGGGACTTGGTGGAGGTACACGACCTACAGAACGTGCAAACACTGATTCGCCAGCACAAAATATAGCAAGACAGAAAAACGGATTACCACCAGCAGACAAAGTATATGTCTATGAACTAATACATGCGTTTGACGATAGGTATGATTTTAGAACAGGTAAAAAAGTAACTGACATTACTCTGTTAGGAACACAGTCTGTTGCTGCATATAATCAAGCAAACAGTGCAACAACTCCCACGGGAAGTACCGCTGCTGGACAAGTTGGCGTTGCACCTATAGAACCACTGCCAGAAAATTGGACCGTACAAGACATTATTGATATAGTAAATAGACGTGATCAAGTAGCAACAAGCCCTGGAAGATATACAGATTTCTTCCAGGATCCTTATGATCCTGCTGCACTATTAACAGTTCCTGGAAGACAACCTCCAGCACAGATTCCTGGAAATGCTACAAATGTTGGAACATCTTCCTCGGGTACAGTAGGTAGCGCAACACCAAACCAAAGCATCCCTCAAGCAGTAACACAAGCTGCTGGCGCTGCTGCAATTGCAAACACAGTTGCAGGATCTGGTATAGGACCCGATGGTAACCCTGCATCAGCAGCATCAACACCTGCGCAACAGCAAGCTACTGATCTAAGAGCAATACAAATTGATCTTCAGCGTCAGTATGATGTTTATAGAAGAAATATAGCAACTTTAATAGCAAGTGCAACATCAGTATTAAACAGTCAACCTGCAAAATATTTAATAACATTGCGTACTCAGCTTGTGCAGGCAAATGCTACACTAGAACAAGCTAAAGCTACAGGAAATTCTGAATCTATATTTGCAGCTGAAAGCGAAGTACTAAGAATACAATCTAAAATTAATCTAGGATCACCATATGGACTTACGGCGTCTAGCAAAGAACAACTAGCTAAAAACGATCCTGAATACATAGGAATAGTTTCTCAAATACAAACCAATTTATCAGGCGCCGAAGCAATATATGAAAAAGCAAGAAGTCAAGGAGTTGATTTAGCATATCCTAATATTACTTCAAATCTAACTGCTATTCCGCCTAGAGTAGTTTTTGAATAAGGAATTAATGAATGCCACCACCTAATGTAGTATCAAGAACTAGACTAAGTGATAATCCAATAACTGATGCAGGCCCGTACGAAGCAGTGGTAGTAAGCCACTTAGATCCTAGAATGATGGGAAGCCTTGAAGTTGAAATCTTGCGTCATACTAAATCAGGATCTACGCCTTTGAGATCTGGACAGATAGTAACAGTAAGATACCTAAGTCCGTTTTATGGTACAACTCCAGTAAACGGTTTAACACCTAACGAAGGATTTCAGCACACTCAAAAAAGCTACGGTATGTGGATGGTACCTCCTGATGTAGGCACTAGAGTTCTTGTAATATTTGCAGAAGGTAATAACGCATATGGTTATTGGATAGGTTGTATCCCTGAACAAGGTATGAACTTTATGATACCTGGCGGCGGTCAAGCCGCAACAGAACTTCATAGAGATGATACACCAGCAAATTTAAAACAAAATAAGTTACCAGTTGGCGAGTACAATAAACTTATTGAAAAAGGCGAAAAAGTAGATCCAACTTTGTTTAAAAAGCCGTATAACAAAGACTTTACAGAAGTACTAGAAGTGCAAGGCCTTTTGGGTGACGAACATAGAGGAACAACAACTTCTAGCGCCAGACGTGAAGTACCAAGCAGTGTTTTTGGTATCAGCACACCTGGCCCGTTAGACAAGCGAAATAAACATCCTACTGCAAAATACGGCGCAGAAAATGAACAAATAGACCATCCGTTTAATAGACTAGGCGGTTCTAGCTTCGTTATGGATGATGGCGATGACAAATTTGTTCGTGCGACGAGTGCAGCAGATGGCCCTCCGATCTATATTAACAAAGAAAAAGGTGAAGCCGGCGGCGACGAAACAATTCCGCAAAATGAACTTATTCGTTTTAGAACAAGAACCGGTCATCAAATTCTAATGCATAATAGTGAAGATTTTATCTACATTGCAAACAGTCGAGGAACAGCATGGATAGAATTAACGTCAGATGGCAAAATCGATGTATACGCATATGACAGTATTAGTATCAGTTCAGATGAAGATATTAATCTTTGTGCAGAAAGAGATATTAATATAGATGCCGGCAGAAATCTTAACATGCGAGCACAAGCACGTTATTCAGACGGTAAAGAATCTGAGAACGGCATTCCGAGCGGTCGTGTTCAAATTGAAAGTGCATTCTCTACTAATGTTTCGGCTGGTAAAGATCTTGCATTGTCTATGAAAAATAACATGCATCTAGCACCAGATGAAAATTTTTACATACATGTTAAGGGCGATATAACATTAGTATCGGATGCTAGTATAGAATTACATGCAAAAGACAGTATACATCAAAGAGCAGAAAATGGTAGTTTTTATAGACAAGCACTAAGAAGTATTCATGATATTGTTATTGATCCCGACGATGAAAAGAAAGCAATGGGCTACTACTTAACTGCCCCGTCAATTGATTTTAAAGCAGGACGTTATATTCATTCTACTGCTGGTGCAGAAATTATTGAAAATGCTGGCGCTAGTATCAACAATAACGCTGGAACAGGAATTCATCTTTCAGCAGCCGCAGGAGTACATTTACTAGGAGGAAGTATTGTTGCAGGCGACGCCGGCGTAATACATTGGAACAGTGGAGAAGCTGTAGATGGTACTAAAACTAATGCAATACAAGCATTAAAAGTTAGAGCGTCTAATAGAACTGGTGATGGCACAAGCGGTACTAAAAAAGGCGGCAACGTTTCAAGACCGTCTACTTCTGAAGCACCTACAAAATTAAGACAAATTACATTGCCTTGTATTATACCAGGTGCGCAAAATGCTACTACGTTTGATACTATTTGTTCAAGAGTTCCACAACACGAACCTTGGCCTCATCATGAAAATCTAAATCCACAAGGGTTTAAACCAGACAAAACGGATAGAGAAGCAGCAAATGGACTAGGACTAGTAAATCGTGTGTTAACTCCTGATACTTTCCGCAAGAATTTAGATGGCCGTGCATCTAGTGTTTATGTTAACATAATTGGTCCATTAAATATACAAGCGTTTGGGAATAACGGCTGTTTAGATCCTGCAGGATTAACAGCAAATCTTGGTGCTACTCCTGGCGGAGCAAGCGGTGGCGGCACAGGTGGCGCCCAAGGTGCACCTAGTAGTGGTCAAGTTAATGGGTATGGCGGAACTCCTGGAAGTGCAGAATACAGCGGTCAAGGAGCATTAGCTACTATTACTGGCGGCGGCCGGTCAGTACAGGTTGCAAAAGTATTTCAAAAATACTTCCAAGGATTTATTAATGATCTTGAAGCAACAGGATATAAAATTACATCACTTGGCGGCTATTGCAGACGTACAACTTCAAAAGGTCGTTGGAGTTATCATGCTAGCGGCGCAGCTATTGACATTAATCCTAGAAAAAATCCCATGATCGAGCCAAAACCTGCTAGTGGCCCTGTTACTGATATGCCAATTGATACTGTAAGAGCACTATGTAAGAAATGGCATCTTGGATGGGGCGGCGACTGGCGATCAATGACTGATGCCATGCACTTCTCTGCAGCCAAGAAAGAGTACGGCGGTTGGGATATTCCAGCTGATGGTAGAATACCAACAAGTATAACAGAAAAAGATGTTCCGGGAACAATAACTGAAGGAGCACCAAAAAAAGAAGATGGCGCAGAAAACGACAAAGAAGGAATTAAGGAAGCAGAAAAAGCAGAAGACGAAGCATGGGATCCACCTCCCTTTACTGAAGATGACTTTAGTGGCTAAAAATAAACAGGTAAATACAGTATGAGTACTTTAGAAAAAAATCTTTATAAAAGAGTTACAGTATCAACTGGACCTCAGAGGGGATCTGTAGGCCGAGCCTACAGAGGTTTCTCTACAGTAAACGAAGAATCAGAAGGATTTGCACTATATGATTTTGCTCTAATAAAGCAAGATATCATCAATCATTTTCATATACGTCAAGGCGAAAAGCTATCTGATCCTGCGTTTGGGACCATTATATGGGATTTACTGTTTGAACCTTTTACAGCACAGGTAAAAGCAGCAATTATTCAAAATGTAACAGAGATAGTTAACTACGACCCTCGTGTACAAGTAGAAGAAATAATCGTAGATACTTATGAATCTGGAATAACAATAGACTGTACTTTATCATATTTGCCTTATAACATTTCTGAACAAATGCAGTTCCGGTTTGATCAAGCTGCAATAAAGTAAGCAGTTAATTCAAGCAGATAAATATCTAATATAAGCGAGGAAACAGAAATGTCTTCAACTGACAGGCAATCGAGACTATTAGCAACTGAAGATTGGAAAACAATATACCAATCTTTCCGTAATGCAGACTTCCAGAGTTACGACTTTGACAATCTTCGTCGTACAATGATTAACTATCTGCGTCAAAACTATCCCGAAGATTTTAATGACTACATTGAATCGAGCGAATATCTTGCACTAATAGACCTTATTGCTTTCCTTGGCCAGAATTTAAGTTTCCGTGTCGATCTGAATGCAAGGGAAAACTATCTAGAAACTGCTGAACGCAGAGAATCAGTATTGAGATTAGCACGTTTAATTTCATATAATGCTACTAGAAACCAAGCAGCTAATGGTCTTTTAAAAATTGACACTATAAAAACAACTGAGTCTGTATATGACAGTACTGGATTAAATTTAGCTGGTGCTGTTATATTATGGAATGATAGAGCTAATTCAAATTATTTTGAACAGTTTATTAAAATTTTAAATTCAGCACTTCCTGTGAACGGTACATACGGCCGCCCAGTCAAAAGTGAAACAATAGCTAACGTGTTAACGCAACAGTATAGACTTAATACTGCTAACACTGACATTCCGGTTTATCCTTTTACAAAAAATATTGAAGGAATTAGCACTCGTTTTGAAGTTGTAAGTTCTGATATTTTAAATGGAGCAATCGTTGAAGAGCCGCCGTTACCTGGTAATAATACAGCATTGCTATATCGTGACGACGGAGTTGGTGCAGGATCAAATAACACCGGCTTTTTTATGCATTTTCGTCAGGGACGGTTAGATCAAGGCGATTTTACAGTAACTAACCCAGTACCTAATCAGGTTATTTCAATCGATGCAGTTAACATTAATAACACAGACGTTTGGCTTTATAGAACTGATTCTAACGGCATAGAATCAGAATTGTGGAATAAATTAGAAGCAGTTGAAGGTAATAATATTATTTACAACAGTATGTTTAGAGGTGTACGTAATGTATATGCAGTACAAACACGTATAGAAGATAGAATCAATTTAATTTTTAGTGACGGCATGTTTGGTAACTTGCCTGCTGGTAATTTTAAAGTATATTATAGAGTAAGCGACAATAAAAACAGTGTTATTAATCCAGGAGCACTAAACAATATTAATATTGAAATACCCTATATTAGTAGAGCAAATGTTCAAGAAACGTTAACAATTGGACTTAGTTTAAACTATACAGTTATTAACGGATCTGTTTCTGAAACTAACGAAGAAATCAAAGCCAATGCCCCTGCAACATACTACACACAAAATCGCTTAATTACCGCAGAAGATTATAATATTGGGCCTCTAGGTATCAGTCAAGACATTATAAAAACAAAAAGTGTAAACAGGATTGCTAGCGGCATTAGTCGTTATTATGATTTAAAAGATGCTAGCGGAAAGTACTCTAATACTAGTATTTTTTCTGAAGATGGGGTTATTTACAAAGAAGAATTTAAAAAGAAAACTTCTTTTTCTTTTACAACACAAAGTGATGTTGAAGGAGTAATATATAATTTAATAGAGCCAATACTAGCTAGTAGTAATACAAAGAATTTTTACCTAGCAAATTATAGTAGAAGCTTGCTTTCAGATCTCAATTTAACATGGGATCAGATATCGTATAGTACAAATAGATGTAGTGGCTTTTTTATTGATTCTGATTTAAGAAGGCAAAAAGTTGGATCATTTACTGCAAACGCATTGCGTTTTATAGAACCTGGTGCAATGGTAAAATTTACTGCACCTGCTGGCTACCATTTTATGTCCGATAACACCTTAATGGTAGGAGAGCCTGATCATTTTGGCTCATCTACATATAAATGGGTTAAAATAGTTAGCGTGTTCGCAGATGGAAGTAGTTATACCGCAGATGGCAATGCTCCAATTACTATAAACGATCTAATACCCAGTGGTGCTATAATAAGTGAAGTTATTCCAAAACTTTCTCGAGTATTAATTGATGATATTAAATCACAAGTTATTGATCGAGTATTTGCCTATAAAGATTTTGCACTAAGGTATGATAAAGAAGCCCGCCAGTGGAAGATTATTATAGCAGAGAACATTAATACAGTTAATAATTGGTCTATTGGCAAATCTGGCGACACTAGCGGTCAAAATCTTGATTCAAGTTGGTTATTACATTTTAAAACAAATGGGGAAGTATATACTATAACTTACAGAAATTTGAGATATATATTTGAAAGTGCTGACGAGGTAAAATTCTTCTTTGATAGTGCAGATAAAATATATGATCCTAAAACAGGAAAATTAATAAAAGATAAGATATCTGTATTAAATTTAAATAGAGCGCCTGACTCATTAATTCCCCTGACACACGATTATGACTGGACAATTTCTGATGCTTATCGTGATAAAGACGGATATATTGATGCTAGAAAAATACAAATAGAATTTTTTGACAGCGATGATGACGGAATAATAGATAATCCTGATATATTTGAAGATATTGTTAATACTGACGTAAATCCATTAACAAAACTGGTATTTCAAAAAAAATATATAACAACTGATAATATTGAAGATTTTAAATATTTTGATAATTCTGCTGGAACAATTATTGTTAAAACAAATGAAACAACAATAGGTTCGCCTAGCAGTTATAATGACGGACAGATATTTTATCTAGTAGAAGAAGGTGTGTTTAAAGTTTTAAATAAAGAAAATAATAGCATATCTATTACTGTTGATTACAAAGCATTCTACGGTCGAGATAAATTAAAGTTTCATTATTTGCATGTTGCAGATAGCAATTATAGAATAGACCCAAGTTCAACAAATATAATAGATACCTATCTGTTAACTAAAGGGTATGATACGCAAATGAGACAATGGGTAAATGGTGCAGTTGGTACAATGCCTTCTCCGCCTAGCAGCGACCAACTCTACATAAGCTACGGACAAGAGTTAAACAAAATTAAATCAATAAGTGATGAGATTGTTTATCACCCGGTTAAGTATAAATTGTTATTTGGGTCAAAATCAAAAGAAGATTTGCAAGCTAAGTTTAAAATTGTAAAAAATCCAGGATTAACTATCAATAACAATGAAATAAAATCAAAAGTTATTGAAGCAATTAATCGATTCTTTAGTATAGAATATTGGAACTTTGGAGACACTTTTTATTTTTCTGAGCTTAGTGCATATATTATGAATACGTTATCACCACAACTAGTTACAGTTGTTATTGTACCTGTACAAGATCAACAAGGCTTTGGCAGTTTATATGAAATTAAGTCAGAGTCCGATGAAATTTTCTTATCAACTGCAACAGTTGCTGATGTTGAAATAATAGATGAAATAACGGCAACAAACTTAAAAGCATTAGGAAAAGTTGTAACTAGTGTATCATCATCTAACACAGGAGTTCAAAGTGCATCTACTAGCGGGAGTTCTTATTAATGGCTAATGAATATCAAAACGAGAACGCACTTCCAATTCCGGGCTCGGACAAAAGAACAGTTTCAGATTTATTACCACGCTTTTTTAGAACCGAAGCGAACAGAAAATTTTTACAAGCAACACTAGACCAGCTAGTACAGCCAGGCGTTGCTGAAAAATTAAGCGGATATATAGGTCGTAAGAATGCAAAAGCGTTTAATGCAGCAGACAATTATATAGGTGATGTCACCAAATCAAGAACATCATACCAATTTGAGCCTGCTACTGTTATTAAAGATGAATTAGATAACGTTACATTTTATAAAGATTATAACGATTATATATCTCAGCTAAAAATATTTGGAGCCAACGTAGACAATTTAAGTAGGCTTAATAGTCAAGAAACATACGCTTGGAACCCAAATATTGATTGGGACAAGTTTACAAATTTCCGTGAGTACTATTGGTTGCCATCTGGTCCCAAACCTGTAAGAGTTGCCGGACAGTCAAAAGAGGTTGTTAGTACATATACCGTTACTTTAGTTGATAACGGCGATAATACAACATATCTATTCACCCCAGACGGTTTTACAGCAAATCCAACACTAAAGCTATATAGAGGACAAACATACAGATTTGAAATTAATTGCCCCGGCCATCCGATGGCATTTTCAATTTCTAGAACATTTACTCCGGGCAATGCTGTTGTAGTTGCAGGTAGAGAAGGAATTCGCGGTGAAGGATTATTTGATGCTCAACTATACGGCAACGATTACGACCTAGGAGAATATATTATTCTTCCAAGTAGTGGTAGTGTTACGTTTGAAGACGATGCAAACGTTTCAACACTATTTCCTGATGGTATTAGAAAATTAGGAGAAGAAGGGGAAGAAATTGCCAACGTATACATTGAAAAAGGAACTATAGAATTTACAATTCCAGAAAACGCACCAGATAGGCTTTATTATATATCAAAGAATAATATCGATACTAGCGGACTAGTTAGAATCTATGATATTGAAGAAAATACTGAACTTGATGTTGCTGCTGAGATAGTTGGTAAAAAAACTTATACTAGTGCAAACGGTGTAGAATTTACAAATGGATTAAAAATTGAATTTATAGGAGACGTTACTCCAACAAACTATGCTGAAGGATTTTTTTATATCGAAGGCGTTGGTGAAGAAATACAATTAGTACCTGCAAAAAATTTAGATTTATCAGCACCGTATGCACAAGTTCAGCCAGTGGCATATGATTCGGATCAATTTGATACACTACCGTTCCAAAGTGCAGATGCTTATGCAGCAAATAAAGACTATATTACTATTAACAGGTCTAGCCCAGATAAAAATTCTTGGTCTAGATACAATAAATGGTTCCACAAAGATGTGTTAGTTAAATCAGCTGAGTATAACAATAGTCCGTTAGACATTGATGAAAATGCAAGAGCTAAACGTCCAATCATTGAATTTGTTTCTGGATTAAAACTATATAATTTTGGAACCTCTGCAAAGAACGACGTATCAGTAGTAGATACAACTACTACTGATGTGTTTTCAACAATTGAAGGAAGTTTAGGGTATAACATTGACGGAGTTGATCTTGCTGAAGGAATGCGAGTTTTGTTCTTAGCAGATCCTGATCCGCTAGTCAGTGGTAAAATTTTTAGAGTAACTTATATTACTAAAGGAGCAACTAGGCAAATAAGTCTAGTTGAAACATTTGACTCCAACCCTAAAGAATTAGAAACTGTTGTTGCATCAAACGGTCAAACTCTACGAGGTAGAGCATTTTATTACGAGCGCGGCGCTTGGCAACTTGCACAACAAAAATATACTGTAAATCAAGAACCTCTGTTTGATTTATGTTGTCCTCAAGGAAACGCTTATAGTAATTTAGATATTTTTGGAGAGTCATCTTTTAGAGGTACTAAAGTTTTTAGTTATGCGCTTGGAACTGGAGAAAATGATTCTGAATTAGGATTTCCTTTAAAATATAAAAATATTGAAAACAGTGGAGATATATTATTTAATTTTGATTTGTTAAACGATACTATCAAATATATTAATAATAACGAAGTTGTTAGTGTAAACGCATCAGTTGGAAATTTAAGGAAATATAGAACTAGAACTAATTTTAAATGGGTTAACGGTTGGGCGTCAACGCCTATTATTTCCAAGCAAAAAGTTCTAAGGCAATATGTTGTTACGGCGGGATTAAATAATAATTTTGAAATTGATGTTTATAACACACCTGCTCTACTCACAGACCTTAGAGTTAACGTATTTGTTAATAATAAAATTAAAAAAGAAGAGGTTGACTATACACTAGATAGAATTAATAAACGAATTCTTATAAGATTTTTTAACAACTTAGCATTAAATGATGTTGTTTTAATTAAAACGCACTCTTCTGAACCTAAAAACGATAATGGTTGGTATGATTTTCCAATTAATTTTGAGCGTAATCCTCTTAATGAAGAAATAGGAAATTTTACACTCGGTGAAGTTATTGATCATGTTGATAGCATGATTGAAGATTTACAATTATTTGAAGGAGCATTTCCTGGACCTAGTAATTTACGAGACCTCGGAAATGTAAACAGTTATGGTAAACGATTTGTAAAACATAGCGGTCCTATAAATCTTCCATTGTATCATATTACTGATAAAAATTACAACATTGTTAAAGCTATACAACATAGCTCAAATGAATATGCAAGGTTTAAAAGAATTTTTGTTGAAACCGCAACAAATCTAGGATATGACGGTCCCGTTCGCGAGCATGTTAACAAAGTTCTAAAAGAGATTAATTCAGATAAAGTTAAAACCCAACCATTTTGTTATTCAGACATGCTAGAAACTGGAACAACTAGTACAGTTCTAGAATATGAAATTTTAGACCCTCGAAACCCATACTACCCAATAACTAAAGCATTTAATTTAGATAGTTTAAGCCAACGTGCAATAACAGTTTATCTTAACGGTGAACAACTTATCTATGGAAGAGATTATACTTTTTCTGAAACCTATCTACTGCTAGTAAGCCGTCAACAAGAAGGCGATATTTTGCAAATATATGAATCAACCTCTACAGACGGTTCGTATATACCACCTACTCCAACTAAACTAGGGTTATACCCAAAGTTTCATCCTGTAATTGAGTTTGATGACACAGTAATTGCTACTGAACCAACATCAAACGGCCCTTTTAAAATTTATGGAGCAGAAGAAACAACAGAAAAACTAGGATGGTTCTATCCTATATATACAAGCCGCCGTGCAGCACAAAACGCAGATTCATCTAATTCAGCAGAACAAATTTCGTTTCCTGGCTTAAACAGAATATTATATATTCCAACAAATACAAGAACAGTTGCTGGATATGATAATATTGACTATGAAGAATATCCAGTTGGTGTTGCATTTATTAAAGGACACGACGGGAGCCTAGTTAAAGTATTTAAAGATTACAGAGATAGTTTAATACTTGAACTAGAAAGAAGAATATTTAACAACATTAAAGTTTCTTATGATGATAGTCAACTTGATATACACAGTTTTGTTCCAGGTAAATTTAGAAAAACAGGTTTTACTAAACAAGAAATTGATGCTACTTTAAGAAGCAGGTTTGTTATGTGGTCGCAGTTTGTTGAACTCGAATTTTCTGAGCATAACTTCCACGATAGAAATAATCAATTTACATTTAATTACTCTGAAATGACCAGTCCTGTTGATAATGCCAAGTTACCTGGATTCTGGAGAGCAGTATACAAAGAACTATATGACACTGACCGTCCTCATAGTCATCCATGGGAAATGTTAGGATTTACAATTAAGCCGGTATGGTGGAATGAAGTATATGGTCCTGCTCCTTATACTAATAACAATCTTGTTTTATGGTCTGACTTAGAGAATGGTTATATTCGTGAACCTAATAAGCAACTAAAAATTAAAGATAAATTTGTTCGCCCTGGATTGATAAACTTTATTCCTGCCGACGAACATGGTCGCCTACGTTCTCCTATTGCATCAGGTGCAGCTGAAAACTTTTTCTTTAGGTACACACCACAAAGTTGGAAGTTTGGAGACGAAGCACCAGTTGAAACAGCATGGAGAAGGAGTAGCGATTATCCGTTCGCATTGTTAGAAGCATGGTTAGTTAATCAGCCTGCTCACGTAATGGGTATAGGATTTGATATATCAAGAACTTTTAAAAATCTAGCTGGACAATATGTTTATGGTCCTACATTAAAAGCAATTACACTTAAAGATTTAGAATTACCTAACACTTATGCCGATACAACAAGAATACAGACTTCTGGATTAGTTAATTACATTTATAATCTTGTTGCTGGTAATATTTTAACAGTTTATGATGACTACAAGTATAACTTATCTAGTTTAACAAATCAACTAGGATTTAAACTAGGAGGGTTTACTGACAAGGAAAAATTAAAATTAGTTTTAGAAAGTAGAACACCTAAAGCAACCGAATCAGATGGTGTTTTTGTTCCTAATGAAAATTATAAAATTTTCTTAAATGTAAGTTCTCCTATAGAACAATTAAACTACAGCGCCATAATTGTAGAAAAAGTTCCAAGCGGATTTGTAATTAGAGGTTACAACAGCACTCGGCCTTATTTTGAGTATTTTCCTTATGTGGAAACTAATAATGATCCTGTAGTTAATATTGGCGGAATAGAAGAAGTCTCAGTTGAATGGGCAGAAGGTAGAGATTATATTAAAGGACAATTAATAGTTCATAATTACAAATACTATAGAGCTACTGCTAATTTTACATCAGGTAGCTCCTTTATAACTGATAATTTAGCTGTTCTGCCTGAAGCTCCGGTTGTTGGAGGAAAACGAGCTGTTTTTAGAAGAAATTTTAACAAAAAGAAATTATTATCTATAGGATACGGAACAAAACTATCTAACTCGCAAGAAGTTGTTGATTTTATTTTAGGCCATAATGCTTATATGAAATCAATAGGATTTTCCTTTGAATACTTTAACCCTCAAACAGAGTTTGTAGAAAACTGGGATCATGCAGCAAGAGAATTTTTGTTTTGGACCACCCAAGGTTGGGCAGCAGGAACCACAATAGCAGTAAGTCCAGGCGCAACACAGTTTACATTAGAAAGCAAATACTCTGTTGTAGACGACATCTTTGATGATTTTTATTCTTATTCGTTAATTAAACAAGACGGATTACCGTTGCCTAAAACGTTTATATCTGTATATAGAAATTTAAACACATTTGAAATTAAAACAAAAAACACAACAGATGGTATCTACAGTGTCGCTTTACCTATTGTACAAAAAGAACATGTAGTGCTATTAGATAATACTACAGTTTTTAATGATGTAATATACGAGCCATCAACAGGTTACAGAAAAGAAAGAATAAAAGTAATCGGATATCGTTCTGATAACTGGCATGGTGGCTTAGATATCCCAGGATTTATATTTGATCAAGCTGAGGTTACACCTTGGAAATCTTGGGTTGACTACAATATAGGTTCGTTGGTCAAATATAAAGAATTCTATTATGTTGCCTTATATCCAACTCCAGGCAGTGATGATTTTAATAATTCTTTCTGGTATAGGCTAGCTGAAAAACCTGAAACAAAACTTTATACAAATTTTGATTACAAAATTAATCAATTTGCTGATTTCTATGATCTTGATTCAGGAAACTTTGACGCTGAACAGCAACGACTTGCACAACATTTAATAGGATATCAAAAAAGAGAATACCTAAGCAATATTATTACTGATGACATTAGTCAATACAAGTTCTATCAAGGATTCATTCAAGATAAAGGTACAAAAAATGCATTGACAAAATTGTTCAATCCTTTAAGTACTTCTCAGAAAAACAGTTTTGAGTTTTACGAAGAGTGGGCAGTACAAGTTGGACGATATGGTGCAGTTGATAATGTAAAGCAAGTTGAATATGTTTTAGACGAAACTAAAATTAAAGAATCTCCGCAGTCTATAGAGTTGGTTGAAACATTACCTACAGACAAGTTTGACGATATATATCGTATTAGACCGTTTGAGGTCTACGATAAGCCGGAAGGGTATAATCACGCACCGTTTCCAGTAGCTACAGTTGATCCTAACTATTTAATGAGCAGCGGATATGTACACGAAGACGATGTTGAATATAAAACAGGAAAAACAGAAGATTTAGAAACAGCTGATATTAATCAACTTAGTATAGGTCAGTACATTTGGATAACTAGAACCAGTAATGATGGATGGAATGTTTATCAACTAGATGACACTATTGCTCATGTAGTGGCTGTTGCAAACACTGAAACATTTACAGATAGAAATAAGCCCATTTTTGAATTGACTTTAGACAGATGGTCAAAAAATATTTTAAATGCAGGTGACTTAATATCTGTTAAAGGAGCAGCTAATTTTTCTCTAGCAGGTATATACTCGGTTGATTCTGTAAGTGGCCTAGCTGTAAATATTTCAGCACCAATAGATAACGAAATTCAAATTTTTGATACGCAAAATTTTCCTTTAGTAAAATTAAGACCTGTGCGTGTTGAAACCCTTAATGGATTAAATTCATTAATACAGGAGCGTGTTTATAAAGATCAAAAGGTATGGGTAGACAACTATAAAGACGGAAACTGGGCTGTTTATAAAAACAACCCTGTATACAACGAACAACAGGCATTATTAAATCCAGCCGAGTTTGACAGTAGTGAACACAACTACGGTCGTTCAATGACAGTCACTGACAATAATAATACATTGTTTGTTTCTGCACCTAATTATGGAAATGGATCTGTATACCATTATAGAAGAACACGAGATGTAAACAATCTAATACAAGATCCTGATATTATTCTACCTGATCATTTAATGGATGTAACTGAATCAAGGTTTGGTGATAGTATATCTGTTAGCCCTGATGGAGAATATCTTGCTGTAGGAATACCCCATGCAAGTTCAGTTAAAACCAAATTTACGGGAAACTTTGACTCTTCTATAACATATAACAAAAATGACATTATTAGATATAGAGAAAGTTTGTGGAAAGCTAATAGACAGATTCTGCCAACTACACTAAGTCAGCCTTTTACTACATTTGACAGTTACATAAATTTAGTTAATAATACTGATGCAGATTCTACATCAGTTAAGTTATTAGTTTCAGGAAATCCTGGATTAGAAAACAGTATTAGTTCTCACTTTTTGGTTAGGGCGCCGTTAGACATGTATCTCGGCACTTTAGCAGGAGATAGAGTTAAGTTAGCGTGGAATGTTAGAAGTTTTGCATACCCAACAGCTAATCAAAACCCGTCTGCGACAGAATTAGAAAATATCTATCCGTGGAACGGTATGCATTCAGAAGTAACAGATTATATTAATAACACACATGTAATTGATGCTAAAATTGACCACATATTATTTGTAGATACATTTGTAGGATTGCCAGTAGTTGGTGATCGTGTAACAACAGATACTGGTTCGGGAATAGTACACTATGTTGATATTAAAGATGATAGTGCAGTAATTTATATAAAAGAAACTAATGGTATTATTGATATAACTGGTGAGCTATACATTAATGATATTGATTTTATTGGTTCTTATACTGAAGAAAATACATATACTACTGCTGATAACTTAGGCGGTTTTTGGATGTTTAACCTTCCATTTAGCTATAATAATCATATGGAATGGTATGATATTGGTCGAGGACTAGTATATGTTGATGTGCTACTAGCATCAGAATCTAGAAATGAAAGTAACTATTATAATATACAAACCACTATAGCACAAATTGGTCCATATGTTTATAAAAGGAACAATGCTAGTTTTATTGGAGCATTAAGTTACCACGGCGATCCAGGCGGAATTGAAGGTGATTATTACTCAACTAAGTGGGTAGTAAGGGGAGCAAAATCCTATACTGATATTATTGGAGCATTACCTAACAACGGGTTTGGTTATCAAACTGAATTCAGAGTTTACGACTCGGATAATAGAACAGTTGATTTAGCCACAGCAGGCCTTTCTTATAGTATTACAAATAAGAATCAAACTGTGGTTGATTTGTGGGACGGCTATATTGATTTTGAATACACTCGTTTTGATTTCCAAGGTAACGTTTTTGAACCTGTTATTGGAGATATACTTCAGGATGTACAGACACCGTTTGACGAGTTCGGGGGATTAGCTTTAACGTCATATTCAACAAGTACTGCGGAAGTGGTATTTTATCAACGCAACTTTAACTTTGTTAGAGTGTATGTCAAAAATAAAACAGGCAATTGGACGAAACTCAACAACATCGGACGTATAGAAGTACGAAGAAAAGCAAATACACAAGCAAGGGGAGCAAGCGATGTTGATCGTGTGATTGGAACCATTAATGATTTCAATAACGATGTTGCACTAGGAACCAGTTTAATTGGTAAACTAATAGTATTTGAAAACATTGATGTGCTACCAATAGTAGAAAATCCGTACATTTATGACGAGGAATATTACTTCTTTACTGAGCGCACTACAGGCGGCGCAGCGCGAGACGAAAACCCTCCTAATAAACTGAATAAAGACTATACTCAGATATATCGTATTCCAGTTGACGAGTATGGCGAACCGGGACCTGCAAATGCAGGCGCAGTAGCATTGTACGAAAAGTACGGTAATGGCTCATACAGATTACATAATGTAATTTACAGTGAGCTATTTGAAGAAAATAGAAGGTTTGGTAAGCTAGTTAAACTTTTAAAACATAATGGCCAATACATTCTTCTAGCCTCGAGTATAGGAGATAGTACTCTAGAAAATTATGGATCAATAGAAATTTTTAGACACGGTTATAAAGATTCAGAAATATTTGCAGGCACATGGAACCAAGTAAACGACTATTTGAGAGATAATGTTGTTGTTTATAGAAACAATTACTATAAAGCAATGAAAGATATTTCAAACGGTACTACCAGTATATATGATACTACTGCATGGAATAATATCAGCTGGAGGCAAGGCAAAGACGAAAACTTTAGAGGTGCGTTAGATACAACATATCCTTATGCTAAAAATTCTGTAGTAAGCTACAACGGTAGTTTATTTAGAGCAAAAACAAATATTGCTGCTGGCGCATCTCTTACATTATCAAACTGGGAACTAGTAACTGGTAATTTAGATTACTTAGGAATTCTTCCTAACAGAACCGGAAACGCTTTTTACAGCGAAGATATATACCAACCGTCAACTGATTTTATTGAACAATTTGCAACTGACTTTGAAGTAAGTTCAAATGGTGCAGTTCTAGCAGTAATGTCAAAACAAATTGGGTCCGATAGTGCAGTTAATGTAAAACTTTTAGTTTACAGATTAATTGGTGAAAAATATAATTTAGATCAAGTAATAGACCTTGACAAAAATGCGGCAAAATTGTCATTAGCACCTTTGGGTAATATTATTGCAGTATCAGTTCCAGAAAATGATTCTAAAAAACGTGATCAAGGAAAGGTAGATGTTTACAGATTTACAAACGGATTATTTACACTAACACAAACTCTAACGCCGCCTCAAAATGAAGAGTCAGAAAAATTTGGAACTAGCATGTCATTTAGTAATGACAATCTAGTTGTGACTAGCCTAAATGGCGATATGAAATTACCTACAACATTTGATGTTAACAATAAAAATGAAACAACATTTGATAACGGGTTTACTTCGTTTAGAAATATTATTAGAGATACCGGAGTTGTTTATATATTTGAAGACATTGAAGATAGCTTAGTATTTGCAGAGTCTTTTAGATACGACAATAAGGTTGTTAGCTTTGGTGAGTTTTTATTAGCTAAAGGAAATCATGTATATGTTGGAATGCCACGTGTTGGGACAGACATGTTTAAAGGTACTGTCTTGGAATATAGAAAATCAAAAAATTCGTTTGCATGGCAACGAATTCGAGAACTTGTACCAGCAGCTGATCTTTCTAAAATTAAAGGAGCATTCCTTTATAACAAGCGTACCAATCAAATAATAACCTATCTAGATTATATTGATCCTATTCAGGGAAAAGTTGCTGGACCTGCTGAGCAAGAACTCACGCATAAAGTTCCATTTGATCCAGCAACATATAATGTTGGCGTATTTACTGGTGTCGATACAGATGTATTTTGGGCAGATGAACATGTTGGAGAATTATGGTGGAATATAAAAACAGCAAGATTCACATATCCATACCAGGGTGATATAAAATACCAACGAGCAAATTGGAACGAATTGCAACCGGGTGCAAGTATAGATGTATATGAATGGGTAGCTAGTGACGTTCTACCTAGCCAGTGGGATCTATTAGCAGATACTACCGACGGTGTACAACGAGGTATAAGTGGAACATCAGTCTACAACGATAGTCTTTACAGTCAAAAGTTTTTATACAATGAAGAAACAAAGACTTTTGCAAACAAATACTATTTTTGGGTAGAGCGTAAATTAACAGTACCTAATGTCGAAAATAGAAAATTGAGTGCATTTGATGTTGCAAGATTAATTGCGCAACCGCGCCAACAAGGATATAGATTTATTAGTTTCTTATCAAAAGATAGATTTCTTCTTAACAACTGCGAAAGTTTAATTTATAATACTGATGTGGTTTTAAACATTAAGTACTCAACGTTTGATGACAAAGAAAGAAATGCTCACAGTGCATACCAAATACTATCAGAAGGTTTAGAATCAAGTGTTATACATCCCGACATAGAACGTAAATGGTGGGATAGTTTAGTAGGTTATGATGAACAGGGGAGGACAGTTCCTGGAGAACATTTAACAGTTAAACAAAAATACGGAGTACAAAATAGACCAAGACAGAGTATGTTTGTGAACCGTACAGAAGCGTTAAAGCAATACGTAGAAAGAGTAAACCGTGTATGTAAAGATAATATTTTAGTTGACTCTTATGACTTAACGTTGCTAAATGATAAAGAACCGTTGCCATATGAGGCGAGCGGCTTATATGATGTTACTGTAGATACATTTGACGAGTTAAAATTTGTAAGCACAAACAAAATTGAACAAGCAGCACTAACACCAATTGTACAAAACGGAAAAATCGTTCGTGTAGATATAGATAATCCTGGTCGAGGTTATAAAATAGCACCGTCTTATACTTTAGTTGGTGCTGGTACAGACGCTGAATTTAAATTAACTATTAATAATATTGGACAAGTTACTGACGTTAAAGTGTTAAGTACTGGGTCTGGCTATGGTTCTAATACTAAGATATTTGTAAGACGTTATAGTACATTAGTAACTAGTGATATCTCAATTAACGGAAAATGGTCAATTTACAGTTGGAATAACACTTCAAAATTATGGGAAAGAACAAGCGTACAAGATTATAATGTTTCTGCTTACTGGAATTACCTTGATTGGTACGCTACTGGATATAACAGTCTTACACCTATTACGTTTGAAGTAGAGCAAACTAGTGATGTACCTGCATTGCCAATTAATGTTGGAGACATAGTTAAAATTAATTCAGTTGGCTCTGGTGGTTGGTTATTGCTAGAAAAAATAGCCAACGAATCTACAGAAGATTTCACTGTTAATTTTAAAACAATTGGTAGAGAAAACGGAACTATTGAATTTAAAGACACATTATATAATTACGAAAAAAGCTACGTAGGGTTTGATAATAGAACCTTTGACGTTAGTTCATATGATAATAACCCAATAACAGAGTTAAGAATTATTCTTAACCTAGTTAAAAATAAGTTGTTTGTTGGTGAATTAAAGGTAGAATATAATAAGTTGTTCTTTGCTAGTTTAAGATATGTTCTTCATGAACAAAATTATGTTGATTGGATGTTTAAAACCAGCTTTATTAAGATCAAACATAATGTAGGAACATTAGAACAAGACATTACATTTAATACTGATACATTACCAAGCTACAAGTCATATGTTGAAGAAGTAAAGCCTTACAAGAGTGTTATTAGGGAGTTCGTTAGTGCATACGACACAGTTGATAATACTAATAGTGTTATAAGCGACTTTGATGTGCCACCTTATTATAATACTTTAAAGAAGGAAATTACCCCAGTTGAGGCAGTATTGATTGGAAATAATATTGTTTCTGATGATAATGTTTTACAACAATATCCAAGAAAAAATTGGCTTGATAATCATGGATATGAAGTAGTAGATATACAAGTTAAAGACGGCGGCTCTGGATTTACTACTAAGCCTATAGTTAAAATTACTGGTGGCGGCGGATCCGGCGCAACAGCTGAGGCATATTTAGGATATGGAAAAATAACTAGAATTAAAGTTACTAATACTGGGTCTGGTTATATAAAATCTCCTACAATTACAATTGAAGGTTCACAAGTTAACGGAAGCCCGGCCAAGGTCAGTGCAGTACTTGGCAATGGCGTTGTTCGTACTCCGACAATTAAAATTAAATTTGACAGAGTTTCCGGAACATATTTTATTAGTACGTTATTGACCACTGAAATCTTTACAGGAACAGCATTGACCACAACCTTTAATTTAGAATGGCCAATAGATACTATACCTTCTAAAATAAAAGTTTTTATAAACAATGTTGAACAACTGAGAAGTACATATACCTATAAAAATATATCTAATATGACAGTTGGGTATCAAAGACTGCAAGGACAGCTAAAATTTAACAATCCACCAGCTAACGGATCAGTTATTAAAATTGAATACTACAAGCCGTTGTCAATGCTGACAGCAGCTGATAGAATTAAATTGTCTGAGATAGATAACATGCTAGGAAAAACCTTAGCATATCTAATGGATGGCATTGATTACGGCGGCGTTGAAGTAACAAGTTTTGACTTTGGAACTGAGGCTGGATGGGATACAAAAGGATGGTATGTTGATACCTGGGATGTGTTCGATAATACATATGAAGATGAAGTGTTTACATTTGATCAATCGACGCTTGCTGTTGAACTGTCTGCACCTTTAGAAACTGGTATGATTTATAACCTGTATTTAAAACGTGCAGGAACTACTACACCGATAAGAATTGACGATCCAAATTTTGGAAACAATAATCAAGGTAACCCAAACGCATTAATGCCAAGCATTTTGGGAGACGGTGTAACAACAGTTATTAATTTAGGAGATTATGACTTCTTTGCAAACGACGGAGATGTTTTAATTGTTAGGAAGCATACTAGCGATGGTTCATTTATTCCTGATCCTGAAAGTTACGACACTGAACTAATTGGTGGCGATCTTCCGTATGCTACTGCTAAGGGAATTCGCGCTGAAGAAATAATTGTTGATGGTGATGGGTTTGTAACACCAACAACAAGCAAAGGTCCAGAAGAATTAGTTCCAGGACAAGTATTAGATTCATTAGATATTAAAGTTTACACCAGAGATACTATTGGCCAAGGATTAATTACCTGTCAGAATTATATAATGAATTCAGCCGTTGATACTTATAGTTTAGGAGTAGTTCCCGGAACAACTGCATCAGTATTTGTTAAACTCGACAATATTTTACTAGCTGACGACGAATATACAATTGATTGGGATGAACTTACAGTAACTATTCACAATCCAGTTGAAGGTGTTGAACTGAATATTATAGCAGTTGAAAGAGGCGGCCAGGGAATTCTTGATTACGGAAAAATAGTTATTGACAACAGTGTTGAAGAGGTAGTTATACCGAGAACATATATTGCAGGTGAAACACTATTTGTAACTGTTAATGGTGTAAGGAACGAAGTAACTTCTGTTGCCGATGAAACTACAGGACATCATTTAATAACTTTTGATAGATATTTAGAAGTTGGAGATGTAGTACATTGGACAGTATTCCGATATGACGGCAATGAAATAAACTATAGCCAAATTACTAAAGATGCGTTTACAGGTGACGGCAACACTACTGCATTTGTACTATCTGAGGTGCCATTCTACGCTGAACCAACTGCGTATAATGTACTTGTTAAAGTTGGTAATAGAATACTCTACCCAGGTTATAATATACAGTACACAATACCTGAAAATAGACAGAGAGAATTTACTTTGGAATCTTTCCAACAACCTGGAAATGCACTAACTACCGAAGATGTTAATGTTTATATTAACGGAGAAAAAATAGAACCGCCTGTGCAATGGCGTTTTGATATTTTTAATAGTAGTATTGTGCTAGCTGATGCATACGGAAATGTTGGAGACACAGTTGACATATACGTTATTACTGACGGTGAGTATTCAATTAATGGTACAACTTTAATTCTTAATAATGCTCCGGCAGATGGGGAAAGTGTTGAAATCTTTAAATATAGTAACCATAATATAGTTGGTATGGAAAGAATTAACTATGATGTTGTTTCTAGAGTTGCAGTTTTAACAAGCGACGTTGAACAAGTAACATTCCAACGTTTAACTGTTGGCGAAATTACTCTTAGAAATCCAGCAGTCGATGTCCAGTATGTTTGGGTAAGTGTTAACGGAGAACTATTATCGCCAAGCGTAGACTACTATCTAACTGATAACAAAACAAAAGTTAGATTAGTTAGACAGCCACATGCTGACGACACTATTGACATTATACATTTTTCAAAGTATTCGTCAACTCCTCGTTTTGCGTACAGACAGTTTAAAGATATTCTAAACAGGACTCACTTTAAGAGACTAGATTCTCCGGCTACTGTTCTTGCAGCTCCGTTGCTGGAAACTGATTTACGAATTGAATTGCAAAATGCTAACTCGTTGCCAGAACCTAATAGAGGAGCAAGACAACCAGGAGTAATTTTTATAGACGGTGAGCGCATTGAGTATTTTATGAAAGAAGGAAATACATTGCGTTTGTTGCGTCGAGGCACATTAGGTACCGGAACAAAAGCACGTTATGATATAGGAACAGATGTATACGATCAGTCTGCTAAGAAAACAGTACCATATAAAGATGTGACTCAAGTGCAGAAAATTATTGCTCCTGGCAATATCAGTACTTTTGAGCTTAATTTTAAAGCTCAAAGTGTAGACGAATTTGAAATTTTTGTTGCAGGTAAGAGACTAAGAAAAACTGCAATCTCAGTGTTTGATCCGTCTATTGCATTAGATAGTCCCAAAGGCGATGTAGTTACTCCTGCAGAGTTTACAGTAAGTACAGATATAGATGAAGTTACAGGTAAAATTTTAACAAGTTATGTAAATCTCTTAGAGGCACCATTAGAAGGACAACATATAGTTATTACCCGTAAGATGGGTAAAACTTGGACAGAAAATGGAGTTCCTCTTGCTGAAACGCAAACAGATATAGGGTTTTTCTTGAGAGCAGGAACAACCAAGCTACCCGAATAAATACAGTATGGAAAAGGAATGAGTGGAATTATGCAAGATCAAAACGGAGTACTAATACAAGGGCATATTAAAATATTTGACCCTGTATCAAAAGAAGTATACGTTAATAAACGTAACGCCATACATTACGAAAATATGAGTATAGCACTAGCTGAAAGTTTAAGTAATGCAGGGCAAGGGTTTATTTACGAAATGAGTTTTGGGAATGGCGGAACGTCAGTAGATCCAACTGGCATTATTTCCTACTTAACACCTAACTCAACGGGAACTAATGCAAGTTTGTATAATCAAACCTATACAAAGATTGTTGATGACAGAAGTGTTAACAACACAGATCCTGCACGTAACTTTATTGAAACCCGTCATGTAACCGGTACTAGCTATACTGATGTAGTGGTAAGCTGTTTACTAGATTACGGAGAACCAAACGGACAGGATGCGTTTGACACAGCGTCGGATACAAATAATTCGTATGTGTTTGACGAATTGGGTTTGAGAAGTTTTTCTAGTTCGGGAACAGGACGATTAATTACTCATGTCATTTTCCACCCTGTACAAAAATCCTTAAACCGATTAATACAAATAGACTATACTGTTCGTGTACAAAGTTTATCAGGTAGCGGGGTATAACAATGGCATACGAAGTAAATTATACTGACAATGTAAACAAGGGTGTTATTGTTGTTGAAGACGGTGCAATAAACACAGAAACTTCGTTGTCCTTTCCGGGCAGATCGAGTACCGCGTATGGACAGATTATAGCAGAAAATTTCTTACATTTATTAGAAAATTTTGCTAATACTACTGCTCCATTAAGACCTGTTGAAGGACAGTTATGGTACGATAACACAGACGGTGTTGATCAGCTAAAAGTTTACGATGGAACTACTTGGGTAGCTGCCGGTGGCCTTAAAAAAGCAACGTCACAACCCGCAGTTTCAAATTCTGTAGCTGGAGATTTATGGGTTAACACTGATAGTCAACAACTGTATTTGTTTACAGGAACGTCGTGGCTACTAGTTGGTCCTAGCTTTTCGGATGGTTTGCTGACAGGTGCTCAATCTGAAGCTATTGTTGGAACCGACGATAACACGTATAGTGTATTAATTATTAAAGTTGAAGATAAACCAGTTGCAATTATTAGTACACAGGAATTTATTCCTAAAAGTGCTATTCCAGGATTTAGAACAGGTATCAAGGCAGGTTTTAATATATCATCAACACCAATTATTGGTACTCAGTACCTAAAGTACTATGGGACAGCAGAAAAAGCTGAAGCACTAGTAATAGGTACAGAGCCAATTGCTGCTAGCAACTTTTTACGTGGTGATGTAGTATCGACTACTAGTTATCCGTTAAAAGTAAAGGCTAATGATGGTTTAGTGGTAGGCACAGGTGAACAGATAAACCTAAAACTAGTAGGAGAGGCTGGCGTTATTCAACATAATACCCCTGGTGCTAATTTTGATTTCGTGCTGCGTGAGGGCAGCACAAACTATACCGTTATGCGTATAGACAGTACACAAAAAGTTGGTATTAACAACACCGCTCCAGATGAAGATCTTGACGTGGTTGGTAATGTGCAGATTAGTTCAAAACCAACTGATTCAACTACTGGTGTTTTAAAAATAGAAAGCACGATTGAGTCTGATGATATTAATGCAGGTTCATTAATTGTAAAAGGCGGTGTCGGCATTGCTTTAAATGTAAACATTGGAGGCAATGTAGATGTTGGCGGCATTATTACAACAGGGAATATTGTTCCAGATGGAAACAGTGTACGTAATATAGGAAACGCTTCGACAAAATATGATCAAGTTTATGCAACAACGTTTTATGGAAATTTACAAGGAAATGTAAGCGGTACAGTAACTGGTCGTGCTGGAAGTGCAGACAAACTAGCAAGTGCTACAACATTTGGTATTAATGGTGATGTTGAAGCAAATAGTTTTGCTTTCGATGGACAGTCCGGTGGCTCAATTAAAACGTTTGATGTTAGGATTAGAAACAGTTTTATTTCAAATAAAGACGTTGTATATGATGTTGATAACGCTGATGAAATATTAGTTAACAAAGTTATTGGTGAAACAGGACTCTATAGAGTTACAAAAAGAAACCTATTAAAATCAATTCCGCTAATTCCGGCTGGAGCAATTATGCCATTTGGCGGCATAGAAGCACCTGCAGGATGGTTATTATGTGACGGGTCTGAAGTTAGAAAATCTGATTACACAATTTTGTGGGAATCAATTGGGTTTAACTTTAGAGATGCTTCACTAATTAGTGACGGCGGCGTAAACTTTTTCTGTTTACCAGACCTAAGAGGAAGATTTGCTCTTGGTGCTGATAATATGGGAGGACCTAGTGCAAACAGAGTAACTAGTTCAGCAGCTGATGCAGTAGGTAACAGTTCGGGTGAAGAAACAAAGACGATTGGTCTTGACAATTTACCGGAACATGAACACGATTTAGAAGGTCCAAGTGGTACACAGTATTATGCTATGCGAGTTGGAAGCGGTGAACCGCTTGACGAACAGGCTATTAATCTACCAATTGAACCAGGACTAGGTGGGACACAAGGTCTTGCATCAAGTGGAGGTATTTCAACAGCTACTGAGTTGGGTGCTCCTTTAGATGTTATGAATCCTTACTTAGTAGTTAATTACATAATTTATACTGGACAATAAGATGGCGTATCAATTAAACAGAACAAACGGAACAATTTTAACAGAGCTAATTGATGGTCAGATTGATATACAAAGCACTAACCTTACCCTAGTAGGCAGAAACTACTCTGGATACGGTGAAGCCTTTAATGAAAATTTCATCAGACTGTTAGAAAACTTTGCTAATACCGCTGCTCCAAGCAACCCATTAACGGGTCAAATATGGTGGGATACTAGTGAAGAACGTTTGAAAGTTTATGATGGTACGATATGGAAAGCTAGTGGAGGTCCATACGTACAAGACAGTCGTCCTCAAATGGTTGCAGGCGATTTATGGATAGATAACTTAAACAACCAAGTTTATGCATACGACGGCGCTGACACTATTTTAATTGGTCCAGGTTATACACAGTCTCAAGGCAAAAGCGGATTTGAAGTTGTTAGTATATTAGATAATCAAAGTCGTTCTCGTACAATAGCAAAGTTTAATATTGGCGGAACACTAGTAGGAGTATTTAGTGCTGTACAATTTACACCAATCTATGCTGCTCGTATTACTGATTTAGTAACTGACGATAACCCAACAGGAATTATTTATGAAGGGTTTAATATAGTAAATTCTGCTACATTTAAATTCCACGGAATCGCTAACAGCTCTAATGCACTAGTAACCAATGCTGGAGAAATTAGAACTGCTGACCAGTTTTTACCTTCCGACTCAAACGGTATTACAGTTGGTACATTAACAATTCAAAACTCCGGCGGTTTAACAATAGGAACTTCGCAGAATAACGTACAAAAAGTTGTTGGTCCTCGTTTCTATATTGAAAACCAGCTTAGAGATCATGATATAAGTTTGCGTGTTAGATCTACCGTTTACGAATCTCTTATTGTAGATGCGCTTTATATAGATGCAAGCGAAGCTAGGATAGGTATTTTTACAACTAATAGGCTTCCAGAATACACTCTTGATGTTGAAGGCGATTTACGAGTAACCGGAAATCTTTTAGTTGAAGGTGATACAACTACTATAGAAGTGGGCGTGTTAAGAGTTGAAGATAAAAATATTGAGCTTGGATCACTTAACGATAGTTCAATAGGCGGAAATTCAGCAATAGACGACGGCGGCGTAATATTACTATCAAGCGACGGTAATAAGACGATTTTATGGAAAGAAGCAACACAGTCTTGGAAATTTAACCAAAATATTGATCTAGTAACAGACGATACATATTTAAAATATTATGCCATTCAAGGTGTTCCTAAATTAACAGAAGATTCGTTAATGAACGTCTTGTTTGCAACTGACTTAATTCAGGTTGGTCAGCTACAATTTTTAGATGTTGATCAAATTAATATCAACGACACTACAATTAAAGCAGGCACTGCTGTAGCACTAGGTGATGATAATGATAACTTGTTACCTTTAAATCTAATTTCAACAGCAGAAATTAATATTACAGCATCTGGGGCAATTACACTTGTAAATCCACAACAAATTAAAAATGTTACAGATCCGGTTGATGATCAGGACGCTGCAACTAAATTTTATGTAGACAGAGAAATTCTTACTACTCCAATTACGTTCAGCTTAGATGTTACTGGTCTAGGATCAGGAACTGCATTAGAAAATGCAGTAGCAGGTTATTTGAACGATTTATACCCTGCTACCTCTGAAAACAGTGGAAAAATTGCAAGAATACACACAACTTCATACGCAGGAGCAACTGTAAGTGGCATCACTGTATCAGTATCTGAATATCCTGATACGACTGGTGTTTTGGTTAAGTCTAAAATTGGGGTAGATGCAAACGGCACACTAAATGAATCAGTAGTTGAAGATATAGTTTTTTCTAATACAGCATCAGGTGTTGCTGTATTAGCGCCTTCGAGGGCATTAATGGTATATGAAAGTAGCGGTTCTAGCTGGGTTTATCAGCCTTTAGACTCAATTGCAGTATATCCGTAAAATGCGATAAATAACTTAAAGCACTATTAGGGGTTAAACAAAAATGGCTTATCAAATTGATAGATATAATAATACAACTTTAACAATAGTTGAAGATGGTACCGTAGATCAAACCACAGACCTTAAATTTATAGGTAAAAACTATGCTGGTTACGGTGAAATTCAAAACGAAAACTTTCTGTTTTTGCTAGAAAACTTTAGTGGAGCCAATGCTCCGCCTAGAGCACTTAGCGGACAGTTGTGGTTTGATAGTGCAAATAGCAAACTAAAGTTTTATGATGGTACTCGATGGAGAACAACAGGTGGCTCTTCAGTACAAACACTAGAACCAACTGGTTTAACTGATGGCGATTTTTGGTGGGATAGTGCAAATGATCAGCTTTATGTATACAATGGTGCAAATTATGTACTAATTGGTCCTCAAAACGCCGGCGAAGGCGTAACACAAATGATAAGTCTTGAGGTACTAGACAATACTGGAACTACAAGAAGTATTATAGCATCAACTATTGAAGACGAAGTTATATCCGTCATTAGTCCTTTAGAGTTTACCCTTAGCTCAAATGAGGTACTGTATGGACAGGGATTTGATAGAATTAAGAAAGGTGTTACACTTGTTTGGACTAGAGCCAGCGATAACGGCATAACTAACTCAGCTGGATCGTCAGGTAAAGATTTTCGTTTTTGGGGAACTGCATCTAATGCAGACAAACTAGGCGGCCTTGATGCATCAAACTATATTACTACACAAACCGGCGTTCCAACTGTGTTTACTACTTTAGTACAGTTTCCAGATAACGGAGTTTCTGTAGGTGATTCATTAGATTTTAAATTTTATGTTGAAAACGGTGACGAAGGCATTATTGAAAATCAAACTGGTATTGGCAGTGAGGTTAAATTTAAGACAACAGATCAAGTAGGAACTGTTGTCCATTCTATAACAGTTAACCATACTGGGCTAGTTCCTGCTGCTGATAACACATTTAGTATAGGTACTGAAAGCCTTAGATTCGGTACTATAAATGCTGTTACTTTTACAGGTACATCTAATAAAGCAGAGTCGTTAAGAGTAGACTCTAACTACAGAACTGCAAGTGTTAGTGCAAATGCAAATACCATAGTATGTAGAACTACATCTGGAGATATTGCAGCAAACTTGTTTCAAGGTATTGCTACACAAGCACGTTATGCTGACTTAGCTGAAAAGTATCTCACAGACCAAGATTATCCAGTTGGTACAGTTGTCGCGGTAGGCGGTGAAGCAGAAGTTAGAGCAGCGAAAGTAAGTGACCTAGCAGTTGGTGTTATAAGTGACAAGCCTGCATATTTAATGAATGCAGAGGCCGACGGACAAGCTGTTGCTCTAAAAGGTAGAGTGCCAGTAAGAATTTCTGGTCCTGTTTCAAAAGGAATGCCAGTATATGCTTGGCAAGACGGTGTTGCTTCAACTATAGCATCGAACGGCTTAGTTGGCATTGCACTTGAGACAAATAACGAGGAAAGCGAGAAGTTAGTTGAATGCGTATTAAAGGTCTAAGGAACAAGCATGGCAGACGTAAGTGCAGAACGACTTAATAATCTACAAGGTAGATTAGCACTAATACTCGGAAATGGTGCAGGTCAAAACGGATACGGTCAAACTTTAGAAAGTTATCCTGTTTCTAAGACAGATGGTAGCGTTATCCGAGCGGCTGACATTAATGCAATTTATGCTGACATGGTTAAAGTTAGAATACACCAAATAGGTACAAGTCCAACAGAAATTGCCGAACTAGTATCAAATCTAAATATTATTGCAGAAGAAACTAGTTTTTACATAAATGAACAAGGTATTAGCGTAACTGACGAGTACGGTGAGCTAAAAGGTATTTTAGATTACGAAGAATTGATGTCAGTAATTGAAGCTAATAAAATGTTAGCAGCGAGTTCTCAGGTTACATTAGAGTCAGGAATAACTAGTTCACGAACAGCTCAATGGAACGGACTAATAACTCATGAATTTACAGTTAATTTTACAAATGGTGATCATAGACGGCACTTTTTTAACTCAGGCGGCTCTATAAGAATTTCTGGTTCTAATAGCGGCGCCAATGGAGAAAAGGGAAAAGACTGGAATCAGCTATTACTTAGAACAGGCGGAGTTACATTTAACTGGAATTCAACGGTGCCTGGAAATGAAGGCTCTGGCTCTCAAATAGGAAACTATGCATTAACTTCCTCTTATCAAGAAATTTATAGGAAGCAAGGCTCTTCTATTGGCTCTACCTATTCTCAGCTTTATGGAAACAACCTTTATACTATCGAAGCTAGATCAGCAAGCACTAGTTCTATACAGTTTAAAGTAAAATTCAATGATCTTTCAACAGATTATAATCCCAGTGTTGACAATAACGTTGATGGAAGACTGTATAGTGTAGTACAACATACTAGAGCAGCTGGTTCTTCTACTGTTGACGTTCTTGCTCCTACTTACACAAATAACGTATCTCTTTCTTAAGAGATGCGGTCTTTAGAGTTAATAAATACTCTTAGGAGAGGAGTAAACTATGCCAACAACGGTTACTGCAAGTAGATTCAATGCAATAAAAACTCGCATACAATCTGTTCTTGGCGCATCTACGACCGTTAGTCCAACCTTTGGTTACGGTCAAACAGTTAATACTCCTACAGTTGTCGGTAACTATAATACTAATACATCTAGTACAAGTAAAATTGACGATCAGCAGTACCGAAATTTATATATTGATTTAGCTAGAGCAAGAATACATCAAGTTGGATCATCGGCTTTTTCACAAACACCGTTTGTTGTAGGCGACTTTGAAACTAATACTACAAATACTGATGTAGTTGAAGAAGCATATATTCTAGGTCTTGAAAGTTTAATGACACAAATAGAAACTGATAGATTTTTAATACATGAATCTACGCAAGGTTCATTAGAAACTTTAAAAAATAGTGCTGGTTTTTCGCTACAAGGTTCTCGACTACAGTCTTCTAGCGGTACATGGAACAGGACTCTTTCTTATATTTTTACAGTAACATTTGCTGATGCAACATCTAGAAGAAACTTTTTTAATGCTGGCGGCCAAATTAGAATATCGGGTAATAGAGTAGCTACAACTTCTAGTAATTCTAAGTCGCTGGACTGGTCTAGCCTATTCAGTTCTGTGGGTAAAGTATCGTTTGCAGCAAACTCTGTATATAGCACAAATAGTTTTGGTTCTGGGTCAGTTTATGGTAATTACGATTTGATAAGCTCTTATAGAACAATATATACAGGAACATCTAGTGTCTATTCTGGAAACTATTTTAGAGTATATGCGCTAGAAAACTCAGCAACAGAGATACAATTTCGAGTATATTTTGCGGACGTACATAGTGAAAATATAGACGAACCTATATACGGTGATTTTTATGTTAATGTTGAGCTTCTTCGCCCTGAAGGAACAGCAACAGTAAATGGAGTGTCAACTAATACTGTTACTATTTCAACTCCTCCTGTCGGTTCAGCAGTAACCAATCTCATTCAAATTTAACTTGACTTCTTTGTCATTGGTGCTATAATTTAAGCATAGTCGGATCTTCCTGTTCTCACGGAAGCACTTGCATATATAAAATAAACATACAGGAGTTTTATATGGACGAACGCTTAGAAAAAGCTTTAAAGTTTAGCAATTTTATGGTAACGCTAAACAATCAAAAACGTATGCTTAAAGAAAAATATTATGAAGACTTGTTATATTTTTCAAATGGATGTCAGTTTTCTGTAACAAAGGAATTAATCACATTTGTTGGACTGTTAATTGACAAAGGCAACGATACAGATATTGTACTTACTGACGATAACGATATCCCTGCTAAGATTTCCGATCTAACCAAATTTTATGATAACATTCTAGACTTATACTTTAGTGCAGCCAATGAGTATTTTACAAATTACGAAAAATTAAAACAAAGTAGGAAAATAGAGTCGCTGGTAGATTATGACGAAGCAAACTAAAGGCGTAATTGTTTTTGCTCGCAATAACGGTCAGCTTGATTACGTTAAGCAGGCAGTGTTTTTTGCTAAACGAGTAAAAGAATATCTAGGATTACCGGTATCTATAATTACAGACAGTACTGACTATCTAGTATCTAGTTTTGACTTTAGTTTATTTGATAAAATAATTACAGTTGACTACCAAGAAACACGTAATAATAGAGCATACTTTGACGGATCTTTATATCATAAAACAGCCCCATTCAAAAACGATATGCGTGACGGAGTATACGATATGTCTCCATATGACGAAACGTTGCTAATGGATGTTGACTATATTGTATCTAACAACACTCTATTAAAATGTTTTGACTCTCAGCACAATTTAATGTTGTACAAAGAGTCAAGCGATATTTCAGATTGGCGTGACGCTAGAGAATTTAATTATATAAGCGATTATACTGTTGACTTTTATTGGGCTACAGTAGTATTTTTTAGAAAAACTCCTGAAAATGAAGTGTTTTTTAGCCTAGTTAAACATATTAAAGAAAATTGGCATCATTATAGACGAGTTTACCAAATTAAATCAGGATTGTTTAGAAATGATTTTGCATTTAGCATTGCTGTTCATATCATGAATGGCTTTAACAAAGGTACATTTGTTGCTCCTTTACCAGGCAAGCATTATTATTCATCTGACAGGGATGTCTTACAAAATATTGACGGAGATAAAATAGTTTTGTTAGTAGAAAAAAAAGACTATCTCGGAGAATACACACTAATAAAAGCCAATAAACAGAATATCCATATTATGAACAAATTTAGTCTAGAGCGTATAATTGACAAGTTAGGAGCAAGCAATGGATAAAACTAGAGGTGTAGTAGTACTTGCTCAAAACACCGATGAACATGATTATGTTCTACAAGCCTGTTTGCTAGCAATGAGTCTAAAAGTTACAAATCCAACTACGCTTATAAGCGTTGTAACAAATAACACAGTTAACGAAGAATACATAAATTTGTTTGACCAAATTATTCCAATACCGTTTGAAGATGATGCAGCTGATAGCAATTGGAAAATTGAAAATAGATGGAAAATCTATTATGCAAGCCCGTATGATCAAACCTTAGTTCTTGATACAGATATGCTAGTGCTACAAGATATATCTAGTTGGTGGAAATTCCTATCAAATTATGAATTATTTTTCACTAGTAAAGTTTTTACCTATAGAAACGAAGAGATATCTAGCGATTATTATCGAAAGACATTTACAGCAAACAACTTGCCTAACTTATACAGTGGTCTTCATTACTTTGAAAAGAGTAAATTTGCAATTGAATTTTACAAATGGCTAGAACTAGTAATGCAAAACTGGCAATTGTTTTACGGATCTTATGCAAAGGAATTTTATCCTAAACGTCCTAGTATTGACGTGAGCGCAGCAATTGTAGCTAAACTTTTAGACTGCGATGCTAAGATTACTAACAAGATTAGTAGTTTTCCAACATTTACTCATATGAAACCATATGTTCAAAATTGGTCTGAACCTAGGAACCGATGGCAAGATTGCGTTGGTACTTACATAACTAGAGATTGTAAAATCAAAATAGGAAACTACGAGCAGCTTGGAATATTACATTATACGGAAAACGATTTTGTAACACCTGAAATAATTGAACGTTATAGGAATTATTTAAATGTCTAATTTTCAAAACTTTTTAAAAAGTTTAAATGTAAACATTGATGTTGATATTGAAACTTCTTATGTTGTTTTTGATAAAGAACTAGGAACTGTTGATAGAATATCTAATGTTAAGCCATTAGTTTTAGAAGATACTCAAGACGTACTAGAAGTAAAGCATGACGAAGTTGCTAGTATTCTTGAAGGTAAAAGTAATACTAATGAGTTTTTAGTTGCATATGATGTTGTTTTAAAACAACTAGTACTGAAAAAACTCAGCATAGAAGATGAATTAGAATCAATTGAATCACAACTATATAGATTACCTGTATATAGAAGTAGTTCTAGGTCAGAAAGACGTACATTACTTTTTGAAAACATCTATGACGGTGTTAATGTTTATATTTGGTCTCCTTTACGTAGTTACAAGAAGGATGACATTATTTGGTATCAGGGCAATGTTTATATTGTGCAATCAGATATGGAGTCTGCAGACGAATTAGATTTAGAAAAAGTAACTTTGTACATATCTGATGTATTTCTATCTGATGTAGAAACAAATGTAGACATTCAGATTGTAAATAAAAATTTTAAACCTATCTACGAAGGAATACATGTAGATGTCTGGTATGATGAATTAGATCATTTATCCGGACAACACGTATGGATTAATAACAGTGTATATAGACTACTGTTAGACCAAGAGGCAGGAACACCGTTTAATATTGAGAATGCAAAACTAGTTGTGTCTAATATACAGCTATACGACGATGAAAATAAGTACTTAAAATTTACTGAAAAACTCCAAAACGGAAACAAGGTTTTAAAATTTAATAAAATGTTTATGTATAGTAGTGAGGTTTCATTACTGGCAGAAAATTCTGCGATAGTGTTTTACCTTGATGATCAGACACCTTGCTATTTTGATGAACCTTCAAAAATGTTAGCAACCTTAGCTATTAGCTCTCACAATATAAATGAAGAACCACAAGCAACCTTTACTAGTGTAAAAACAAAAGTCGATGTGTACGATCCGTTAACACTTGAATCTGGTTCTAAGGTATTGATAGGAAAATCATTATCGTTGGTCAGATCAAAAGAAGTCTTTGACAGCGATATAAATCTTGTTCAGAATAATGCAAAAGGTTCATGGAACATTTATTTAGGTAAAAAAACAGCAAAAGCACTACAGAATACTAATTGGATAGGTATAGACACTATGTATTTTAGTGTAACATCTAAATTTGATCCAAACGTTCTTTATCGTACACTTGAATTTTCATTAAATGATTTAGTTGCTGGTGCAGAGTATGTGTTTCCGTTCAAGTATGCATGGGAACATTCTAAAGAAGATATTAGCGTTTATGCAACAAAATATTTTGAAACTTATGCACATGAGATTGTAGAATGACAAAATTTAAAGTTATTGATTATGATATCATCTATCTCAGCTATGATGAACCAAACGCTGAAAAAAACTACGCAGACTTGTGTAAAAAAATTCCATGGGCTAAACGTGTACATGGTGTTAAAGGTAGCGACGAAGCGCACAAGGCTTGTGCTAGATTAAGTGAAACAGATCGTTTTATTACTGTAGACGGAGATAATGTCGTCCGCGCCGAATTTTTAAATCAAGAAATTGATTTCAACGAACATGCAGGCCTCGATAACGCTGTTATTAGTTGGTGTGGAAGAAATGCAATAAACGGTTTGATGTATGGCAATGGCGGCTTAAAATGTTGGCCAAAATCTTATGTGCTTAATATGAGAACACATGAGGCAGCTGATCCTAAAAATAAACAAGCTCAGGTAGATTTTTGCTGGGACGCACATTATATACAGATGAACAGTTGTTGGTCTGATGTTTACAATAATGCGACACCTGCACAAGCATGGAGAGCAGGGTTTAGAGAAGGTGTTAAATTGTCTTTAGATAGGGGAGTAAAACCTAGTAAAGAAAATTTTTTAAAAAATCATTGGCGCTGTTTACATTGGTTGTATATTTGGACTATGGTTGGCTCTGATGTAGAAAATGGTATATGGGCTATCCTTGGCGCAAGAGAAGGAATTTATAAAACAATGTTAACTGATTGGGACTATGTTAATGTACGAGATTTTTCTTACCTTGACGGAATGTGGGCTGAAGAATTTAAAAACATGAACGACACTACAGTTCGAGAAAGAACATCAGAACTAGGAAAAATTTTAGTTAAAGATTTAGAATTACCTATAGGCGAAATGCTAACCCCTGAGCAGAGTATTTTTTTTAAGACAGTATATGAACAACCTGCAAGAACTGATCATCAGCGATTTATTGAAAAGTTAGGACAATAAATGCAAATTCCTTTATATACAAGATTAGACGGCGACCCAAAGTATAAATTCTGTTGTGGGTTCCCTCTTGAAAACTTAACTGATCAATATTTTGTAAAAACAGATGACCCTACAGGGTACTTTGGTTTATATGGCGATCCTTTCAAAGTTGTTTTTAAAGAGTACTCTAATGATAAAAAATACTATTTTCCTATAATTGTAAGTTTTGAACATTCTTTAGAAATTATAAAAAATATACAAATACCTAAGAATGTTGAACAAGACATTTTAAATAATAATTGCAAAATTTTTGTTACTAACCCATTTGAAGGATGGAGTTGGGATTTCTGGATAGAAGTAGCGGATGTTATTATTGCAAATAATACTTGGCTTACTTTAGATAAGTTTGTATTTTCTTGCGCAAACGTGCATCCTATAGATGAAATACAGACAGTCTATTATAGTTTTTGGGAGAGACAGCCTAGATATGAAAATTTATCTTTCTTCCAAGAAAAGGCACATGTAGAAAAGATTGGTCCGCGTGTTTCGAGGCCTCACAAGTTTATCTGTTTAAATAGGCGCCCACATGCAGGAAGACTGGCATTAGTATCAGAACTATTTGATTATAAAGATCAAGGACTATTGAGTCTTGGACGAAGTGGTCAAATGTATAAAGGATATTATGAAGAACAAGAAGAATTGTTTATGAAAGGGTATCCTACATCATTTGACAAGTATATTGAAAAAGATATAAGATCTCATATACCTTTACGTATTAATGATGGAAGAAATCCTGAGTTTGAAAATCCTGTTCATGACTGGGCTACCGAAAAGTTTTTTGACAGTTATTTACACATATGTCCTGAAACCTATCAATATACTTGTAAAAACAGAACATTTTTCAGTGAGAAAATTTTTAAACCTATCATGTTCTTACAGCCTTTTGTAATTGTAGGAGAACCGTATGCATTACGTGCATTAAAAAATATGGGATACAAAACTTTTAGTAATTGGATTGACGAAAGTTATGACGGCATTGAAAACAATGATATGAGATTACGTGCAGCGGTAAGAGCATCTATAGAATTTTTTACAAAGCCTGAAGAAGAATTAAAAGATATTATTTCTGATATGTCTCATGTGTTGAGTCATAATTCATCTATGCTTGTTTATAGATCTCTTATGATTGATTTTGAATTAAAAGAATCACTATGGAGATTCTTAAATGACTAGACTGGTTACCTTTGGATGTTCATATCCCTATGGTCACGGGTTAAAAGACTGTTACAATTCTAAAGATAAAGGATACGGGCCTACACCAAGCAATTTTGCATTTCCAGGATTAATTGCGCAACACTGTAATTTTCAAGATGTTAATTTGAGCAGACCTGGAATTAGCAACAAGGGAATAGTGCATAAAATAATGCAATTTGATTTTGTTAAAGGTGATATATGTTTATTAGCATGGACTCATGTTGATAGGACTTCTCAGATAACTAAAGACGACGATATTGTTTTTATAGGTCCGTGGCAAACTGACTCACTTTCAAAAAGTTATTATAAGTATTTTTATGAACATTATGATAATTTGTGGAATACAAAATTGTACATAAACTATGCAAATTTATATTTAAAAAACAAAGGCGTCCAGGTTATTAATATACAAGGATACAATGCATCTGAACATATAGAATGGAAAGAATTAGTTGATAAAGATATGATTATGACTTATGAAAATGTACATTCAGAACCTCTTGATCGTGCATTAGACAATGCACATCCGGGAGAAAAAACTCATAAAAGATTTGCAGAATACATGTTAGTTAGATACGGTTATATTTTAAGGAAAAATAAAGTTGAAAATTGATTTGTATTTTGAAAACGATGGAAATAGTTACACTGTTGAAAATAGAAAGCCGTTTCTAAACGGAATACCAAAAAATCTAGTATCTAAAGTTATTATTACACCCAAAGGTAGCCCAGCCGAATGTTATTTTGGAATGTTTGACGGTAGTTTTAGAAAAATTTTTTCAGTTAATACAAGTATTCCTGAAAATAAAAAATTTTTTTATCCTATAATTTTTAGTTTATCTGCATTAGGGGATTATGCTAAACAAATAACAATACAACCAGAAATAGTAAAATTAATTAACGAAAATTGGTGTAAAATTTTATTAGTATGTCCTTATGAAGGATGGCCGTGGAGACTTTATGATAAAGTAATAGATGGTATAATAAAAAAATATAAGATAAAACATTCGCATATTGTCTTAATGACAGCTAAGTTGAATGATCACCCTAAATGCAAAGTAGTCTATTATAACAATTGGGAAGTAGCAGCATCTAATAGACGCTTCGCCGAAGATCGATTACTAGGTAGAACAGCAGTTTTGTCTAGTAGTATTAGACCTTATAAGTTTATATGTTTAAATCGTCGAGCAACTGTACACAGATATGGCACAGTGTCACAATTATGGCCTTATAGAGATCAAGGACTACTTAGTTTTTGGCAGCACGGCTTCCACCAAAACGATACTCAGTATATTCGAGAACAAAAAAATCAATTCTATCATAATATGCCAATTTTAGCACAGTCTTGGATAACGCAGAGGATAGACAATCATATGCCTTTAGCATTGCCTGCTGACCTTGATCCGTACGATAGCACAGACAATGAAAACAATCCAACATCTGATCCGCATTCTAAAAAGTTTTACAACAGTTATTTGCATATAGTAACTGAAACAACAATGTCTGACGAGGGATTTTTTAGCGAAAAGATATTTAAGCCTGCTATTTATTTCCAGCCATTTGTATTAATAGGACAAAAACACGGTCTTGAAAATCTAAGAAAAATTGGATATAAAACGTTTTCTAATGTAATAGATGAAAGTTATGATCTAGAACCGGACAATCAAACTCGACTTATAAAGGCTACGAATGCGGCAATTGAGTTTACTAAAATTGTCAATAACGATTTGATGCGTAAACTTTTGCCAATACTCGAGCATAATGCAGTCAACTTTATGAATAGAGCAAAAACAATTATTAGCACACTGCAAAATGATTTAGCATCATCTTTGGAAAACTAGCTTAAAAGTTTGTATAATTAATTAAAACACAGTTTATTTAAGGAGAAGATATGAAAGTAGCAATGATTGGTTGCGGAAAACTCGGGCTACCTTGTGCTGAGGTAATGAGCCAACATTATGATGTAGTAGGGTACGATGTAGTAAAAGACCCTGACGCACAAATTCTGCTGTTAGATTCTATTGAAGAGACTGTAAAAGATAGAGACTTAATTTTTGTAGCAGTTCCAACTCCACACGATCCTAAGTATGGCGGAAGCAAGCCTATAGCTGAAATGCCCCCAAAAGATTTTGACTATTCAATTGTGCAAAAAGTTTTAAAAGAAATTAATCCGCACGTTAACAAAAATCAATTAGTTGTGCTAATCAGCACAGTACTACCTGGTACAGTTCGCGCACACTTAGAACCATTAATTACTAATGCACGTTTTATCTACAATCCCTATCTAATTGCAATGGGATCTGTTAAGTGGGACATGGTAAATCCAGAGTGCTTAATTATTGGTACAGAAGATGGCACTGAAACAGGTGATGCGCAATTACTAGTTGACTTCTACAAGCCAATTATGGAAAACGATCCTACAGTTAATATTGGTACTTGGGACGAAGCTGAGTCTATTAAAATTTTCTATAATACATTTATTAGCGCAAAAATTGGTCTTGTAAATATGATACAAGATGTTGCCGAAGCTAATGGAAACATTAATGTTGATGTAGTTACCGATGCACTTAAAAAAGCAACACAACGTATTACAGGGCCACGCTATTTAACAGCAGGCCTAGGTGACGCTGGAGCATGTCATCCTAGAGACAATATTGCTCTACGTTATCTTGCCGAAAGACTTGATTTAGGTTACGATTTATTTCATGCAATTATGCACAGCAGAGACATACAAGCAAACCGTATGGCAAATAAATTAGTTAAAATTGCTAAAGAACGTAGCCTACCAGTAGTTATACACGGTCGTGCATACAAGCCTTACGTTCCTTATACTATAGGAAGTTATAGTGAACTAGTAGGGCATTTTGTAGAAGAAGCAGGAGTGCAGCTAACGTATTCAGATCCTTTAACCGGAGACACAGATCCAATAACAGAACCTAGCGTAATACTATTAGCACACAATGCTAGAGTCACTTATGAAGGCACCGGAGTTGTTGTAAATAATGATAGTTTCTATTTTATAATACCAAACGGAAGTGTTCTTGTAGATCCTTGGAGAACCACACCTCAAATGGAAGGCATTGAAGTAATACACTATGGAAATACAAGACAAACAAAATAAATTTTGTAAAGCAATGAGTAATTCCTTAAGTTTTAGAATTCCTGGCGACTCTAATACATTAACATTTAATCCTTGTTGTCTTTACGACGATTACATACCGTTTCACCCAACCCTCTTTAAAAAAACTAGAGACATGTTTATTGCTTCTGATAAAGATTTTTTGCCTGGTTGCAGCAAGTGTAAACTAAAAGAAAAAACACATAATACAAGTCATAGGCTTTTAATGAACAGAGATATACCAGACGGCATTGGCACTGATATACACAAATTAGAACTTGTACTTGATACAACATGTAATGCTGCTTGCATACAATGCGGAACCTTTCAAAGTAGTTTATGGAGGAACGAAGTTGCCTTGCGCGACAAAAATTACAAACATATCCAACCAGAATTACAAATAGACGCTAAAGTTAAAATGATTAAAAATAGTATAGACTTTAGCAAAGTTAAAGAGTTTCATTTTTGGGGCGGAGAGCCTTTACTTACTGACACACATTTAAAATTTTTAAATGAAATTGAAGATCCATCAGATGTTGTTGTTAGATACACAACTAATGGAAGTATATTCCCATCTGATGATGTTTTAAAATTATGGGAAAAATTTAAAGAAGTAAAAATTGGCATAAGTACAGACGGTATTGGAGATAGGTTTCATTACATAAGATGGCCATTAAGTTGGGACAAAGTTTCAAAAAACATAATAAAATTCAAAAATGAAACTCCCTTAAATATAGAATTTTTTGTTAATTGTTGTACAATTCCATTAAATGTTTATTATACTAATGAACTTTCAGAATGGTTAGATATTAACTTTAGCAGACATTTAAACGGAACAAAAATTAATTGTAATTATATTAGAGGTGAAGGTATACTAGATCTTGCATGTACTCCAGAACCGTTGAGAGAAGTAGTAATAAAAAAATTAGGTGATGATCATGTAATTAGTAAGTTACTAACTGAATTACCAGTATTAGATTCTAAACATATGTTAAATCATATTAGGCAATGGGATCCAGTAAGAAAATTAGATTGGAAGAAAACGTTTCCAGAGATAGTGGAATATTTTAATGTTTAACCCTGATAGACTAGGTTATTATAGAGTTGGCTGGAAAAAATTTTACAACAAAACACTAGCACTACTAGAAAGTAAACAAACAGGATATGATGTTGATTGGATATTCAACAACGATGTCTACGGAAAAATTAACTGGACTGTTCCTGTTAATGAAACTCTAGAACAATTATATTTGCGTAGAGCATTACAACTACGCAATGACTACGATTACCTTGTTTTATATTTTAGTGGTGGTGCTGATAGTACAAATATCTTAAAGGTATTTGTTGACAACAATATCTTTTTAGACGAAATTGTCATGCAATACCCTGAACCAACAGTTAAAACATTCAATGAACAAGACAGGTCAAATAAAAATATTTACAGCGAAATTAAATACCAAGCAATCCCAACCATAAACAATTTAAAAATAAATCCTAAAACACATATACGGTATCAAGATTTTGCAAAACCATTGCTTGAACTATTAGATAAAGACGATTGGTTTGATCAAATACCTATGGGTACTAACATAAGCCCGTCGGGTATTGGTAGGCAAATATCTCAGGTAGTTGAACCTCACATATTAGAACTATGTAGTAAAGGTAAAAATATTGCACAAATACTCGGAGTTGACAAACCGTTAGTGTATTCTGATGGTGTCAATTATTTTGCTTATTTTTCAGATGTAAGTGCCATGCATTCGCCCCCGGTAGATTTTACACAAAGCGAAGTTTTTAACAATCTGTATCATACTGAATTTTTTTACTGGACACCAGACCTTCCTGAGATTGTAGTCAAGCAAGCACAACTTATTAAAGCCTATTGTGAAACAAGTGAAGATGCCAAGTTAAAAATTATGTCGTCGATGAAAAAACACATTGGAACATTTAGGCCTTTGCTACATTCAATAATATATTCACCAAGCCTTGTAATAGCATGGGATCCTGAGAAACCAAATTCAAAAGTAGTAAGACCAATGGACCAATGGTTTTGGGAGACGGGAACCACAAATCAGGTAGGAAACTATCGTGCAGTGATAAAATACTTACGAGAAAATACAAATACCAAGCACATGATTGACAATGATATTGAAAACGGACTTTCTGCACATACAACAGGATTTTACAAATTATAAGAGGAACCATAATATGGGAAAAATGAACGAAGTACAAAAAAGAAGTATAGCAAAAGCACTTACAGCAAGAGTAATGTTTACATGTAGTCATTTAGTAAATGGGTTCATTGTTACTGGTTCTTGGGTTATTGGTGCGCAGATTGTAGGTATTGCAGCAGTTGTGAATCTACTGTTGTTTTGGTTGCACGAAAGAGTATGGAATTGGGTGCAATGGAACCGTAAACCAGCAGATAACCTATTCTTTTCAGACGGACATCCAAGAACTGTTAGCAAGTCAGCAACATGGAGAGCAGTAATCACAATAAACAATTTTGTTATTCCGTACATTACAACAGGATCATGGAAGGCAGCAGCAGCCTTTTTAACTATTGCAACGGTAATGAATATTGTACTGTATTACACACATGAAAGAGTGTGGAATAGATTTGCATGGGGGAAAGAAGCAGTATAGAATGAAAGCGTATTGTAAATCTAAAATTCATAGGGCTACTGTTACTGACGGTAGCCTAAACTACTCTGGTAGTATTACTATTGGCAAAAATATGCTAGATGCTGCTGGTATTGACCTTTATGAATTTGTGCATGTTAACAACATTAATAATGCTGCTCACTGGGAAACATATGTTATTGAAGGAAAAGACAATGAAATTATTCTTAACGGAGCACCAGCAAGATTATTTCAACCGGGCGATTTAGTAACAATAATGTCCTTAGAGTACAGTGATAAGTTTAAGGAACACACAGTAGTTCTTGTCGATAACAAAAACAACGTAACAGAAATTAAAAAAATTAGTTAGAGTGTTTAAATGTAAGTATCCAATAATCGCAGCACCTATGAATCAGGTGTCTGATCTAAACCTTGCTATTGCGGTGCATAAAGCAGGCGGGTTTCCTTCCATTAGCGGATACTGCTACAAGAATGCAAATCAATTAATTAACGCTTTAGAGGATTTTGTAAAAATTACAGGATCATCAAATTTAATTCTTGCTATAGATGAGCACTGGCTACTAAATCCCAACATAATTTCTACTATTAAACGTTTAAACATATCTCACCTTTTCAAATACTTTAATGAAAATCCAAAATTTCCTTTAGAAACTAAATTAGCATGGCGAGAACCAATTGATAAACTACTAGAAAAATTAGATAGTCAGTTAATTGGAATACTACCTAATTTTAATGACATACAAGATTTAGATAAGATATATTTTCTTAAAGGAAATGATGGCGCGGGCAGGCCCGGCGCCGCCACTACAAAAGAATTATTTGACTACCATATACAGCAAACTCCAAACGCAAAATTAGTTCCAATGGGTGGAGTAGGTACAGCAAGTCAAGTAAAATACTATATAGATAACGGTGCAATTGCAGTTAGTGTTGGCACACTATTAGCAGCATCAAAAGAAAGTTGTTTAACAGAAGCAGTTAAACAAGCAATGGTTGCAGCTAGTAATTCTAATTTATCTATATTGGATACAAATCTAAAGCAGCAAGGGTTAGTTTTTAAGGAGTTTTCTGGATATGATACAGCTAATCACACCAATTCTTTAAAATTGGGTATTAATTCTAACGCAGATGCTGGGCATATATTTGCTGGTCATGGAATTAACTTTATTAATACAATTGATGATGTTGCGTCTATTATACTGAAGTTAGCAGACAAAATATAAATATATTCATATAATGAAAGAAAGGTATAATGCTAAATTATAAGGTATTTAATATTGATGCCCCACACATGACTGAAAGCAGTATATTTGATTTATATCAATACAAAGTGTACATAGGGAAAAACAGTGTAAGTACTAATAATAAAAATAGCTATTGGTACATTGAAGATAACACAGTAATTTCTAAATCAGGTGACGATAGTATTATTGATAGTGGAATATTGTGTATAGAAATATTTGGATATACACCAGAGACTAGAACTAGCACCTACAGTAGGTATACAGATTTGCCCTACATTAACGGTTGTAGTAGCAAACAGTTAATACCACCCAACAGGTTAGGTGATCCTACTTGGCAACTTTTACTACTGCCTCAGCATACTAGTGAACAGTCACATCATATTCATTCAACTGCACGGATAGTATATGTAGCAGAAGGAGAAGGTAAGAGCATCATTGGACAAGATGGTCATACAACTGAAATTAATTTAACTCCAGGCACTGTTATTATTTTAGATAAAATGGTGCCGCATCATTTTGTCACAACTGACAGCCATTTATTAGTTTTACCTCTGCATGTTTACAGTAGTGTAGCAGGCGAAACAACTCATCCAATGCGAAGCGGAACACACGAAATATGACATCAGAAACAGTATTAGTTGTTGATAGAGAGATTCAACGTATAGCATGTTCTACACCAGAACTTCATCAGGCAGTAGCATTAGCTGAAGGATTAATTAATTGTGGTGTAAGAGTAGTTTCGTTAGAAAATAATACTTACAATTTTAATGATATTAATATTCACTATCAGTATAGTGATGGTAAAATACGGATTTTAAGTCCATATCAAATTCCTAATAATTGGATGGCGTTTCGAACACAGGTAATAGATCGAATAGAACCCTTGCAGATATTAATTAATCAAGCAAAAAGTAGAACAAGCGATCTTGATAATTACTACAATACACCAATGTTTACAGCAATTTTAGCAGTTGAATTAGAAAAATGTAAACCTAATGAAAATAGGTATTCTTTGGCTATAGAAGAGTGGGCATTGATGCAAGATGTATCTGTTGAAGTTGCGTATAAAGAGTTAAAAATTAAATATGAAGATATATCATTAACATACATGAGGAACAACGCACTTTACTCTAGATTTGTAAGAAAAATTAATCAAACTGTTGGGAAAGATAATTTGAAACAAGTTATTAATGAGTTTAGTCGTAAATTTGGAATTTTAATATGACAAAACAACTCTATATTTGTAATATTGATGTTTTAGAAAATTCAAATAAGCCTGACGTAGCACTATGGTCAAACATGCATTCGATAGCATCGACCTGGGCTCCGTATATTGACAGGTGTGAATCAATACAAATGCCGTATCGTTTGAAGTTATATGATAAGTTTAAAATGCCTAAAGACCTTTCAGGATTTAATTTATCATATGAAGAATGTTGCAATATACAAGCTCAAGAATTTATAGATTTAAGTAAAAAACTAGATAAAAAAATTACTATAATGTACTCCGGAGGCATTGATAGCACACTAATAGTAATATTTTTTTTAAAACTACTAGGTGAAAGTGAATTTAAAAATAGAATAGATATTGCACTAAGTCAACACAGCATTAGTGAAAATCCTAATTTTTATTATAGATATATTAGACCAATTGGAAACATTATTTCAAGCAATCATTTAACTAATATGTTTACTGGTTCAACTATTATAGTAAGCGGCGAACACAATGACCAATTATTTGGAAGTGATCTAATATGTCACGCATCAAATTATTCTGGTTTTGCTGAGATGCATAAACCGTATTCGAGAAAACATTTTGTAGGTTTTCTTACTCAATATAAAAGACAAGAAATGACTGAAAAAACTGCTAATTTTTTCTTTGATCTCATTGATAATCATATTAAAACTCAAGCACCGTGTGAAGTAACTACTAATTATCACCTATGGTGGTGGCTAAATTTTTCATTCAAATGGCAAAATGTATTTTTTAGAATGTTACTTAGAGCTAATAAACTTAACTTTGCAGATATAAATCAATCTTTTGTTGACAATTATTATCATTGTTTTTTCTCTGGAACAAATTTTCAAAAATGGAGCATGTTAAACCATAATCTCAAAGTTGTAAACAGTTGGGATACATATAAGTGGGAAGCCAAACGCCTAATTTATGATTTTACCAAGGATAAGGATTATCTTAATAAAATTAAAATTGGAAGTTTAGTAGAGATTTTTAGACAACGAGATGCACCAGCTGGGATTACATCTAATTATGAATTTTTAGAAAATCTTAATCTTGATGAATTTTATGTTCCTGATAATAGTTTCAGAATATAGTTTTAGCATAAATATATTAAAGATTAACTAACACTGTTAACATAAAGGAATAATAACATGAGTATTACACTTAAAATGTCTAAGGTTAGACCTTCAGAAAACGTACCTTTTTACACTTTCAGTAAAGAGTATATTGATCTCCAACGTTCAAATCCAAATATTACTAGAACGATAAATGCAGTTGACCCAACTACTGTAGAAGTTACATTAACTTTTTCTAATAAGGATGTATTTGATGCATGGAAAACAAATCCTATTGTAGTTTCAGAAATATCAAAATCAAAAGAATATTCTAACTTAATAGGAATTACTAGAACTATAGAAAAAGTAATAACACCATAAACGTGGGTTAGGTTGCGATATGGCAGGAAAGTTCTATCACATTGAACAAACAAAAAATCAGTTGCCGTTACTAGCAACTGATTTTTATTTTATAAACCCACAAATGATTTTAAATACTTCTCAACATAGAGAAGCTATTTTAGAATCTTTAGATAGCAGTACAAAAACAAGCTTATTGTTTGGCTTACATATGAATCCGGGTAGCGTATATCCTCGATTTAACAGGAATAACTTTTTTTATAAAGTCTCAACTATTCCTACATATAGTTTTTTACCTAATTTACATAATAAAAGAGTTTTAGACTTTTCTGATATTACAGATGCTAGGGCATTAGAGTTGGAAAGAAAGTCAAACAATGTTGACAATGTTTACCTTTTTTGGAGCGGCGGTATTGATTCTACAGTAATACTTGCTGCGATACTAAAAAACTGGAAGAATGAAAATCTTGAAAAGCTAGTAGTTGTACTAAATCAATACAGTATTGACGAAAACAAAAACATGTATGAAAATTATATACATGCTAAACTAAAAACAGAATCAACGGATAAATTTTTTAACGGAGAATTAAATTTTTCTGATGAAAATATCTATGTTGACGGTAACGTTGGTGATACTGTTTCTTATTTGATGTTAGAGCATTTTGATTCTAAGTATCCGGGATATTATAACAAGCCGTGGAAAAAACACATAAACATTTTAATAGAACATTTTAGTGAATACGAAACTATTGAACATGGTAGAGATACATACAAGAAAATTGTTAGATCATTAAGTGAAAACAAGTTTGAAGTTGAAACAATTTATGATTTTTTATGGTGGATGACATTTAACTGGTTACATGATAAATTATTATACAATATACTTTGGCAATACACTCCTTGCTTTAATAGAAATACAGACATTAAAAAGTTTTTAGAAGAAAACATGTTCCAATGGTTTAACAGTAACGATTACCAAGATTGGATGGTATCATCAATTAGTACTAGTTTAAGAATAGGCGACAATATAACAACTAATAAATTGGCATACAAGAAGTATATATTTGATTTTGACAAGAATTTGGAATATTTTAAATACAAACAAAAAGAGTACTCGACACCAAAGAATAAAGTTAAGGACAGTCATATCATACTGTGTGGAATAGACACAGAGTATAATTACTATTATAGGTACACTCATGAGAAAATATGGCCTCCTAAATGAGTATTTTAAAAAGACCCCCCGGTGACTTATTCACTTTTAGATTGTTTTTTAATTTAACGTCTAAAATAAAAATTCCACACGATAAGTTTTATTTTTGGTCAGTATGCATTGATCCAAACTTTAAAAAAATTTCTTATTTTATAGGATCGCAACAATTTTACGAAGACGAAATATTATATAGAAATATTATAATGTCTTCAATAAATACCGATTTAATCATTTTAGGAATAAAAGATCATCTCACTGGAAGTGATTTTAATCCATTGACATCTAAATATACAGATATGTCGGTGTGGTTAAAGCAAATGGCTCAATATTATAGACATAAGAAAATTATATTGTTTACTAGTTTAGAAAATCTTAATCTTGATGAACCTAACATTATAGTTATTCCATGGGGCGGCGATATTACCAATCATCAATATGAATATCAAAAATTAAACCCCGTGTTAGAAAAAAATTTAGACAGCAAAAATACTTTTTTAAGTCTTAATAGAAATAAAAGAACACATAGAGCTATGCTAGTTTCGTTGTTGTATGGTCTTAACCTACAGAATAACGGATTAATATCTTGTATGTTTAAAGATAATCTAGATAACTTATTTGAGTATACAAAATGGCAGGTATTAAATTCTAATGTGTACTTAACAGGGTTTAATGATTTTAAAACGTCAACATTACCAATAAATGATGGCCCAGACATATATCATAATCATAATAATGACAACGTGTCTAATTTTAAAAATAGTTTAACAAAATATTATGAAAATACATTTGTAGAAATTGTAAGTGAAACTAGCTATACAGAACCATGCTATAACTTAACTGAAAAAACTTTGAATAGTATCTATGGATGCTGTTTTCCAATATTGTTATGCAGTAAAGGCAGTGTTAAATTTTTAAGAGAAATGGGTTTAGATGTTTTTGATGACGTTGTAGACCATAGCTATGATGAAATAGACGATCCTGCCCTTAGGCTAGAAACAGCAATTAAAAACAATATCGAGTTGTTAACTAACAATACAAAAACTAAACAGTTATGGATTCAAAATAAAGATAGATTTTTAAAAAATGTTGACTTTTGCAAAGAAAGAATGTATAATTTTTATTATAATAGAGCCAAAGATCTATTTTTGGAGTTAATACCTCATGATAACATATAAAGATGACGATTCATTTTTTACAACTGTTTTTCCTCCGTTTATTCACCACGGTTTGCTTATTAAGCAATGGCTTACTCGGAACGAAAACTCAAAATTTAGATATATTAGAGATAAGGAAATTGAAGACTATTTCTATAATGTAGAACAAATAAATGAAATTTATCCTGGCATTAAAACTATAGGCATGGTTTTAAATCCGTGGAATAGGATATCATATGCATATAGAACCTTATCTTATATGAAGGAAACTGGATTCAACAATTATAGCATAAATTTTGATTTTCTAAAATTAGATACTTTTACCAAGTTTGTAGAAAGTTTAAATAGTAGTGCTGTTGTAGAGCCGTTTACTTTTTCCTTATCAGAATCGCAACATAGTTGGTTTAACAGAGGAGAGCTTAAAGCAACTTATGTTCTACGAGCTGAATTTATAGAAGAAGACTTCAAAGAAATTAAAGAGTATTTTTGTTCTGATACGCCGCTAGTAAACAAGACAATGCTAGAACTAAGCAATCTTACACTGCCTGAATACAAAGAATATTATACTGACTATACAAAGGCAATTGTTGCACAAGTATTTAAAGAAGACATTGAACAGTATGGATATGAATTTTAAATATGTATGATATTGTATTCATATCCTACAATGAGGAAAATGCAGAAAAAAATTGGGCAGTTTTAAAGTCAAAGTTCCCAATGGCTAAACGTGTAGATGGCGTTAAAGGAATTCATCAAGCACATAAAGTTGCAGCAAAAAAATGTTTTACAAAAATGTTTTGGGTAGTTGATGCAGATGCTGTTATATTAGATAGTTTTAATTTTGATTATGTTGTTCCCGAATGGGATTTAGATGCTGTACATGTCTGGCGTAGCATCAATCCTGTTAATGATTTAACTTATGGTTATGGCGGCGTAAAACTATTGCCTAGAACACTTACACTAAACATGAATACAAAAAATCCAGATATGACCACAAGCATATCTTCTAAATTTATAGCAGTCCCAGACGTTTCAAACATTACTGCATTTAATACAGATCCGTTTAGCACATGGCGTAGTGCATTTAGAGAGTGCTGTAAGTTGGCAAGTAAAACTATAGATAGGCAAAACAATGAAGAAACAGATGCAAGACTCAGTAGATGGTGTTCAGACTACGGAAGAGATCGGCCTTTTGGAGATTATGCAATCTCTGGCGCCCGCGCTGGCCGTCTTTATGGCGTGGCTAATAGTACTAATAGTGATGCTCTTAGGCTAATAAATGACTTTGATTGGTTAAAGGAACAGTTTGATGCAACGGGTATCTGACATTAAATCAGTTCATATTGAATTGACAGATAAATGTCAAGCACAATGCCCTATGTGCGCAAGGAATTATAATGGCGGCCCCACACGTCCTTTCATCCAAAACAAAGATATTAGTATTGATCAGTTTAAAGAATGGTTTCCTAAAAAGTTTCTTGCACAGTTGACAAAATTCTATAGTTGTGGTAACTACGGTGACCCTGCATTTGCACGAGATTGTTTAGAAATTTATTCTTATGTAAGGGAATGTAATCCTACAACTAGACTCTCGATCCATACAAACGGAGGAATGAGAAATCCAGAATGGTGGAGCAAACTTCCTCAATATAACATTGAAGTAGTGTTTGCTGTTGATGGATTTAAAGGAAAGCACGAAGTTTATCGTAAAAATACTAACTTTGATAAAGTTATTGAAAACATGACTGCATTTATTAATGCTGGAGGATATGCTATAGTTGACAGTCTTGTATTTGCCCATAACGAACATGATGTAGACAAACTTGAACAATACTTACTCAATTTAGGTGTTCGTAAGGTAAATTTTATTAGTACAACTCGATTCTATAACATGACTGAGTATGAAGTATATGATACTAACAAAAACATTGAATATAAAATTTATCCGGCTACACTACCCCAATACAAACGAAAAACAAACTTTAGCTTAGATTTATTAACTAGTAATGTGGGAAAAGAACAAATTTCACGATCGTCAAACATTAACCCTGTTTGCGAAAATCAAAAAGAAGTTTATATTGATCCGCACGGCAATATTTTACCTTGTTGCTGGATAGGCAGTGATTATTTAGAAGAACATGTTGAAGAAACACTACCTATACATCATTTAAGAAATTTAATTTTAAGCCAAACAAAAGAAATATTAAAAGTTGTAGGCATACCAAAATGCCAAGATGGTATTCTAAAAAATTCTAATTTATTATTATTTGAAAGGTTTAATGACTTTTGGCAAGGAGATAATAAGTGCATGACGTGTGTTAAAAATTGTTCTAGTGCAATATTTTCAATTAGGAAAAACAGTGTCTAATATTCCTTTTGATGACATAGTACGATTTGGCCAAAAGACACTTTTAGAGAGCCATCTTTTTACAGTCTCATGGATCTTGGCTAGATTTTGTAATTATAACTGCTCTTATTGCTGGCCTTACGCAAGATCTAGTACCCCTGACCACCAAGAACTAGGAATTTACTTAAATGCACTAAACAGTATCAAGGCACAGGCCAGAGCAAACGGTTTTACAGATTTCCATTTTAGTTTTAGTGGCGGCGAACCTACTGCTTATAAATACTTTGGGGAGCTCATAGAGCATTACTGTAGTGATACAGTACCCGAATATCAAAGCATACACATGACCACAAACCTAAGTCCAGGAAGCAAATGGTGGACACAGTGGTTAAAAACAACAGAGTCACTTCAGCGTAGAAGTATAACAGCAAGTTATCACGCTGAATTTGCCAAAGAACAGGAGTTTGGAGACAAGTGTCTTCAGTTAATTAATGATGGCGTATTTGTTACAATTAATCAAGTTATGGTTCCAGAAATGTTTGACGAACTATATGAACGTTTACAGAGATTTGCCGCTAGGGGCATTAATGTCACACTCAAGCCCCAGTCCGATCCTACTGCCTCCTTTGTGGTACCTGGATACAGCAATGAACAAATTAATGTCATGCGAACAGGATTTCCTCAACAATGGGGAGGAGAGTATATTGCACAAATTGCCCTCTACGACAAAGACGGACGAGAGTACGAATTAGATCAAGCAGAACGATTTAATGCTTTTGGTTTTAATAAGTTCAAAGGATGGACATGTAATGCAGGATATCAGGGTATTGTAATACGCGGCAACGAAGTTAAACGCAGTTATAGTTGTCACGATAAACCAATTGGAACATTAAACGGCGGCTTCAAAATATTTCAAGAACCTAGCGTTTGTATAACACCGTCGTGTGTTAGCTCTGCAGACAGCAAGTTACCAAAGGTAAGGAATGTCTAAATTTGGAATATTAGGTTACGGGTTTGTTGGTAAAGCAACCCATAAAGGCATCCTTAACAATTCTGATAGTGTAATTGTTCATGATATTTTGCTTAACACTAATAAAAACAATTTAAGAAGTGCAAGTACTGTTTTTGTTTGTTTGCCGACAAACACTGATGCCGACATTGAAACAATGATTCAAGAAATATTAGAATTACAGTTTCTCAATCCTGATGTGCAAATTATTATTCGTAGCACTTTGCCATTGGGCGCATGTAAAAAAATTCAAGAAAAAGTAGGACCAATTATATACATCCCAGAATTTTTACGAGAACGATTTTGGGACACTGACTGTTTAAACAGACCGTTAGTTGTTGGACATGATATGATAGAATTGTTACCAACTTGGCTAAAAGAAGAAGATATTATAACATGTTCTACAGTAGAAGCAGAAATGTTAAAAATGTTTTCAAATAACTTTGCAATAGTGCGTATTGTATTTGCAAATATGTTTTATGACTTATCAAACAGTCTTGATGTAAATTATGATACAATTAAAGACATGTTTTTTAGGGTACAGCCGAATCAAACGTACTTAGAAGTTCCAGGCCATGACGGTAATCAAGGATTTGGTGGAAAATGTTTGCCTAAAGACTTAGACTTTTTTATAGAAACATTAGATCAACATGGTCTAGACTCGAATTGGTTTAAATATATTAAACTTTTAAACAAAACCTGGAAGGAAAAGAATAATGAATAACGATTTTCCTATAAAAATAGACATAGAAGATGTGCTTTTTTGGATGGATGCTATTCGTAATAGTGAAGATCGATATCGTACACTTGAGAGTTTTTGGAAGGGACAAGTAAGAAGCAAACTTTGGCTCATAGATAAACTTAATGTTACTATAAATGCTTATCCTAAAAAGATAGTGATACACGGTGGCTGGAATGGAGTACTAGCAAGTTTACTCTTTAATAGTAGAATGCTGAGTATAAGTCATATTACAAGTGTTGATATAGATCCTGTATGCGAAACAATTGCTAGTACAGTAAACAAGCGACAAGAAATGGAAGGACGTTTTAAAGCAGTAACAGCAGACATGTGTTCTTTTGAATATGAATATGAACCAGAAGTTGTTATTAATACAAGTTGCGAACACATAACGCAAGATCAGTACGAGCAGTGGTTAAATAAAGTTCCTAATAATGCGTGGGTTGTTTTACAAAGCAATAATTACTTTGATTTAGATGAACACATACGATGTTCAGTTGACATTGATGATTTTATTCATATGTCACAAATTAAACCGTCTTACAGAGGAACATTTGATACTCCTAAGTATAAAAGATTTATGATTATAGGAAAAAAGAAATAATGTACAAAATAGTTCCGTTTACTGACGATCTAGATTTAGAAGATTTTTACAAAACAGCAGCAGAAAAAGGCTTTAAAAATAACACCAGCCGTTTTTGGTTAAAAGATTGTTTTCGAAACGAAGCAGAAAGTGAGACATGGATATTGTATTATAACGATGTAGCAGTAGGTAGTGTAGCAGCACATTCGTTTCCAGAAATGGGGGAAAACGCATATCGTATTGCTGCTCGTACTTGTGTATTTACAGACAAACTTGGCGGTTCATATGCTAACCGTTTAAGAAATATAGACGTTATTACAAAGGGACAAAATCCAACGTCACAATTTTTAATACCAGCTTGCATTGAATGGGCCGGTAGAGATAAAGATCTCTACATTACATCAAATGAACTTGAAGCAGGATCACAAAGATTAGTACATAAAATATTTTTTCCTGCATTAGTTAGAACAGGCCAGGCAGAACATATTTGTGAACTTGAATATCGAGGAGCTACACAGAGCGTGTGGAAATTAAATGTAGAAAAATTTTACAAAGTACTAGAGAAGTATGGAAAATGGCAATAGACAAATATAAAAAACAACTTGAAGAAATAACAGGGTCACCAACTTTTTGTATCTTGCCATGGATACACTTAGCTACTCGTCCTAACGGCGATATGAGATTATGCTGTACTTCAAATGCTAGTGGAGCAGGTGTTGATCATAAAATTGGACTAGTTAAAAATGAAGACGGCCTTCCTGCAAATTTTGCAAAAACTTCACCGTTGGAAGCGTTCAATAACGAATATATGTGTAGTGTACGTAAAACTATGCTAGAAGGAAAAATACCAGCAAGCTGTACAGGATGCTTTAAAGAAGAAGATCAGGGTATTGTAAGCAAGCGTATTTGGGAAACAGGGTTTTGGATACAAGACGAAGGTTTAGATGTTGAAGAATTAATACAACAAACAGCAGAAGATGGTACTGTTCCTAGTCGTTTGCAATATTTAGATTTACGTTTAGGACATACATGTAATATTAAATGTGTAATGTGTTCACCGCATGACAGTAGTAAATGGGTAAGCGATTGGCAAAAACTTATACCAGTATTACAAGATCCTGAAGTCAAAAGTCAAATGACTTGGGATAAAAAAGAGTTTAATAATAAATGGTATGAAGAAGGAAAATTCTGGAACGAACTGTATGCACAGATACCCAATCTAAAACAAGTATACTTTGCAGGCGGCGAACCGCTAATGATTAAAGAACATAAAACTTTCTTAGAAGAAATTATTAGGCAGGGTTATGAAAAAAATATATTATTAAGATATAATTCAAACGGAATTCTTGTTGATGAAGCATTAATTGAATTATGGAGTAAATTTAAAAAAGTAAAATTTGCTGTAAGTATAGATGCTTGTTTTGAGAGAGACGAGTACATAAGATATCCAACAAATTTTAAAGACGTAGAGCGTACACTGCATTTGCTTGATAACACACCTGACAATATTCATGTTAGTATAGCAACTGCTATACAAGTTTTTAATATAAAACACATACCTGATTTTATTAAATGGAAAGTAAACAGTAATTTTAAAAAAATGAACATAGGAACAATTGACGGACACGTTATGGGCGGCGGCTTAGTTAATGCACACTTAGTACACATTCCTACCTTTCTTAATATTGCAATACTTCCAAAAAAAGATAAACAAGAAGTACAGGACAAGTTTGACGAATTAAAACAGTGGTTGTGGGACAATTATACTCAAGACGATAATTTTTGGATTAAAAATCCAAAAGGTTGGAATCAGTGGGAAGGTATTTTAAATTTTATGCACAAGTACGACAATAGTCGACTACTGCCAGGTTTTAAAGAATATGTAAACAAACTAGATGCTATTAGAGGATTATGTGCAGCAAAAGTTTTTCCAGAGTTGGAACATTTATTATGAACAACATAATTAGAATAGAATCAAATATACCAAAAGATATTTTAAGAATAGAGTTGTTCTTAAGTAATATGTGTAATTACAAGTGTTGGTATTGCTTTCCTGGATATCATGAAGGCGATACACCGTGGCCCAAGTTTGAAAGAATAAAAGATAATCTTAGCCATATTATTGATTACTATAAGCGTAACGGAAATAAACGTGAAATACATTTGCATATAATTGGCGGTGAGCCTACTCTATGGAAAGAGTTTGGTACGTTTGTAAAATATTTTAGTGAAGAACATAAGTGTGTTATTAGTATGAGTTCTAATGGAAGTAGAACCATACGATGGTGGAACGAATATGGCGACTATGTTGATCATACTATGCTAAGTTGCCATCACGAAAGAGCTGATCCTGCACATATTGCAGAAGTTGGTGATATTTTATACACTAAAAATAAAACTGTAAATGGAATGGTGTTAATGGATCCAACTGTTTGGGATAAATGTGTTTCTATAGTTGAAGCACTAAAGAAAAGTAAGTACGAATGGCCAATTACTGCACTTGAAGTACACAATGATAAACAAAAATATACACAGGAACAAAAAGACTATCTTAGCGATTCTTTAAAACGTTGGCCTAACAAAGAATATTGGCTTAGTGCTGAAAAGTTACCTAGAAATAATCCTACAATAATTTTTTCTGATACAACAGAGCAAGAAGTTCCACGCAATTGGTTATCATTAAATAACAAAAATATTTTTACTGGATGGCAATGTAATATTGGAATAGATACATTTTTTATAGATAAAAATGGAGATATAAGGGGCGGCTGCGGACAACCGTTATATAATATGGATTCTTTTTATAATATATATGATGAAGATTTTATTAACAAGTTTACGCCTAATTTAATTCCTACAATCTGTAAAAAGACAAGTGCTTGTGATTGTCAACCTGAAACTAACGCAAGGAAACAATTTTTATAAAATAGATATCTTTGTAAGAGGAATATCTGCTGCACAAGTACACCATCTACGTGTACATACAACCGGGTCGCTAGGTTGCTTAAATGTTCCTGTGTATATATTACCTAAGCTTTCACCTACACGGCAAGTTGCTCGATACACTTGACCATCCCAATTTATCATAAGGCTTTCTATTCCTGCATTGCAAGTCCATCCTTCAAAATTATTTCTATGTAGTTTAATTACATCATTAGCATGTATTTCTTCTGAATCATCTATAATGCAGTTAGGTTTAGCAGTAGCAGTCTTTCCTAGTATCCAATCTAAATCATTAGCTTGGTATCTCATATCGTCAAACCAATCTCTATCTGCTGCGTTTGTCCATCTTATACGTCTAACAACATAGGGAATAAAATGAGAATCAAATAGATCGGCTGCTTCTCGAACTCTGTCCATATAGTTGTGATGAGCCATTAAATTAATTTGGAATGGAATTCTACCAGGAGTTGACGGCTCGTTTCCTTGCGCAAACAATAAAATATTCATCATACACCTATACCAGTTAGCATCGTCTTCTACATGCAAGCTAAACACATAATGGTTAACTGGTAATTTTGTATAAAATGTTTCAGGCATTGTACCATTAGTTGTAATGTTCATCCAACTAATTTTATCTTTAGCATGTTTTAACAACGTAGGAAGGTTAGGGTTAACACATGGTTCCCCTCCTGTAAAACTAAGTCTTACGGGCTTATTTAACATTGCTAGTTTGTCTACAACTGACATCAACAAATCTAGATTAGTATGAGGACTATGATTGTCGTGTATTTCTGCAGGACAATAACTGCAATCTAAATTACACCTCTTGCCTAAGTTCCATTCAACATGAATACTATCCTGGTGCGGCCATTTACTTGTAATCTTATACATACGGAGCAAACTCTGGATTAACGGCAGTAAAACTTATTTGATTACGACTATGGTCTAATCTATGATTAAATTCTATACAATCTTGCCAATGTGATTTATACATACACCGTGCTTGTAAAAAGTTAATGTTGTCTTGTATTTGTTGTAGAGTAACTTGTTCTAGTAATTTGTGTTCACGTACTAACGGGTATTTTAAAATTTCTGTTTTCATTTGTTCTAGTCTTGCTACTACTTTTGATTTTAACTCAGGAGGTAGTACTTGTGCAGATAACGGCATAGGATAAGTGACACGATGCGAATAAAAAACAATACCTAGTTTGTTAATAAAATAATCAATCACTTTATCAATCTGCATAATGTTGTTTGCTTGCACTGTAAATGCACCAACTACTCTAGATACATTTGGAAAACTTTGAAATACTTTAATGTTTTCTTCTATTTCGCTAAACTTACCGTTGCCTCTAATGTATTCGTAAACATCGTGTATGCCGTCTATGCTTACGTTTACAGCAATGCTTTTAAACTTAGGCCAATAGTCGTGTATAGTGCGTCCGCCTTTTATACCTAGTGTAGTACCGTTTGTAGCATACTTTAGTTCTATGTTTTTGCCGTAAGGTGCTAACATGTCAAGTATCTTGTAATGATAAGGATCCATTAAAGGTTCCCCTCCCGCAAATTCTACTCTGCGGAAATGCGGCAGTAGTTTAGTAAAGGATGCCCACCAGTTTTCACTGTCGTCAAACGGTCCAATATATTTTCCGGGTGTGTCTGTAAGTTTGTCTATAATTGGAATGAGAATATTATTTTCTTTTTCGTAAAAAGGCTTTACCTCGTTCCAGTCTTTCCATTGTGTACTATCTAAAGGATTACACATGCGACATTTGAGATTACAGAGGTTATTGAGCTTAATTTCCATCGTAGGAAGCTCAAACGGCATGCTGTAATCGTCGTTTAAAGCGTTTAGTGCGTTAGGGTATAAGTTGACCCTAGCTTCTGGTATAACCCCTGCTATATGACGCTGTCGTAAGCTCTGTACACCCTGATCTTCGAGGTCAAAGCAAGGTTTGCATACTTCTGGACGTTCACTGTTAAGTACTTGTCTACGTACTTCTCGCATAGTGTCGTTATTCCATGCTTCTTCTAGAGTTTCGTTTTGTATGTAGCCAATAGGAGCACTGCGGCAGCAAACTTTAATTGCTCCGTCTTCTCGTGTAGCAAGTCCTGTAAAAGGGTGCATACAAAATGTACATGATTTATTTTTCATTTAATACCTTAACTATATTTTCACTAGTGGTTTTATGAGATTGTATACCGGGATGTAAATTATCTGTTCCTTTATCTAATAAAAACATACCGTCTCTACAAAAATTTGAAATTTCTAATTTTTCATTTGTATACTTAGATAACTCGTGTATAGTAAATGGATAATGCAAGTATTTTAAATTTTTTGATTTTAAAAAAAGATCTGCATGGTGTATGCACATCCAACTTTTTGTATTGTAATCTGTTGCATTCATTAATTTTTGCCAAGACATATCTTTTGTTGAAGCACTAAATCTTTTTCTTAACGACTTAAATCTAGCTCCCCATTTACTAAAAATTAAATCTCGATGCGTATGTGTCCACATAATTACAATAGTATCTGTTGTTTTATAATCAAAGTTTAATACTTCGTAAAGAATTTCTGTATTACTAGCAGCAGGTTCGCCTTTGTTTATTAATTCTAAACTTAATTCTTTAGCTACTAAAGACGGCCAAGATATTTTACTTGGAAAAAGACCATCTCCGGGCAACCCTACTCCCCAAGTATAAGAACATCCAAAAGCAATTAATCTTGACATTTACTTATAGCCCATTCTCTCTCTTTACACCAAAAACATTCTCCGCATATCGGTACGTCTTGTCCAGGATCATATGTTGTATAATCTAAACCTTCAAACTCACCTTCGCAACTTCTTGTAATTTCTAATAAGTCTAGGATATCGTATTTGTAATATTGTTTGATAATCCAGTCTTTAGTAGTATACACAAAGGGATGATAAACGTCAATACCCATATGTTCCATATGTATAGGTAATACCCCTTCATCTCTTTCAGGTAATGCTCCTGGTATTTCTATGTCTGGATTTTTATTTACAGCAGCAAACCATGCATCTAATTTGTATGCATGTGCAACCCACTCGTTATGCGCACGAAGTATAATCCTGTTTCCAGGTTTCTTTGCTCCGTATTCATCTGTTATAAGAGGACTAATAGGTTCTTCTAATTCAGGAGGAATAAATCCTTCTATGTGTTCAAAACGATTTGGAAAATTATATTTAAACCATCTAACAACTTGTTGAGCAATGTAACGTTGCCAAGGACGAGTTTTCCACATACGTATTTGTGTAGTAAAATAGATATCTGCATTAGATTCTTTTACTATAAGATATGCTAAAAGCGCACTGTCTGCACCACCGCTTAAACTAATACCAATTCTTTTCCATTCTTTATCTATGTGTATCATAATTCTTTTAGAACTTTCTCAATAAATTCGGTAGGATAATTTGTTCTAAAACTATTCCAACATAACTTATTCATAGTTTCAAATGTTTGCGGGGTGTTCCAATCTATTCCTAAAGTTTCTAAATATTTTTTCATTTCGTCTTGACGTGTACTGTATATGTGACTTTCTACATCTGCAATACTAAAATTAGGTTCGTCTTTATGATATGTAAAAAAATAATTGATACTTTTTAATTTTCCATCGACAATAAAATAACTTGATGGATGCATACTGTACTTGTGAAGACCTAAACTTTTATGTGCTTTAATTATTTCAAGCATTTGATCTTGCCAGTCTGGTAATACACTATCATAATTTTCTGTTAAACAACCTGCACGATTCCAAAAGTCAAGTCCGTCTATTTCCAAATGTAGTTTTTTATTTTCTAGATCAATTTTAATAATTTTTGGAATTAAGTCCGGGTATGCATTACGCATTTGTGTAATGTAGTTAATTTCACGTAGCCACTTCTCGTTCATCTTAGTAGGATCAACTACTTGATTTTGTCCTTTATGATACTCTCCGTCGTTATAATACCATTGGACAAATTCTGTTTTATCTTTGTTAACTAGGCTTGTGTAAATTAAGTTGTTACGGCATAACCCTACTCCGGGTACGTTATTCCAGTAATAATCATAATTGTTTTCCATATAAATACTTATTGATAAGTACTTATATGATACGAGGAATTGGCAATAAACCATATATCAATTTAGATCCTTACCTAGACGTGGAAGGATTTAAAAACCTGCATCCTGAAATATGCAAGGGATTTGCACTTGCACGTGACTATGCAAAAGAAGGAACTTGGATGGCACCAGGTTTTAAATTTGATGATATGAGTTATATCATCGATTGGAAGCCAATATACAAAGCATTTGCTGAGTACCAATCACTTCCAGATGATCATCCTATTAAAGTACAAGGCCGCGAGATATTTCCTACAGACTTCAAAGATTACAAACAACGTAATACATTTACACGCTATCTTAAAACAACATTAGGTGCAAACGATCCTTACATTTATTATTTTTTATGGAATGAGGGTGACTGGAACGAGCGTAATGCAGAGCGTCAAAAAACTGAAGAATCAAAGTTTTTTCCTAAAGTAGTTGAATGGGTTGAGAGTTTACAGACTAAAGGTATTATTAACAGAATAGGTAGAGTTATTTTCTTTCATTGTGATCATAATGGTAAAGCATTTGAACATAGAGACTTAGATGCTAATAATGGTGTACACGATGACAAGCAATATAGTCCACATAACAACGAATTCATTCATATACGTTATCGTACTAAGCGTGGATTTTATATATGGGATCCTGAAAGTGAAAACAAGTATTACTTAAATTGTCATGCAGCATTTTGGAATGATCAAGATTGGCATGGTGGAGAAGAATCTAAAGAAGTAGAGTACGGTCTACGTATTGATTGTAAGTTTACACCGGAGTTTAGAAACGCTATAGGGATAGGTCACCTAGACCATTACTAACTTCTATTCTTACAGGTAAAATACTTTTACCATTAATTACACTATCAACAGTTGAACATATCTGTTCGTTAGTAACGCTGGGCACAACACCTTCACCATAGTTTGAAATACTAATTAATGCACTATTTTTGAGTTCTTTATGTACATATTCTAGAAATAGTTTTTGTGATATGTACTCTGGATTGTTAAACCGTTTCATAGCAGACCAAGCAAATTGTGTTATTAGGCTTGTAAAACTTATGTTAATTTTTGCATTGCTTTTTTCTAGTAGTAAACCTTGTATAAAGTTTATGTGTGCTAAATTAATAAAAACATCACAGTCATCTGTTAGTGTTATTAGACGGTCCTGATGTTCTCTGTTTTCTAAATTCCAACCTTGTTTTCTCGATGCAGTAGTAACGTCGTGACTTTTATTTAAATGAGAAAATAGTACTTTTCCAATAGGACTTGTAGAACCAGTTAAAATAATTTTCATATCATCCCCAAATGTTAAACAAATATTTAGGCTCCGTTCCTGCGTTGGCACCAGCATGCCAACTTTTACGACCAGGCCATTGATATACATTGCCTTGAGCCTCGTTAAAAAAGACAGTGTCGTCAACTTGGAAAAAATGCCCAGGCCTTGGGATATCTATATGACAATGAAATCGTCTGAGATTGCCTTTGGCATCTAGTGTCCTTTCGTCGTCAGTTATGTCCCAGTGCCAAGGCGCAACATCACCCGGCAAAACTTTACTAATCCAACAATTTATGTAAGACGTCATTCCAATAAAATTCATAAATGTTGTAACTACTTCTTCAGGAAATTGTTTTCCAGGAAAATGCATTTCCCAACTAGCATTGCCACCTTCTGCTTTAAATTTGTAACCTGCATTACGTAGAGGCGCAGCAACTTCGTTAACTCCTTCTACTGGATGCCCTACATCATGTTTAGGACCAATATATGCTGGTGCTGAATTATTAACACATTGGATAACGTGATTCCAATCAATTATATCATTACAATTTCCAATAAATTTAACCATTTAAAAAATCCCCAGGCCAATTTCCTATATTTTGTTTTATTGTGTAATCATAAGTATCTTTTATATTTAATATATTATTTTCAAACTGAAATCTATTTTTGTCATTTATGATATTACCAATCATATCTTGTTTAATTTCGTCATCGTAGCATACACATGCATGTAAGTCCATTATATGTATTTTAGACTCTTTTATATAAAATGTGTGAGGGTATATGTTAAGTTTATATAATCCTAAACTTTCTAAGTCTATCAAAATATCTTTAATTTGTTGTTGCCAGTTGTTCGGTAAGTCTGTATTAAAATGCAACAGATGATTTAAACTGCTGTTGTACCATTTAAATTTTATTTCTTTATCAAGCGCATTAATTGAAATAATTTCAGGAGCATACGGTTTATAACAGGTTAATCCAATTCCTTTTACTTCTTGATTAAACCAAAAAGCATTTTTAAATTTCATCACAAATATGTTATCATCATAAAACCCGTCGTATATAGGTGTTGCTTGACATAGGTTGCCATCTATATATTTCTTAAATTGGATCATAAGCTACTCTTGTGTCATTATACTTCTAACCAACTTATATCTGCATTTTTAATTTTTTCTCTAGCAGAATATATTTGTTCTTTACTATACATTATAGCACTAAATGGATAGATTGTCAATATAGTACTAGTATGTATAATAGTTTTTCCGTCAATAAAACTTAATAAACTGTCAGTGTTAGTAACACAATCGCATACTAAAAAATCTACTTCTTTAGACTGTTTAAAATTATTCCAGTCTTTGAATTCTAGCAAGTATTTTTTAGATTGAATTAGATCATATTCTGAAGTAGGCTCTATACTAAGATTTTTTGCTTTTGCATAATCTAAAACAAGCTGATTATAATTATTTCCGTCCCATTCGTTATACAATTTCCGTTTAAACTCGATGTTGTTTGGATTCTTATCGTAAAATATTATTCTTTTTGCGTTAGATTTAATAGCCAAATCTTCAGCTAAAAATCCTGTAGCTGGAGCAATGACAGTGTCGGCGTTGCCAAGAACTTTTACTTCTTCATAATGATATGCATTTAGAACATTGAACTCTTGAACTTTAATTATTGCTGATATTAGCATTGTTTGTGCTTCGTCTAAATCTGGAATTAGAACAAGATTTTTAAGAGCATATTCGAAATTACTAGTATTTCTTGTAGGATAACAAAACCCTCTAGCAGGCAATCGTTCTCCTAAAAGATATTGATGATCGTTGTATCTCCATTCGTGATCCCAATTTGATATTTTATATCCGTTTGACAAACAGTGGTCAATAAGTTTTGTCCCAAATTTATCTTGACGAGCTATTTTACTTTCCCCCAAAGAAATACTCAACGGAGCCCATCCCCCATGCATATCTTCTTCACTACGTATTAATTCATTACCAATTATATTACCTTGCGAAAAGTCTAATGTATTAAACGCTTTTGTATTAATAATAAAAAATTGTTCGTGCATCCACGGAGTTTCGTCTCCGTGTTGTAATAGATTGCCCATTAACCCTATATTATTTGGAATGTTATGTATCTTATCCCATATATGGTCTCTATCAATGATAACAGTTCCGGCAGTTGCAACTACTAGCAATTCGGCAGCATTTAGGTGTTTGTTTATATCGTTGTAGTTGTTTATATAGATAACAGGATATTTTTCTATATTTAAGATACTAATAAACGCTTCGGTTATTTGCATCATTTTTTCATTTAACCAGTTGCTTTTAGAAAAGCTCGGTACTAAAATGAAAGCTACCTTTTGCATTTTGTATCTCCAATGATCGTTGTATTAGATCTAAATATTTTGACGTACTATCATAATGGTGTATAATTAAATGATACCTGTCTTCTTGACTAGGATTAACTACACTATGTTCATAGCTTAAATTCATAGCATATACATCACCAGGTTGAATCTCTAAAGTTTCGCCATCATTCCATTTCCACACACATCCTTTTGGATTTGTAATAGCAATATTAATAGCACCTAATATACTATGTTTGGTATCTATGTGCGGTTCAATTACACCACCGGCTTCTAGTAGCATAAATCTAGTACGACCATAGCTGTTACTTGGATATACTTCTTTTAACCATTTAGTTGTTATAGGACACATCTTTGAAATTTCTGTCCATTGCATATCTGATACTGCTTCTCTAGCATTTTTATAACCGTAAGCATCCCAAGCGTATGGGTCTTTACTTGATTTACCTACAATAGGTAAACTAGCCCATCCTTTAGTCTTATAAGATGCTCTGTAGTCTACAAAGTTTTCTTTTAAAGCAATAACTTCTGAAAATACTTCCTTGTAAGGAAATTTAATATCTAGTTTAAGATATTTTAGATCGCTCAGTAAGTATTCACGTCCTTTACACAGCTCTCCGTTAATGCATTCTTTAAATGGAGACATGCTCTAATCTGATCTCCATATTTGTTTTATTACATGCTGCTTTAAGTTCTGTAAACATTGTTTGTTCAATATCAAACTCTACATGAGTATTGTGTTGACAGAAGTTTGTTATTTCTCTGCTCTTACACCATCTGTTTAATTTAGGACTTATGTATTGATCAAATATATATCTATAATTAGTAGGCGGATTATCAATGTACATCTTAACATTAATTGGATTGTTGAGCGCAACATCAGACAGTAATTTTCGAACAACTAGTTGATATCTAGAACTTTCACCAAAGTTTACAGCACTATGTAAAATTCCAGCATCCATACTATGCCATATGCCAGGTGCAGTTTGAAACATTTTCTGATTTTCTAAATCTATTAAGAAACTGTTGCCTGTACTAAACGACAAGTGCCATCTATCATCAATATCGGCGTGCATAGTGTAACAGGTTTTAATATCAAGATTTATAATTCTTGCTTCGCCTACATTATCATACGGAAGTGTATTTAAAATTTCTTCCCAAATAGTATCTTTGAATTCGTCCTTTAAAACCCACTTGTCATAGAAAAATCTACCAGTCGGCATGTTAAGTGAAAGTTTTCCAATATCATCTGACAATGATGCTGTTGCTTTAGCAAGTAGATGAGAGGAGACATGAATGTTGGTAGGTACTATCATAACTTTATTTATTGTTACCTATACACCTATAAATACAATATGAAACACATTACTCCTTTTTGGGACGACTACTATTTAAATTTAGATTACACTGTAGAATCTTTTAGAGATTCGGAGCAAGTTTCTCGCTGGAAGCAGTCGGGACATAACTTAAATAACTTGACTATTGATTTATACCAAAACGCAACAGATAATAGCATAACATTAAAAATTAAAGAACACTTTCCAGACTTAAGAGATATTGGCATTTCTTTCCATAGATTACGTCCAGGACATTTTTTACCCATGCATGTTGATAGGTATAAATTTTATGCTTCAAGGCATAACATTACAGATCTAAATCAAATTAAAAGGTACGTTGTATTCCTTGAGGATAGTAAACTAGGGCATATGCTAGTTGTCAATGACACAGTATATTCAAAATGGAAAGCTGGTGATGTTCAAGGCTGGAACGGAGAAACACCACATAGCGCAATTAATGTGGGTATGGAAGATAGATATACTTTACAAGTTACCGGAATAGATGTTAGTAGAACCTTTAATCCTTGAAAAAATATACGATTCGATAAGTTATATATTTCCTAACGGTGTTAGAGCAGATATAGACAGCAAGTTTGACGAAACTAAATTTATATTTCCAACAGCTGAAGTTTGGCGTTGCTATCCTGATGACTTGCTATGGTACGTAGAAAAAATAAAACTTAAACAGTCTCAGTTATCCTGGATTCTTGCCAATCACGCTTTGGAATTACCACAGTTGTCAACAATTTTTTATGATGATAAGACTGTTGAACATTTAAATAAAAACGGATTACATATTATACTATTAGAGAATCTTTTAAAGTATGACGGTCCTAAAATTAACTTGGATAGATATACACTTGAAGAAGTTCTTCCTACTTTAGAAAATAACGGTGCTGTAATAGGAAAGTTTCAAAATCCAAAAGCAATGCAGTTAGATAGTGTACAGGATCTTATAGATAACAATCGTCTAACTAATGTAACTGTATATGTGTGTGAAAAGGATGTTGATACATTTTTTCACAAGTACAATATGTACACAACAATGAAGTTTGTATGGAAAGATTTTTATCTATTACAAGATTTAGAAAAATTTAATAGCACCGATGATATACCTAAGAAAGATATCAAATATACGTTTGTGAATTCTAATTGGCGTTATGACACATTTAGACATGTTATAGCAGCATATCTTTCTAATTATAATTCTAAGTTAAGTTGGTATTACACTAGTACACAAGAAGATTTTAAAAATTTATTATGGTTTAATCCGCCTCAGAGTTTAATAAACGGATTTGAAAAACTAAATCAGCGTACCCCTATTAATCTCGATAAACATATTACAACAGCAACACCTGTAACAGGATCATTGATTGATAGGTTTTCTAAGTTGCCAACTACCGATTTTTTTCCAAATTCGATTAACAGTAACATATATGAAGGTGTATTTTGTAGCATAGTTTCAGAGTCTGGGTTCTTTGACGAAACAGCGTATGTTACTGAAAAAACAATGTGGAGCATTTTTAATTTAATGCCTTTTGTTATTGTAGGACCACCCGGGGCATTAGCTGCGTTAAAAGATTTAGGATTTAAAACATTTGATAAATGGTGGGACGAAGGTTACGATAATGAAAAAGATCATGCTGAACGTATAATTAAAATATTTAAGCTTATAGATTATATTGCGTCCTTGCCTAAGGATGTTCAAGCCAGTGTTACCAAAGAAATGAACGAAACGCTGCTATATAATAAGCAGCGCCTACAAAATTTACACAAAGATATAACCCTATGACGGCTAAGTTTGATACTTTTAATTGGCTAGAGACATATATGATTGACGAGGTCCCACATAATGATGTTTGGGAAAACTTTGCCACGAGTAACAAGTTAAAGTTAGAGGAACAGTATCGCAACCTCAATATGCCAAAAGAGTGTTCTAAGCACTATATGGCATTACAACCTGAACTAAGCCAAGACTTAAAAAAGTATTTAGAACCGTTTAGTGACAAAATGCATCACTTTAACTTTTTAAAGCTTACGCCGGGTTATAATTTATGGTGGCATTATGATAGTTATTCTACATTTATTCGTTACAACAATATAACAGAGTTGCAAGCAGAAAATATTAACAGAACTATCGTAATGCTTACTCCTTGGACACACGGTCAAATATTACAAATAGGTGACAATGCACATATTAATTGGACAGTTGGAGATACATATACCTGGAATGCATATACTTGGCATGGTGTTGGAAACTTTAGTTTTACTGATTTTGTAGTAATGCAAATTACTTGGATAGACAATGAGTAAGTATCAATACGATAATAAACATTTGCCATTTGGACACTCTAAAGCAATAGAAGATTTAGAAGTACAAACGTTGTTAAACAACATCAATTTTAAATTTACTGATGTATTGTCTAACTCTAACATAAACAAACAATTTTGTTCTGAATATTTAAATTGGATAAAATCTAGCAATTTAAATTTAATTTACGGACTAGATGATTATAGCTATGCAGTTTTTTCGCAAGGCACGTCGGAAGCATTTGATAAATTTTATTTAAAAAATAGCAAACGTCGTTTTCGCTGCTTTAAAGGCGAGTACTTGTATCATAAATTAGCATGGAGAGACAGTTATGATTGGGCATACATTGAAGATGATTTTTTAGACAGTAATGATGCTGTAATTATTAGTATTCCATTTGCAGATACCGGGTCTAAACACTTAGAAACAGAATCGATACTTTGTAAATGCACACAGTTAGGAATACCAGTATTAATTGATTGTGCTTACTATTCGATTAGTAGTAATGTAAGAGTTGATTTAACACACCCGTGTATAACAGATGTTACATTTAGTCTTAGCAAAATGTTTCCGGTAGCACATGCTAGAATAGGCTTGAGATTAACTAGAGAAGATTGCGATGACTTGTTATTTGTATATGACAAAGCAGAATATACAAATAGGATTAGCGCAGCTATTGGATTAGAGCTTATACGTAAATTTCCAGCAGATTACATTGTAAACAAATATAAAACAATACAAGAAAAATACTGTGAACACTTAAAAGTATTTCCTAGTGACACAGTACTTTTTGGGCTAGCACCAAAAGAAAAATATACAGAATATAATCGAGGATGCAATACTAATAGATTAGGATTGCATAACTTTTTAAACAAAGATATAAAATTTTTAGAAGGAGCCGTAAATGGCAGTACAAAGTAATAACGATTGGGATCCATTAGAAGAGATCTTTGTAGGTACAGCAAAAGGTGCTGTACTTCCTACTATGAACGCAAGTGTAAGAAGTTTTTCTTATGCTACTTATAGTGAGGAAGAATTAAAAGATCTAGAAGGACCCCACGATAAACAAATTATGGAAGAAGCTGAAGAAGATTTAGATATTCTTGCCAATACACTAACTAAATTAGGTATCAAAGTACATCGCCCTACTCCTATGGATCATAGTGTAGAGTTTAGTAGTCCAGACTGGACTACAACTGGTTGGTATAGTTTTTGTCCACGAGATTTATTATTGCCTTTAGATAATATTATTTTAGAGTGTAGTAGTCCAATGAGGGCAAGACAATATGAAACTAGAGTGTATTATGATTACTTGTATCAACAAATGAAAGAAGGCACTCAATGGATTAAAAGTCCGTCACCTATACTAAAAGATGACTTATATCAATTTGAAGATTTAAGTGTGCCTACGGTTAAAAATAACGAAATAGTTTGGGAAGCACCAAATGTAGTCCGCTTAGGCAGAGACTTGTTATATCAACATAGCAATACCGGAAGCATATTGGGATTTGAATGGTTGAAAACTATACTTGAACCTAGAGGCTACCGAGTGCATCTTGCAGAAGATTTTTATTTTTTTGCACACTTTGATAGTACTGTTATTCCGTTGCGCCCTGGACTAGTTATGTTCAATGCTGAACGTTGCAGACCAGATCACTATCCAAAGATATTTAAAAACTGGGATAAGATATTTGTAGGTATGGATGACTTAGTTGCACCTAGCTGTAACTTGCCAAACGGTGTAAGCCCTTGCTCTCCATGGATTGGAATGAATTTGCTAAGTATTAATGAAAATTGTGTAGTAATTGACAAAGATCAAGAACCATTAATGCGTATACTAGACAAGCACGGTATTGAAAGTGTGCCGTGTCCTGCAAGACAAGCTCGTAGTATGAGCGGTGGCTTCCATTGTAATACCCTAGACGTTAAGCGCAAAGGCGGCTTACAAGACTATTTTGGCTAAGGAATAATTCGTATGCATCACTGTTTAATTTTTAATGTATCGTGTGACGATATTATAAGAGGATTCGGAACTTATAGAATAGCACACTATCTTAGACAGCATAACTGGGATGCAGAAACTGTTGATTATACTATAAGTTGGAAACTTGAAGAATTAAAAGAATTTGTAAAATCTCGAATAAATGCTAATACTAAATTTATAGGTTTTGGGCATATTTTTGCATACTGGACGCCAACATTGGAAGCATTTACTAAATGGATTAAAGAAACATATCCTAATGTTTATCTATTGGCAGGAATGCAAGGATTTCCTACATATGATGCTAACTATATCGATTATTACATTATAGGACATGGCGAGAAGGCACTAATATCTTTATTATCCCAGTTGTTTAGTAACGGTGAAGTTGTGCAAATTCACAAGTTTCCTTGGTCCAACAAAAAAGTTATCTTGGCTAATAGTGTACACAGTCCATATTCTTCAGGGTTAATGACAAACTTAGAAGTACAATATGAAGACAGAGACTTTATAAGAGAAGGCGAATGGCTCACTATGGAGTTTTCAAGAGGTTGCAAATTTGCATGTAAATTTTGCGATTTTCCTTACCTAAGTGCTAAAGGCAATTATATTTCTGCAAAGGAAAGTTTTGTAACTCAAATGAAAGAAAACTATGATAGATTTGGTGTAAAAAATTATATTGTTGCAGATAACACTTTTAATGATACTACTGAAAAAATAAGAACTTATGCAGAAGGTGTCCAAGAGTTAGACTTTGATCCATTTTTTGCAGGATTTATACGTGCTGATCTTCTCATAAGCAGGCCACAAGATAAAGAACTTTTATTAAACATGGGATTTCTTGGTCACGCTTATGGAATTGAAACTCTTAATCATGAAAGCGGTAAGTCAATAGGTAAAGGAATGGACCCTGAAAAAACTAAGCAAGGCTTTTATGATATCTATAACTATTTTAATAATAACGGTCGTAAGTTATTTGCATCAACTCTTTCTTTTATAGTTGGTCTTCCTTATGAAACAAGGGAAACTATGATGTATACAGCAGAATGGATTAGAAACTTGCCGCCTGAAGTATCTATAACTATACATCCATTAATAATTCCTAAAAACGTTTATGGTGCCGCTTCTGCTTTTACACTAGATTGGAAAAAATATGGATATAGAGAAAGGACTGTAGTAAACAGCGATACTTATCAAGAAGCTATTTTTAGAGACCCGTCTAGAAATGCAGTCTACTGGGAAAATGATTATATGACAATGGATGAAGCTTTGGAAATTGCAAAGTCAATATCAGCAGGATTTCTTAATAATAATTCTATGACTGATATTTGGATGCTTGCAACAAATGCAATGCACGGAAAAGAAGTTGAAGAAAGATTAAAGACTCCTACTTACGAATATGACGGGCCGGACGGAAGAGTGAATACAGATGCTTTTACAAGGCAATATATTCAGAGTAAACTAAATTGGAAACCTTAATGAATAAAATAGCAATATTTGGAGATAGTTTTGCTACTAGGACATATACTGAAGAATCACCAACCGCTGAAGGATTTTTAAAAGAGATATATGCACTGTGTAATAAAGTCTATAATAAAAAAGAAATAGATACTCTAAAGCGTAATTGGGGTAAAAGATACCATCCTTGGGTAGACTTGTTAGACGCCGATGTTTTTGGCGCAAGCGGAAGTGATTTATATTACAGTTATAACCAGTTTATTAACAATCACAAAAAATATAATAAATGTATTTTTGTTATAACAAGTCCTTTAAGATATAGTTCAAATATACACGGATGGCTACACGGTGCTTCTATAGAAGATGCACTAGAAGGGATAAAATTTTCTAAGGGAAATTCTTTTAAGCAGTACTACACATCTCTTGCAGATTTTTTTAAAAACATTTATTATAAAGATATTGATAGGATTGAATTAATAAATCAAGCAATGATTGATAGTATTACGTTTAAACGACCTGATACAATTTTTATTAACGCATTTCCTGATTTAAAAAATGTATATGAGTTAGAATTAAAAGCGTGGAATTTAACACACGATGAAAGTCAAGATTATAACAAATATTTTGATTTAAGACAATGTCATATGACAAACGACAATAATAGAATACTTGCTAAGTTTGTTTTGGATAATTTAGATAAAAGTGGAGTATTAGATCTATCTAGCATACAGTGGAAAGTACCTAGTATGGAAGATAGATCTTATTACTTACCGAATACTACGGACCTTTTTGCTAGATTGATCTAATACGCTTTTCCAAATATCAATAGTATAGTCAACACCATCACTTAGACTAACTTTAGGTCCCCAACCTGTAATACTAGTAATTAATCTATGATTGCTGTTTAACCAATATATTTCACCTGGGCGCACTGGTTTAGTATCCCAGACTACTTCTCCCCTCCAATCAATCTTATCTGCAATCATATTAACATAATCTTTAATCTTGATAGGATTGTCAGGACCAATTGTAAAGATATATCCGTTATTTACTTTAGCAGGGTTATTAATAACTGTACACCATGCATCTAGCAAATCGTCAATAAAAATAAAGTTGCGATAAGGTTCACCGTATCCTAATCCTATACGTTCTGGATTTTTTAACATCTGTGTTATGATTTGCTCAGTAACAAAGAAGTCGTTGTCCTTTCGACCGTAACTATTAGTTTGACGTATAGCTGTAAAAGGAAGACCTAAACTTCTGTGTGCGTATTCTAAATATTTTTCACATCCGTATTTTGCAACAGCATAAGGTGCATTAGGATTAGGAGTTGTATTTTCGTCAAATGCAATAAATCGTTTGGGGATTATGTTTTCTTTAACTTCGTCACTTATAGGTTGCCATCCATACACTTCCATAGTACTTGCAAATACAAAGTTCTTTAAATTTTTAACTTTGCTTGCAGCCTCTATTAGATTTACAGTTCCTACATAGTTAATTTGACTAAATGTGATTTGCTCATAGAAGCTATTTTCAACTTCTGTTCGAGCTGCTAAGTGAATAATAATGTCAGGTTTAACGCTGTTAACTTCTTGCTGAACAGCGTCAAACTCTAATAGATTGCTTTTTAAATGAAATAATTCATGATCTTTTTCTAAACGTGGAGTTAGATGTTGACCAATGAATCCAGATGAACCTGTTAATAATATACGCATTCAATACCCCGCTATATTATATAGCGAGATATTAATTTAATGATACCCAAGCTGATCCAGTGTAACCTTGGAATTGTGGAGTACCTGCACCGTCACCGTTTGTTACAAAACAAACCATTCCTGCTTCAACAACACCTGGTGGTAGCGCAGTGTCTCGTTCAGATGTATCAGCGAATGCTGCATATTTTGTTACAGTTGTGCCAAGATGTCCATATGAGTTAATATAGGTATCAGTGTTAAATCCACCGTTGGCAGAAGAAACGCCAAATATAAATTTTGCTGGTAGATCATTGTTAACTGTTGGAGTATCAATTTGTCCTAATAAAGCTATTTTAGGAGTATAATCAACCCCGTCATGTGCTGACATTACGTAGTTGCCTATGTAATCGCCTGCTTGAAGAGATGTAGGAGTAAGTCTAGTACCTCTAGAACTCATAACTGTTATTGTTGGTAGGTTGCTAACCCCTCCATCGTTTTCACTTCTAAGAACACTAAGCACATCACCGTTTACGGTAACAGTATCTAATAAGCTAGATGGGTTACCTATTGAAAGAATTCCTGCAGGTACTTCAATAGTATTACTAGCTATATTAATTGAACCATTAGATAGTATACTGTTTACACCGTCTACCATTAATGTGCTGTCGTCAGCAAATACACTGCCTACAACGTCACCAACAACATTACCCGTTACATTACCTGTAACATTACCTGTAACATCGCCATTAAGGCTAGCGTAAACTCTTGCATTGTCGCTGTCAACTATAACAGTGTCACCGGCTGTGTTACGAACGCTTCCGTAAAAACGATGGAAATCAGCACTTAAAACAGGATCTCCGGCGTTGTCTTCAATTTGGAGGTGATAACTGTTGCCTGGAACAATTCCAGATCCGCTGCTATCGTCAACTCCAACAACCCAACTTGCGCCATCATATTTTAAAACACTTCCAAAAACAGCACCAGTAGTACTTACATCAACTAAATCTCCAATACCATGAACTAGACTTGCTTCAGCTTGGGCTACCCATTTTGACCCATCATACTTTAGCACGTCTCCCAATATTGGAGCAGATGTTAAATCAACATCTGTTAGATCATCCATACCGTAAACTGCGCCAGTGTTTACCAAATTACCGCCCAATGTAAATCCGTCACCAACATATAAGCGTTTGGTGTCGGTAGCATAGATTAGCTCACCGTCTTGCGGTGTAATTAGCTGACGTTGTGCGTCTGTTCCACGTCTTAGTCGTAATGCCATTCGTATAACTCCTGATGTACTTTATATATGTATTTATGTCTTTTAAAAAGAATTACAACCTACGTTTCATAAAACGCTTGGTATGTATCTGTACATCTTTCTTAACTTTGGCAGTGTTTAAGTTAAACTCCACACTTTCTATAAGATCATCGTGCTCGTTGAAGAATTCTTCCAAAGATTCTTCTAATTCTTCAACAGTAGAACCTTTATTTTTGTTCATTTCAATACACCACTTATTTCCATCTTTAAAATTTACATTTATTGCATGTAAATATTTTATAGGAATAGCACGTATTTCTACATCGTTAAAAATTTCGGGCCAGTGATCTATAATGCTTCTTGGAAACTTATTAGTTTTGGGCACTTGTTTTTAGCTTCTTAGTAGGAGCAAGTTCCTCTGCTTGTTCGCGAAGTCTTTTTGCTTCTTTAAACATAGCATCTGCTTGTGATCTATACTGTGCAGCAAGTGCTTCGTCACTAAGCGGACTATCTACAGATGCAATAGTCACAGTTTCTTCGGCAGTATTTACAACGGTATTTTCTGGTGCTTTTTTTACAGTAGGACCCTGTAGTGCTAGATCAGATACAGATACACCTTTTTGTTGTGCAATTGCTTCGTTTAAGTCTTTTAGAAGAACAGAAGTTCTCATATTAGGCGTCATTTCTACTTCAGAAGTTGATAATTTAACCATCTTTCCTGTTGCGTGAAATGCTGACAGCATAATACGCCCATCGGGTAATCTAGTTCTTGCCATTACTTCAGCTAGTTCATTTGCATTTTGTCCTGCATCAGACTCGATTAATTTCATAAGAGTATCGTGTTCGTCAGCTTGCAAATTTTCAGTAGTAATAACAATACAATTTTCAGGCTCGTTTGGAACTACCCTGTATGCTACTATTACCTTTCTTTTATTTCTAACTATTCTTCCAACATGCTTTAAATCAGCCATAGTTTTTTCCTTATGTTTTATTTATTTTGAGATGCAACTGCATTTAAGAACACTTCTAATTTTGTATATACTGTTCCTACGGCAGTCATTTCGTTTGGTCTAAACGCACCTCTAGTACTAGCTACATCAATAATGCTTTTTAGAGCTTGTAGGTCTTGTACAGTTAGGTCCGGACCAGCAGACTGTTCTTCACCAACATGAGTTGTTGTGTTGGCTGCTGCTTTGGTTTCTTTTTCTACTTTGGTATCGCTCATAATTTAAACTCCTATAGTAATATATATGCGCACTTTATTTAGTTGTACTTTAAAAGTGGACAAGCTAACATGAAATATGATGCTTCTTTTGGATCTTCAAATCCAATTTGTAAAGCAGTTTCTAGCTTATTAGATCCGTTTAATATAACATGCTTTCCAATAGAATATCTACCTTTTAAATTGCAAATAATCCATTTTTCTACAGCACCTACTAGGTTATATGGTAAGCTAATAACCAGTTTTTCAAAATGGGAAGGTAGGAATTCTACCTTCCTAATTCCTAGTAATTCTAAAGGCCTTGCTACAATTTCTTTATGCATCCGCTTCTTCGTAATGTGCTGTTACACCAAATGGTGCTTGCAAGTTTTTGTCAGGATGACCGTGAATAATGAAAACAGTTTCACAATAGTTTTCATCACCCCAGCTGTCCCAGGGATATCCATCTGTAAACATAATAAATTTTTTGGGCTGGATATCATTTTCTTTCATATAGTTCCAATTGCACATAAAGTCTGTGCCACCACCGCCCATTAAATTGTAATCTAACAGGTCGTCATTACCGTTTGTACCGTAGTCTTGTTCATTATAAACTTTGGTATCAAAACACCAAAGTTTAATATTGTAGTCTTTAAACTCTTCCATGATGCCTTTGATTTCACCTAAGAAGTCTTTTGCTTGATCGTCACCAATAGAACCTGACATGTCCAATCCAATAGCAACATCGATAGTGTCCATAAAGTTCATACCAGGAAGAATAGCACCAGTATGCCAACCTTTACGGCTAGGACGACTAAATGTATAGTCATTTTTAACAGTAGATTGTATTTGCTGACGAATAATTTGTCGCCAGTTCATTTTAGGTTCAGTAAGTTCTTTTACCATACGAGCAATTTCACCAGGGACATTGCCAGCACCTGCAGATTGAGAAGATGAAATCATTGCTTCTTTGATCTCATCTTTAATCTTAGCTATTTCTTCTTTAGAATACTTTGGACGTTTACTTTTTCCATTCTTGGAGTCAGAAGCATCACTAGAACTTTCTTCACCGTCTTCACCGTCCCAGTCAAGATGTTCGTCAAGTAGTTCGCCCAATTGTTTAACAGCCTCTTCGCCTTGTTTTTTGGCTTGTTCAAACAGATCATCGTACACTTCTTCTGAAGTCCATTTGTCATATTTGAAATCCTGATAGCAGTCAACAATTTTGGGTTTCTCACCAATGCGGTCTCGCACTAGCAAATTATTAACAATATAGTCTGCGGCAATGTTATGGAGAATTGGAATACGATCTTCTCGACGGGTAAGATGATCAAACACACAATGCAAGATTTCGTGTGCAATAACAAACTCAATTTCTTTGTTTGACATTGCATGGAAAAATTGAGTATTGAAATACAAATTGCGCCCATCTACAGCCGCAGTAGGCAACCAATCGTCAGCAGCTTGTATACGCAACCGTGTTGCCATGTTACCAAAAAACGGATGCCGAAGCAGTAATCCAACACGAGCAGTAATAATGCGATCAATTACTTCTACACGCATTGATTCCAATTGATCTTCAGTAACATCTGGATTTGGTTGCCAGTGTTTTTTACCAGCTACGCTGTGAATTAGATTGTGCATTTGGTATTCCTTTTCTCAGTGCCTATAGTATATAATAACATATTTACAGTATTTGTCAACTATAAAAAGAAAGAGTGGGCTAATTAGCCCACTCTTAATGGCTCACTTGTCTGTTGAAGCGGCTTTGATATACTTATGATAACGTTCGTGGAACTCATCAAAGCATTCTACTTCGTCTGGATCAATTGGAAGGCTGTATTGGGTAAGGGCAACTTTAATACCCATTACTACCAGCTCAGTTTCAAAATTGTCCATTGCAAAACGCAAGAAGTTATTAACTTTGGAGTCAAACTTCTTGTCGCCTTTGTCACACGCTTCTTTCAGTTCGTAGCAGAGCGAAACAGTCAAGGAATACATGGCACTGATTTCTTTAGTTTTTAGCTCTCTTACCTTGCCCTCTAGAATATCTGTCGGGTTAGGCATGTTAGCGGCTACTTTACGGTGAGCCATAAACTTGACAGCAAGACCTTCACCTACTGATCCGCTAACCAAATCAGTAGTAGTAGTGTCGTCAAGTTCATCTTCTAATAGCTCGCTTACAAACGACCAAGAACGAGGCGTTGCAAACGAACGACTAGGAGATTTAGGATCAAAGTCGTAGAGGTCTTGTTTTGCAAATTGCAAGTAGCCTACTACGTCTTTATGTTGTTTGTTATCTACAGCCCACTGGAACCAGTCATCAAATGAAACTGTAAGTTCAATATGGACAAAACGATTAGCAAGTGGAGCAGGCATCCGGTATGTAACACCTTTGTCTGCTTCTCGGTTACCAGCAGCAACAATCCTTACGTTTTTAGGAAGTTTATATTGTCCTACGCGGCGATTTAGGATTAGTTGATATGCCGCCGCCTGTACAGCAGGAGCCGCAGAGTTCATTTCGTCAAGGAAAAGAACAATTGTATCATACTTTGATGCAAGTTCTTCATCGGGCAATTCCATTGGAGGAGCCCAAACCATTTTACCTAAAACCGAGTCAAAATATGGAATACCTTTAATATCGGTAGGTTCCCAAAGACTTAAACGAATGTCAATGAGTAATGAGTTTGTAAAACTTTCAGTAATTTGTTTTACAATATCTGATTTGCCAATGCCGGGAGGACCCCAAAGAAAAATTGGACGATTTTTCTGCATTGCATGTTTAATGCTAGTTTTAGCTTTGTTAGGAGTAACAGTCCGGGTTGCATCTGTGATAGCCATTTTGTATTCCTTCAGTAGTGTTCAGTGCCATATAGTTTTTTCTAACTATGTATATAGTATAGCATCACTAGAACACATGTCAAGAAGTTTTTTGTTCTTTTTCGGATCTTTTCATAGCTTTTATGAGTCCATATTTACGTATGTCTCCCGAAAAAAGAGTAAGCTCGACTGCTTTTCGTTCATTTGTTACTACAACACTTTTTTGGAACAAGTAATATGGACAGTCAATAAATTGATCTAGGAATATTATAACTTGTGCAGTTAAGGGCATATCTTTTGGAAACGGTATGTCGTATGTAGCAAGTCCAATATTGCTTATGAGTTCGTAACCTTGCTCAGTAAGGCGTAGTCCACCTTTGTTCTTATCTCTAGTGTTCTTCCACCATAATGGCAGGTACTGTTTAACTGTAGCATCGTCTACAGATTTTCCAAATTCCTTCAGAAATATTTTTGTATAGGTTTCTTTCCAGTTCATTCTTCATCAACACTATCAGTAAAACAATCAGAGTGTTGGGGTATCATTTCTCCACTATTTAATTTATAAACAGAAAAATCTTCAGACTTAAACATTTCATTTAGCTTTTTTGCTAGATTAAATGCATGTCCGGGATTAGAAAAACTAACCTTTTTATATTTTGGTCCAGGATAGTTCGTAAGAGAATTTAAACTTTTTAAATTGAACGGTTTGCCTTGATAAAACACCGCCCAAATAGCATCCGCCTCTAAAACTTGCTCAGTCTTATAGGTTTTGTTATTAGTGTATTCAAGTATTACTTTGGGCTTAGGCCGACTCATATGCGTATTTCCTTGGTTATATACGCATATATTTATCTCTATTTAAGCTATCTGTATATATATATTATTTCCAACCAGATCCGGCGTCCATATTAATTTGAATTAAACTGTCGTCGCTATCTTTACTGTTAGCAACAAGTTTTTCTAGATCGCCGTGTAATCGGCTCATTACAATGCCCAAAGTAAACGCAAGATTTTTGCATTGATCTATAGGCATACGTAGTTCTTTTGCCTTACTAGCTTCAGCACTTTTTACTTGCTGTAAAAATTGTTGTATTGGGATTGTGTTTAACGGTTCAATGGTTGGCACGACTTAACTCCTGTCTCATTTCTAACTCTGTTTTAAACGGTCCACGATTTTCGTAACGTTCAATAGTAATTAGTTTTGGACAAAAACTTTTAACCCAACCTTTTTCAAATCGAATTATATAATACCCTGCACAATACAAACTCTTAGATTTGTCAGATTTAGTAAACAATGGAAGTCTTCTTTTAAGATCATACATTGTATTAAATGGCTGTACACTAGATGGATATCCATGTACACTTAGATCTAGCGATTTATCGCTAACTTTAATAGGTTCATCACCCCATACAATAAAGCCAAACTTCTTTTTTAACTGTCGCTTACTATCAAAGAAACATGTTTCAATTGGACTAGAGAACATATACCTTTCATCGTTCCATGAAAGTGTTCCTATTCGCTCGTTGTTTTCTTCAACAATCCAAAATTTATCTTTTAATACTGGTTTTACTTTTACAGTCATTGTGGATACCTCGCAGAAAGTGGTTCGGAGTAAAGAGCAGCATTATCTGCAATTCGCTGCATATCCCATTTAGCACAAAATTTCATAAGACGTAGACCAACTTGTGTCACTTCTTTAGGTTTTACATCTTGAATAGTTTGGGTAATCATTTCTTTTATATCAGCAGGTTGTGCCGTTAAATCACATAGTGTTACATTTCTATTATAATCATCTAGTACACGATGTTCTGTACCATTATGGTCAGTCCACCGTTGTAACATAAGATTGTTCCAGTTGTAACCTTTAGTATTCTTGTCAGCAAATGCTTCTTGTAAGCCAACTTTATTTTTAGTACCTTTAATTCGAACACCCGGATAAGCAGAGAAAACATTATCACTAGTGTCACCCCGCATACACTTTTCAAATAACAACCATTGAGGATCGGGCGCTGTCTTAACTTCTTTAGTTTTCTTATCTACAACGGGTTTTCCCTTGTCATCAAAGTAACCTTCGTGCGTAATTGTAACGTTTTGTATACCATTGTACTGTCGTACATTAGGTGCAATAAGTTGTGCAAAGTCACCATCTGTTGAAATAATAACATGATCGTCGTTTGGATGATTTTGAATCCAACCTGCAATTAAGTCATCTGCTTCTAGTTGCGGATGACGAATAATAGTACAGTTAGTCTTGGTATCAATAAATTCTTTAAACTCGTCAAAGATTTCCCAAAACACTTTGTCTTCTTCTGCTTCTCGTGGACTTAGTGCATCACGAGCATCTTGCCTATTGCGTTTGTAAGGCTCGTAGTAGTCCTTGCGCCAGCTACGACCTTCTAAGCAAAAAACAACATGATCTGCATTAAAGTCTTGCCAAGCTTTTTTAATACTGTTAAGTGTGATGTGTAACGCCATACCTACTTTTGTGTCGATATCGCCACGTACTACGTGACGAGCCCTAAAAAAGGTATTTGCTGTATCAACTAAAACGTATGTAGTCATTAAAAAGCCTCTTTAAATCCATCATTGTTAATAGCATTATAGTATATTTCTGCACCCTTGTCAAGAGTTGTTTTGATGGTCTGAACATACTCATATTGGTGATAATAATCAATTATAACTTTGTTAAGCTTACGAACGACTTGAAAGGCCATTGTGTCTTTCTCGTCGTTTTGTAAAACCATATTTTTAGCTTGCTTTTTCATGAAACTGAGCTTTTACCCTTACTAATTGGAACCACATTGATATATCCTGCTCCTCTAGAAGTATCCAGTCCTTCATCTTGAAGCATATTGTACACAATGTCTCGAAACCAACGATCAACAATTTCCTCATCAAGATCTCCTTCTTCGCCATATCCTGCTCTCCTTAATTCCAATATAAAAGGATCATTCCAGTCTAGTTCAAAGAATCCGTTTCTAACGTTATCTTGATTAACTTTAACATCCAACACAGCTACCCAAGGTTCACCCCTTTTAGTTGCGTATGCTTTTGGATCTTTCTTTTTAAGAAGTTCCATTTCTGCTTGTTCAATACGTTTACGTTCAGTTTCTGCAGATTCACGTTCTTCTGCAAGACGTTGTTCTTCTGCTTCGATGCCTGTTATACGTTTTAGCCAATTTTTCATTGATATCTCCTTACACGTTCAACTAAATCCTCGTCTGGTTGAACGGTTTCTTGTTTAGGTACCCCAGGCGTTTCCAAAGATGTCGACATGTAGGCGGGGCGTATATCTCCATCCTCGCTCCATTGCGAGGTTTGCAACCCGCTTGGTGTTTTCGTGGTAGAGTCCGTCTTTCCCACCAACCGGCATAACAAAGACCGTACACTCGATCCCAGCCGCTCTATACTCTGATACTGCTCTTCCAACCTCATCCACGTCCACATCATCACTAACCACAAACTTGAGATAAAGGTCGCTATTAGGAATATCGTAGTAAGACCGAACAATGCTAGGCTTAATAGCATCATTCCAAGACTCTCCCGAAACGGAAAGTTTCGGTGAACAGGAAAAGGTGAATCGTATAGCTCTCTGACTTTCGAGGTAATCTCGAAACTCTCCTTTGAGCTCTTGCGTAGAATTTGTCTCAAAAGTGACATTTTTTAAATCTCCCATGCGTGGATGTGTTAATAAATCTTTCCAGAATCTCTGCCATCCTAGCAAAGGTTCGCCACCAGTAATAACTAAATGGACGTCTTGTCCATTGTCCATTGTCCATTTGCCTTCTGGTGTTAGTGACAACAAATGGTCAATTACTTCTTCTACAGTTCTATCCATCATATATTTTTTAAACTCTGGATAGATACTTGCGTAAGTATCACAACCTGTACCAATAATAGGAAGGTCGTTAAATTTTTCAATAGTGTTTAGTTTACCGCTGTCAAGCAAATCTTTAACTTCTGCATTGTATTTGCCAGTTACAGTACCTCTAGGCAAACCAAAGTTCATACAACGGAAGTTACACCCAAAGGTACGTAGAAACACACTAGGTGCTCCTACAAACTTGCCTTCGCCTTGCACACTATAAAATGCTTCTGAATATCTTAACTTCATCGTGGTGCAAACTCCTGTTGTAATTTAATGTTGTCAAAGAACTCTTTCTTTGTACCTGGGTCATCCTTGAACGCACCTTTTAGTACTGTGGTCTGTGTAAGCGAACTATGCGCCATAATGCCGCGATTCTCACAACAACCATGTGTTGCTTGTACATATACACCTAAATGTTTTGCATTAGTTGCTAGTCGAATCTGCTTTGCAATTTCATTTGCAAGTTCTTCTTGCAGTGTACCGCGTCTAGCACACCATTGTGCAATACGTGTGTACTTAGATAGACCAATAAGTTTTTCTGCGGCAATAATACCAATGTATGCTACACCTGTAACAGGCTGGTGATGATGGGAACACATGCTCTTTAGTTCTGAACGAACTACTAGCATACCTTCATAACGTTCATCGCTGTCGTTTGGGAATGCTGTTGCACTAGGAATAGGATCATAACGTCCTGCCATAATCTCATTAAAGTACATTTTAGCAAGTCGTTTTGCAGTACCTTTAGAGTTTGGATCGTTATGGCGATCAATAACAAGTGCATCTAGCACATTTTCAAATGCTTCTGTTGCTTCTTTGATTAGTTCTTCTTTGTCGCCCTTTTGTAGGATTTTTGAAATATTGTCGCCAGCCCAATAACGAATGCCAGCTTCTTCTAGTTTACACCTAATTTGTAATGATTTGCTCATCAATGTTTTTCTCCGATGTTAAGGCAGTGGATTGCCATGTTTAATGGTACAATGTTTCTTTATAGTTACATTGTACCATATATTTAGGTTTTTGTCAAGTATTATTTGCTAATTTTATTTTTCAAATAAGATAGCAACACACCGTATGCTGGTAGGAACACTACCAATCCTACGACCATCTTGGTAATGGTCTGGTTAAACGCAACGTCAGCTACCCAAGGTTGCGGATAGAATGCTGTGTAGAAAAATGCATAAGTGTCAATAAAGTTTGCCGCAATGGTTGAAATTGCTGGTGCTGCCCACCATGCTTCTGTAAATCTGTCACGAATGTGCTGGAATACATAAACATCAAGCATTGTGCCTACGCCGTATGCTACACCACTTGCTGCACCAATACGTAGTGCCTTTTCCATTGGAGCACCACCGCCCCATACAACCAAAATACTTGCAACGATTGCAGGAATTACTGCTAACGCAACTACACGTCTGCCGGCTTCCTTTCCTAGCAAGCGAACAGTTAAGTCAGTAGCAACGACTACAAGAGGAAAAGTAAAAGCTGCTGCCGCTAGTGGAAACTCCCCAAAGAATGGTAAGTTAGCACCTGGAAACAGATTAAACTTAAATTGTACTAGATAATTGCTAATAGCAATAACTAGCGTATGTAGTATAACAAGATTGCGAATAAGCGTCTTGTCAACTCCCGATAAAATATTAGACATTTGTTATTTCCTTTCTATAATTTCCCTTCTCGGGTATTACGTGTCTAACGCCACCTCGCGGATCTTCCATATCTCCTTGTCTGCGAGGAATTAAGTGTACATGGGCATACATGACAGTTTGTCCTGCTGCCTCACCTACATTCTGACCGATATTGAACGCATCACAATAACCACGTTCAACCCAGTCATAGCCCCACTTGTAAGCAGCTTCCCAGCATTTTACCATGTGTTGCCAATCTTCAACCTTTGGTACAAAAAGAACATGTCCTTCTGTAACAGGAAATCCGTCTTTGTAGACGGTAAAATCCTTAGTGTCTATTAAAACATCCGTCCACGGTATATCTTTAAATTCCATCATTGCCCAACCACTTCCCAAGGATACACTAGCCAAACATCTTCTTCTGCTTTGTTTACTTCGTGTGCATGATACCGAACACCTTCAAACGAACTAGATAGATTTTCTGTTAGTACGGCAAAACGAACATTTTCTCTCCATACACTAGCCCAGCCATGTTCTTCTTTAGGTAAACAACTGCTTTGCCAATCTTCTTTGATCCAATTAAATGTTGCACCTGTGTCGTTGATATCATCCACAATAAGAATATTTTTACGTTTGTTATTATCCCAACGGCATTTGTATGTGGCTTGTTCCTCTAGAGGAACATAACCAAACGCATCTTCTGCCATCCAACAATTGCTTTCGCAATCACCTTCTTTGTCATCACGCAAACTAACCTTTAGTGCTTCACCTCTAACACCTAGCATATTACAAAGGATAGTAGCGGGAACATTTCCGCCTTTGGTAATACCTACAATATAGTCAGGACGCCAGTTGTCAGCATACATTTGTAGAGCAATGTTTACGCACATCTTTTCTACATCTTGCCAACTATAATGATGTTTCTTAATCATTTCATCATCTCCAGTGTAGCAATTTTAGCAATCTTTTCACCAAAGTCGTCATCTTTAGTAATGATATAGGTTTGTGTGTTACTGCGATCCTTTTGACGATCGTAACTGCGAAACTCTACAACACGCCCGCCTACAGCACTAAACACACGGAAGTTTAGAATAGGTTCAGCATCGCATACCTGTGCCTCTACATCACGACTGGCGACCAGTACCTCGCGAGTAGACTTGACATTGTCCCAATCCTCACGAACCCACTTAATTACTAATTTCTTAAACCAATTCATGCTGACTCCTTAATCAAATCAAATGTTTTATACTTTTCTAGCTGAAGCCTATACTCGTCTGCTAGTTGCTTTAGTTTAGGATACTTTGCTTCCATATCCACGTCACGTCTTAATAATAACAGAACATCACGTATTTCGTCAAGTTCTGCCATTACATCTCTGCCATTTACTAATAACGGCGTATTAATTTTGGTTACGCTAGAACTAATGTCAACAGCACTAATACCATTAGAACCACTAGCAAACACGTAATTACTATTAACTACACTACCTACTGTTAAACCTGGTCCTGGTGCAGGCGTTGGTGTTGCAGCACCAAAGCCACTACCACCATAAACGTTAGTGTTCGAGCTCATATTTCTCTCTCAAATACTGTTCGTTCTGTACCCACTCGCCGTTGCGAATGAATCCCCACTCTCTAGTCTTAGGTCCAGGTATAAAGAGTGTCCAAGTGTCCACACCAGGCTCAAGCTCAATGCGGTGAAGACTGCTAGGACTACAGAATCTAAAGTGTCCAGGCTTTCTCCAAAACTTACCACTAGGAGTATGCTCCCAATAACCACCACGAAGAATAAGAGTAAAATAAGGCCAAGGGTGATCATGTAAATCATCTAAGTCTCCTTTGTGGAAGTTGTGTAAGAACACATTGAATGGAAACCATGTACGGTCTTTTAAAAAAAGATAATAGCGAGTTAGGTATGGTTCGTTAAATTCACGGTCCATAATAACTCGCTTTCTATCAACTCGTTCTAGAAAGTTTAAAAATTTAGAACGGAATGTCGTCATCTAGTTCTCCTGATTTCTTTTTACCGTTGTAATCTTGCTCAACCATTTTATAAATGGTTTTAAATGTTTCGTATGCTTTTTCTAAACCCGGATACTCTTTACACATTTTTTCTAACTGAGTTATATCAGGCATAGTATTCTCAAACACTTTTTTCTCTAAGTTTTTATAAAAATTATCTAAATTAATAGTGTCGTTTCCTATGCTAATAGTATAGGAAGAATTGTCAAGTGTTATTGATGAAATACCACTGCTATCAACCCAATCGGTGTTATAGGTTGTTACTCCGTTAATGCCGTCACTGATAACAAAGGTACTGTCGTTCGTGCCAGTATACATTGTTTGAGCAGCATTAACTTCTCCGCTCAAATCTATCACAATATCATCGCCACTTAAACTGCTTACGATTATTGTATCTTCATCCTTTTTTGATTGTGTCATACAATGCAGTTCCATTAAAAAATTCTTTGTTTAATTTAATACGCTGTTTTTCCAACGATACTATAAAATCATCATAGTTATTCATATACTCGGTAATTTGCGCCATTAACTCGTTACGGTATTGCCTATAGCTAGAAAAGTCTTCAGTCCACTTACCAGGGTATTTAAATTCTGGCAGCGCCATCTCACCGTAGCTTAGACGATCTGGAACCATCGGAATAGCATCTACTAGTACGCCTTCGTACCAACTAATGCCAAGTGTTTCTTGCAGGTTGGCACTAAACACTAACTTAGCTTCTCCTAGCAAATTGTGATATTCGTTTTTAGAGAGTGTGCGCTCTTGACAAATAACAAACTCATATTGTGGCATATGTTCTGCTAAATCACGAAAAATATCAACTTGCTTTTCTGGAGCAATACGATGTGGGAAAAGTATAAGATTACGCTTCTCCATACCTTTGTAGCTATCTAAGCTGTTCTTTAGATATTCCATAGGCCATCCTACTTGCTTAATACGAGGGTCGTTGCCTGTTATAGCGTCAGTCACGTCATCCTCGATCCAAGGATTATCGAGTTCAAATAATGTTCTTACAAACATTTCAATATGAAACTCGCTGGCAAAAAAGTTATGATCATATGTGTAGAACATGCTTTTTTCAGCATGTCTTACCCAAGGTTTATCGCCAATTAACCTCCCCAAGAAATCATGAGGATCATAACTGCCAGCATGCCAAAGACCACCGATTCTAATGTCCACACCCAGGAGCTCAGCCATGTAACGAAGCTGAATAACAGTTGGGTTCCACGCATCCGTATATAGGAAATAATCTCCATTTTTTATTGCGCCTTTACAAAACATTTCACCAATCTGTTCGAGCTGTTTGCTCTTATACACATTGGTGCCACCGAAATTGAGAAACGCCCCAGGCGTTGTAGCCTGAGGTGTTTCGCCTCCACTGATAACAATGACCTCAGTATTCGTAGCATGACGCAGTTGTTTGGGTAGATAATCCTTCCACTGTTTAGTGTAACGTGTATCTACTGCTTCAATGTCTACGATATAAATTGTCATCGTGTTACGTTCCTTTTATTAACAAAAGGTCTTGGTTTAAATCCACCTCGACGTTTAGCACGTATGTAATTACGATACTTCTCATAAGACTGCCAATTAGCGTCCTCTTTATTATAAAGAGCCTTTTCGTCGAATACCTTTCCTTCAAAGCGGCAATAATCGCGATATTCATCTAGATCATCAAACACTTTGCTGATTACTGGATTGGAGATAGACATTTTTGTTTTCTTCCTTTAGATATGTTTAGGATAAAAAATTGAACAGCCATTTTCATTATCTTCAGCTACGCTGATCTCTACAAAGCGGCTGGGATACTTTGTAGAAATTTCTTTATACAAGTCGTCTGCGATCATTTCGCATGACTTGTGATTTAAATTGAGCACTTGACCGTTAGTCGAACCCTGCTCAGAATATAGTCTTTCCATCCATCGTTTGAACTGGATGAACTCGATGTCTCTATCATTGTGGAACACTTCGATGCGCACTCGGAAATGGAAAATATGACGATGAGGAACACTAAGGAAGCTTACGTCATCCCAATCTCCTGTTGCTAGTTTAGGGTCTTTGTCAGCACCTGGATACATGTGTACACCTTCTTTAGTAAAGGTGACCCAAATACTACGTTGTGCATTTTCTAGTTTGTCCATAATTTTATCTTCTTTCATTCTACGTAATATGTAATCGTGGTAGCTTTCGCGCATTGTTTACAGTATACTTTCATTTAAGTATTTTGTCAAGGCCGTACTTTGACCAATCTGTAAATTTTTCATCATCCATTAGATTGTGAAGCCTATGACACCAAACACCTGGGTTGGTTGCATTGAAGTCCTTGTCATCTAGTTTAATCATGGTGTTATAATTATACTGTTTGATGTAAGGAAGTGGAATACGAATCTGCGGAATAAAGTTATTCTGCTCAATTAGGACACTTTCAAGTAATGCTTCTGCATGACTATACGGTAAGTCCAAACTGCACAAGATACCTTTTTTAAGAAAGTACATGATCATGTCGTCCCAGCGGTCCCAATTTCCAGCGTCTTCTGGAAAGTTAACGCCTGGATGAAAACTGTGATTAGATCCAAAGAAAATATGTTGACACTTTTCGTTCTTATAATGCGCTTCAATTTCTTCTACAGGCTGTAGTCCAGTTACAAACAATGTTTGCTTGCCAAACGCAGGAGTATGTTCAATTTCTCTGCCTGTGAAGAAAATTACCTGTTCTGCTTCACCAGTTTCGTAATCTCGTTTCATTCTAGATCCAATTGTACAAGTTTAGAGTTTATCCTGTGTATTTCGTCTTTCAAATAAAGTTTCATAGTCTTCATTCTACGAACTTCATCTGAAACAGTAACATTATGATAGCGTACTTCTAGTTCGTTGTCAAGCTCTTTATGACGTCGTTCCAATTCTGCTAGGTGGGCACGAAGTTTATCTGCTTCGTTTTCATAGTTGCTCATCCTCAAGTTCCTCCAATTTTGTTTCATCAAAAGTGTCTTCGACTTCTTCTACAGTTTCTTCAACTTCAAAAAGAGAATCAAAGAACGTACTAGCATTTACAGTCTTTTTACCAACTGCACCTCTAGTACCAGGAATAGCCATGTAAAAACGACTATGTTCATCAACTAATTTTAATGCCTTGTCACGGTCATCTGTTGCAAATATTTCTTCCACAACGTCTCTAAAAAGAACCCTATCAAACCGTTCTTGTACAAGCATGTTAGGAATTCTTCCTGCGTCATACTGTCTATTTGCTTCTTGGACTGCATTTATGTGACTCCAAACGTTATGACCCATCTGAATAGCATATGAAAAACTATCCCACGATGTTTTACCTTCTTTACCAATCTTGTTTAAGTCTCCTGGTGCATATATGCATACATCTGAGACTTTTAGTTGCTCAGTAATTGGACTATCTTCAAAGTTTTTAAAGATGCCATCCTGTAATACTGCATCACGGAATAAGCGTTGATCTGTTGCATACTTCTTGTTGTCAACGCTTGGAACCATTCGATAGGTCCATTTGCCACGATCAGGTGTTTCATTTTGAATGTAGATCTGTCCATTAGCAGTTGCTAAGAACGGACTTGCACAGTCAAATGTAACCATAAAGTTTTCATTATGGTGTTTGCGAACAGCACGTTGAATGTCCGTAAGCAAACAAGCCCACTCTAGTTTACTTGTACCTAGGAAGTGCATACAGTCCTGTACACCTTTCTCTAACAAGCCGTCATAGCGCAGTGCAATGATACGCTTCAGCACCAAGTGAACGTCACACATGTTCTGTCCGCCCATTGCCCACCCGTTGAAGTGAACGCCTGGATACTGCTTTGGATCAGAATACTTTTTCATACGCTGATACCAATCTTCAGCGTCTGCGTGATTTTCACCCTGTAGAACGTTTAAGAACTTACAGTTGCCATTACGGTTGTTAATAAACCAATCGTTGTTGATGTAAGTACCTTGAACTGCTTCAGAGTAGGAAGTAATGCCAGTTGCTTTTTGTCCAGCAGGTGAACGAGCGACCCAGGCAGGAATATCAAGGATCATTCCATAGTCCATATAGGCATCCATCCACGCAAGAACTTGTTCACGTTTCTTTTGTGCCTTAGGACAGTTTGGATCTTTCCAGTCGCCTTCCCAAACGCCTTTGCCAATCTGGAAGCCGCCTGAGTCTCCTAAGATCCAACTTGTATTCCTGTTACGATTTCGTACCATGTCTTCTTTAGGACTGTGCTTATTAATATCAAGCTCTGCGTGTCCTGCAGAATATAAAGTCCAATGATAGTTGAAAAGCCCCTTACTTGGATCTAGGTAATTAAGACTCTCAACGTCATTAATAAAGTTTGAAGGAATACGGGCCGGGTCTACATAATTATCGAAACGTTGTTTACCTACATAAGTAGCATAGAAACCACTTAGTGCAGGTAAAAAGTGTGCGTAATCGTTTTGTGTAGATGTTAGGTCTTTATTCATTCAATTATTTGCTCTGTGCAGGTAGAATGTAATCGTACTTTGCCATACCTGAATCAACAGTAATCATCATAGCACCTTGATCAGAAATGCTCATTGTTGCATCACCGTCTAGTCCAAGAATAGCTTGAACTTGTGCAACAGGCCAACTCCATGAGTGCTTAAGAGAACCTGTAACTGCATTCTGGAACACAAACTTACCTGCGTGTGTGCTTGCATCTCCAAAGTAAAATACTAGATCATTAACACCCCCGGTGGTTTCTGTCTTAACAGTAAAGATAGTTTCTTCGCTGTGTGCAGTACTCATTAACCGCATACGCTGAATTGAAGCCATAGAAGGTTTAACCTGTACGTCCCATGAAGCACCTTTGAACTTAACAGTCTTGAGTTTTTCTTCAATGATTGCTTTATTCATAAAACGATAATCGTTTTCAAAGTCGCCCGCAGCGTTTTCAAAGTGGATATGCGTTGGGATTGTTTCACCATTTCTTTCTGCTTCAACTACTTCAATTTTTGCATTATCTTTGTATTCTGGGTTTTTCAAATGAAGCGCGAGCTTATCTAGATTTGGCATACCAAATGTACCACTAGCAATATTGTAGTTACTAGTTGCGTTCATAATTACTGATCGATCCTCTGCCATCGAATCAATAGTTGTACCGTTATCTCCGGTAATTTTAACTAGTGATAGAAATCCTAGTGAATGGGTATGTGCAACAATGTCCTGTAGAATGTCTTTCATTTAATATCTCCTATGTTATATTCTATTGTATTGTCAATGCCTTGATTTGTCAAGAATTTTTGTACAGTGTATTTAGGTTTAAAGTCTAAATCTTTTAAAAAACTTATGTCTGCCTGTGTTACCTTTCTTTCGTGAGGTGTGTGTTCTTTTATACGTAAACCTTTTGGAGCAATGCTAGGGATGTACACACTTGTACCTGTTCCAACATCAACTACTCCGGTTTTATGTGTGTTAAATGAAAGTAATTGAATAGCATCACATACATCTTCTAAATGTATAAAATCCCTATAGTGAGGTGTTACATATTCTAACGTATTGTTTAATAATTTGTCAAAAAACATTCCACTACGAGGAACATCGCTGTATGTAGTATGGATTCTTAAACCTAGTGAATTTGTATGCGTTAATGCTAATTGCTCTAATAAAAACTTTGATGCAGCATACGGATTTAAATATGGTTCGTATGCGCTACTAGAACTTGCATATATAATTCTAATGTCTTTGAAATGCGTAAATAGTCGCTTACTAGCCTCAACGTTATTAAACCAGTAGCTACTTAAATTTCTAAAACTTTCTCGTACACCACTTTTTCCGGCAAGATGAATAACGAGGTCAACTTCATAATCTAAATTACAAGAATTTAAATCTTGATTTTCTTGAATATCAATACCGTAAACTGTATGCTTTTTTTCTTTGAGAATAGAACACAGCCTACTTCCGATAAATCCTCGATGACCTGTTAGTAGTATACGCATTATTTTGCTATACCTTTTTCTTGATATAATTGTAAGTATTCCATAGTTTTCATCCAACTCGATACTTGTGTTGGGTAGTCTACTACTTGCGCTAACGGATAATCATTACCGTCACTGTCCATACGATCCCCAAAGAAATACAAAACATCATTAGGTCCAAAATCATTAATAATTTGTCCTTTATCTCTACCTAGAGGAAAAATGTCAATACCAGTCTCGCCACCTACTTTAGCACATAGATCTGGAAACATTTCGTTAAACTCTTTAGCAATGTGTTCGCGTTCAAAAATACGAGTGTCCCACTTGACATATTCGGCTCGTTGTACTTTAGTAGCACCTCTACCAACAATACTAAAATTAACTAAGCCAGGCCGTTTTTCAATGTGTTGACCTGTTCTCAATTTAAAATTACTATCTTCTAATTTGTTTAGTAACCAATGTTCTGCATTATTAGGAATTTCCCAATCGAGTGTATAAACATTTACACCTTTTTCCCAAACATCGTTTCCGGAACAGTTATAAATTTTAGAAACCGCAAGGCATATGTCAGATCCAACCTGTTCTAAAGTTTTTGGATAATCAGAACCAGTTATTAAATAAACGTCGTTTCCGTAGCAAAAGTCTAAAAAGTAATCTTTAAACTCGTAGTCGATACTAGCTCTGCTAGGGGTAAGCGTTCCGTCTACATCAAAAATAAATTTATTCATTTGTAGAAATCATAGCCTTGTGTTGTGCTTTATATTTTTCTGTTTCAACAGTTTTTACAAGTTCTGAAAAACGATCCGCCACTTCACGATAAAATGTGTTACCAGTTTCACGACCTTTATCATGTAACCAAATTATCATTTCACGGTCTGTTGTTGGAATATTGCTATTCATTTTCTTTCTCCGCTACTCGTTTCCTTAGATCGCTTGAACTAAAGCGATGGTCTCTCTTGTTAAAGTATAAATCTATATCACGTTTACGACAAATGTCTTTGCCTGTAAAGTCTTTGTCTCTATACTCTTCTCCTAGTATTCTAACATCAATATGATACATTGTCAAGATATCTTCTAGATCTCGTTCAGTACCATATGGAATTATTTCATCTACATAACTAACTGCTTTGAGTTGTGTGTATCTCTCTACAATAGTTTGAATTGGTGGATTTTTGCTAGGACGATCTACACTAGGGTCAACTTGTAGTCCGCATATCAAATAGTCGCATTGTTCTTTTGCTTCACGCAACATCTGTACATGTCCGGCATGCAAGAGATCGAACGTAGAGCAAGTGAAACCTACTTTCAATGATTTCTCCTTCCATCAAATACACAAATAAAATAACAACCATCTTTCCCTGAATGTACACGATGGAATACACCGTCTTTAATTAGTACAGTACTGCCTTCTCTAAATGAGATGATATCACCATCTAGTTCTATGTTGCCGCTACCACGAACAAAGATATAAACTTCTTCTTGTCCTTCGTGTTTATGGCCTGTTGTACTTTTAAAAGGGCGAAGCTCTGTTGAACTTAGGACGAGATTTGTTAAAACCGTATTGTCTTTAACAGTGTAACGATCGTCTTGCTTAACAACCTCTCCACCAATATCCCATCCGTAATTCATCATCTCTGTTCTCTCTTTCTTTTTTGTACATTGTTATTTAGGTTATGATCGAGTTTGTGTAATATTTCTCTAACTTGTTCTAGATTGTAAAGTGTTTCTTCAATCTTTTTCATGTCTTCGGAATTATCAGTATCAAACTCTATTTCTATTTTTACTTTCATTTTAGTCTCCAAAGTCAAACAAACTTGAAAATGTGTTGTGTTGTTTTGTATCACCTAGGTCATACTCTAGCACACCAATCAAGTTGTCTAACTTATTATCAATAATTGTTTCTTCCATTGCTGCATCATCAAATGGAAGTTCTTTAAACCACTCTGGTAAACGGAGTTCATCTGTTGGATAAGCAACACTTGTATACCCTATCGGGTTTTGTTTAAGTTTGCAAACAATAACTTTCATACCGTCTACAATCTCTTGCGAATACTTGTCACCGTTCATGCGTTTTAGAGTATTCCAATTGATAGCAGCTCTTACGTGCCCGGGCATGTTTGCTTTGCCTTGCTTTTGTTCTAGTCGTTGGTAATGACCAATCTTGTTAGCACGTTTGGGAGAGCCCTTTTCGTAGCCGGGCCGTTCTTTAAACTCTTGACGGAATTTAGTAATACGTTCAATTACTTCTTTTTCTTCCTTACCGGTTAGAACCATTAGCAGAACTTCTGACAAAAACTCCTGCATAAACACAGGTGTGTCCGAACGACGCAAGTCCAAACCCATAGCCTTTACTTTTCCTGGCTTACCGTCTGTATCGTTACGGAAACCTTCCGTATCATATACCAGCGCCGCATAACGCTTCTTGGTAATATACAACCCTGACTCTGCAACAATTTCACGTCCTGCTGCAATTACTTCTGCACGAGTTTTTGGACAGTGAAATGCCTTTCCCATAAATTCTTGGAATGTGCTGTTTGCTTCTTCACAAACTTGATCATAAAGTGTGATAACATTTTCTTTAGTCCAAGGCAAACGTCCTGCGTCAATATCATCTTGTAGTGTAGTATATGCACTAAAATAAACTGAGTCAGTATCACCGTAGATAACTGCTTTACCTACGTGGTCATATGTGCCTGTAATAATTTCATTTACCTTAGCAGCCATGTGCTTGGCAATTTGTCTACCAGTAAGGGTAGTTGACTGTCCAATACGTTTATCAAAAAATCTGCAACCAGGGTTAAGAATAGCACCATACAAACTGTTAAGGTTAATTTTCTTAACCAACTGGCGTTTGTCCCAGAACGCAACCTCTGTAGCATTACCTGCCTCCTTGGCTTTCTTTAACATCTTTTGTAGATCTTTACGTTCAGCATACCAACGTTTTAGAATACCCGGAATAACGCCTTCAAATTCTGTTGTAAAGATTGTGCCGTTTGCACTAAGCATCCATGGCATGTGACTGTCAAAGATGAGTTTATTTATTTCTGCGCCGCTTAGGACGTCAGAGCGACCGTCTTCCCAGTCAATAGTTATAGCAACGTCTTTACGTTTATCTATAACAGCTTCGTATTCTTCAGAACCAAAACGTCCTTCCCATGAATTTGCAAAAGACATCTTTTTTAGTGTTGTGTCTTCGTAAATACGTGCGTCAGTTAACTCTTGACGCAGTTGACCTACAATAGTTTCGGGGGCCATGTTTAATGCGCGAATCACAGACGGATACAGTGAGTTCAAGTCCATTGAACCAATCCATTTATGAACACCTTTTTTAGGAAAAGCTACATATGCGCCAGCCGCTTGAGTATTTTCATCCTCATTTCGTTTAGGACGATTAGGAACTTGCAAACCTCGATAGTGTGCTTCGTTAATAATTGCTTGCTCTGTAACCGCAACAGCACCCATAGTCGTTTGTAGCAATACTGTGTTTGCGTGTGCAAGTTCGTTACTTAGATCAATAAAACGCAGTTTCTTATCTAGTTTATCTAGTAGTGCAACGTCTTGTCTGTTATATTCAATAAATGTCTCAAAGTCCTTGTTGTATAATTGATCAAGTGTACCTTCGTAAACAGTTTTACGTTCACCCACTTCTAGTTCACCAATAGCATCTAATCGGTATGTATGACGTTCTTCATAGGTGTACTTACGATATAATTCAAGACTGTCTAGATGAACACGCCCAACAAGGTCATATGTTTCACTTTGTTTGCCAAATTTTTCGTATTCTCGTTTTTTAGGCATTTGATCCCAAAGACAAAAACGTCTTGTGTCGTCATTGCTTAGTACACGTTTAACACGGTTAACAGTGTAAGGTATATCATAACCTTCGCTGTTCCAGCCACTAATAACATCAGCGTCTTCGATTAAATCAAGGAACGCTTGTAACATTTGACGTTCGCCGTTGCCATCTGAGTCGTTAGGGAATAGAATAACACTATCTCCCCACTTAGCTCGACATATTTCTTTTGCTTGATCAAAAGGTAAGCCTTTTGGTGGAACTGCGACTGTAATAAGAGCATCCATCCATTGTAAACATACTGTGATAGCAGTAATTGGCATAAAAGGATCTTCAACAGGAGCAAAACCTCGCTCAGGATCAAAGTCTGTTTCAATATCCCAGAATGCAATGTTTAGTTTTGGTGCATCTTGATTAAGATAGTTTTCGCTTAGACATTGAAAGATTGGATTAATATCGCTCTCAAATAACTGCTTATCTCTATTGATAGCTATTTCTTTTCGAAAGTCTTTTGTACTCTTAGTAACAATACGTGAGAGCGGATCACCATACACGCTCTTGTATTTTCCTTTAAGGTCTTTATAGTAAAAAGTGTATTTGACAGGGTATTCTGTAAAACGTCTTTTTCCGTCCTTACGTTCTACGACTCTAATAATGTCAGAGTCTCTATCAAAAATTGCATCTACGTAACTCATCTGTTCTCCTCGTTGTTAAAGGCCAACGCTTGCCTGCTACATGTCCGTAAAGTGGACGAGTCTATTGTGTTATTAAGCCTATAAAATATATAGCGTTCAAACCTAGATTTGACCATAGAAGTGACTTCTCTTTCCACAAGTATCCGACCAACATCCAAAGTGAATTGGCAATAATAAATGCGTAATGATGCCAATACCACTCTGGAACAAAACTTGCTAAAGATGCTGCTGATAGCAATGACACAGTAGCAAGCCAGGCCAGCCATTGATAGGGTTTTACAACCATTTCATAGCCCTATTTGTCGTAGCCAAGTGTGGCAATTAGTGTTTCAAGGTCTTCGTGATAATCAGCGTGTTTGTCCCAATCGCGATTCTTGGCAATCTTGATTGCTTTGTTAATTAGGGCTGGTTTAATATCGAGTTCTTCTGCTACTGCCTTTACTGTTTCTTTTAGGCCTTGTTGTAGATCTTCTACTTCCTGCATTACAGTTACGCCTTCTTTTACGAGTCGTTCTAGTTTTGCCTTTTCTTCTGCGCCATAGGTGCGGTCACTCATTGTTATTCTCCTGTGTGAGTTTAGTTTAGTTATTAGTATAAAGGATATTTAGAAAAAAGTCAAGTACTTTAAAACGATTTAAGTGTTTTTTCTGCAAAAGTCCATCCAAAGATTTCTTTTGCTTTCCAATCGTTTTGTTTGAATCCAGATAAATTGGACCACTCTGACTCTTTTGCTATAATGTGTTTACTTATATCTTCCCAGTCTAGGCTGAGGATTTTTTCTTGAACAGCATTTTTCATATTGACAATTTCGTCATAATCATAACTGTCCCATTCAATATGTATGACTTCCCAAATTTTCCCTTCAAAGTCAACATAGTCTAGAGCAAAGTCAAATCCCCATTTCTTTTTGGTACGTAATAGGAATTGAGCTGTTGGTGTTTCAACACTTGCTCTTTTCAACTGATCCTTTGCTTCGCCGTCAAAGTCACAACGGTGTAGTAACATTGCATGATCAATAATAAGGTTATGGTGATTTGATTTTAACCAAGTATCTTGCCAACATAGATGATATAGACACTCTGTTAACGGAAAGCCTGTTGCTTTGTACAGTTTCTTTTCTGCTGTACAAAGTTCAAATCCGTCTTTATCGTACCAAGAAAAATCCGCTGGTTCTAAAGCAGCGGATTTGGTACAAGTTATATTTTCTGTTAGATTCTCATTAACTAATTTAAACATCGTTCTTTTTTAAAGCTGCCCACAATTTATCTTTAATAGATTCGTATTCTTTTGACTTGTGTTTTTCGTAACCCTGTTTGGACAATTTCTTTTTGTCTTTATGAGAGCCTGCCGCTCCGCTTTTGCGTAGAGCTTCCATATCACGCCAATTTGGATCACGTTGCTTTACTGTGTTAGGCGCTTTAAACTTCATAACTTCTGCTTCGTCAACTGATTCAATAGTTGGATCAGCACGTTTCATTAGTGCAATGAATTCTTTTTTAAGTTCTCTTTCGCTAGTAAAGATCTTTTCTAATGCTGTTTTATACTGTTCTAGTTTTGAAACTAATCTAGGATGTAATGTGCTTGTTGCGGGCACTGATTTTGGCTTTTCCGTTGGCTTAGAACTTCCGCCCTTTCCGCTTATCCAGTTACCTATACCCTTTTGTAGTGCGTCAGGTGCTAAACCTCCTGACTTATAACTTTGCATACCGGCTCGTATACCGTCTAGAGGACCTTCTGACACTTTAACACCAGCTAGTGCTGCAAAGTCAGAAACACTATAATTTTTATCTAGTTTTAAAGAACCTTCAGGAACTTGAGCACTTTCGTTTAAGTAATCTTTAGTAGGTGGTACGTCTCTAGATACGCCACCATTAGCCATAGCAGTTAGCTTTTTAAGATCTTCTCTTGGATCACTTGGATCTAACGCAAATAGTTTTTGTTGAAGTGCGTGATAGTCCATTAGATTAGTCCTTCTTAACGTGCTCTGGTTTGCCTTTGTGTTTAGTAGAAGCATAGTCTTTAGCAGCCTTCTTGCTCATGCCTTTTGCTGCCTTAGCAACTTCTGGACTTGCTGCTGGTTCACCTTTTTGCGCAGCATGTACCATTCCCATAAAACGTTGTTGTGCTTTACTCTTTGCTTTCTCACTTAGTTTAGCATGAAGTTTTGATTTATAAACATCTTCCTTCATCTTCTTGTCTTTGTTAGCATGGATAGCTTTACGTTGTGCATCAGACTTGTACTTGCCTTCGCCTACTTGAATTTCCATTTCAGGACCAGCGCCGCCGCCGTCACCACCAAACTTCATTTCATAGTCTAAATTGTGATACACTGCACCAATATAATCAGCTGCTTTTGTAATCTTAGCCTGTACCCAACCTTCTAGTCCTTCTTCTTCTGAAACGTTTTTTAACATTTCATGTAGTTTAATAGCATACTTTGCAATTTTGTATAGGTCAGCACGAGCCATTTGTACTTCGTGATCGCGCTCTGCTGCACCAGCTAGATCTGCTAGACCTTCTTTAACAGCTTCTCTATTGCAATCACAGCCCTTGCAATTGGGCGAACATGTGCATTTGGCTGCTGTTGACTCGCAGCACTTACACATTTTTGTTTCTCTTAGTGTTGTTGTCATTATATACTCCGGAGCTCTTTATATAGTATTTATCGCTTAATAGGTTTGCCGCCCATTATATTATTACTTAAATCTAATGCGTTTTTAGCAGTACCATCTGCGTTCTTTCTTTGTGGTGCTTCTGGAGCACCGTATTTGCCACGCTTCTTAGGCTTTGAATGTGCAGCGGTAGGGTTAGCAACAGATGTTATGCTTCCTGAACTAGTTGCTCCTGCTGTTGCTGTTTCTTGTATAATATCTGATATTTTCATTTCTTCTTAGCCCTTCCTGCTTTCATATTAGCAAGCCAATGTGCCATACGCTGTTTTTCGCCTGTGCTATTTTTAGCAGTTTTACGCAGATCGCTAACACTTGCTTTTGTATTTACACCGCTACGTTTGGCTAGACCTTTGCGCCCAGGCTTTTTACCATCGGCAAAGTTTTCGTTTGTAGATGCTAGGTTATTATATTTTGTTAATAAATCGTTTATCTGCTTCTTTTTAGCATCAAATCTCTCAGGTTTTAAATGTTCTCTAAAATGAGCAATAGCATAGTTCATCATATCGTGAATATGTGTGAGTATTTTGTTTTTGTTTTTTTCTAATGCTTGCTTGTCTAAATTTTGTAAATTTTTATTGCTCTGAGCAAGTGTTCTTAATACTTCTTTTATTTTCTCTGCACTATCAGAAGATTTTGCATAATCAGATAGACCCATTTGACCAAACGAAGAAAACATTTGGTACTCTGCAATTAAATCCTGCATAGGAGACATTTGCGGCTGAAACGTTCTTGCTTCTTCAGTATTGTAGGTAGGATCGGCCTCAACACCTGGCACATCAGCAGCACCTGGATCTACATCTAATATTTCTAATCCTAGTTTCTGTAATAGTTTTATGTACTTGTGTTCTTCTTCTTCACTACCAAACGCAATTACTGCTTCTGGAGGTCCTTTACCAAAGTCGTTTTTATCTAGGTTAGGCAAGTCGCTAATATGTTGACCTAGTTTGTACCAGTCATATACGTCAGAAACTTTTACACGTATTGAACCCCTAGGCATTGTAGGTTTAGTTTCTGGACCTAGAGGACGATCGTTAGGATGCTGGTCTTCTTTCTTTTTTATGTCTTCAAATAGTTCACGTAGTCTCATTTTTTACGCCCCCTAAATTTATGCCCAGTCATATAAGGAAGGCTAAACCACAGCTCAAACCACTCTTTGTCACCTGGTTTGATATTATTATCTCGTTCTTTTTTCTTTAACTCACTAGCAGTTTGGCTCATGTTCT